GACCAATCTTTTCTACCAAGAGCATTACCCAATCCAAATAGTGCAGACTCTAAACCATATGAAGTATGACCAAATAAATCGATACTGTATTTACCCTTTTGACCTTCTTCTCCGTTTGCGTCAGGAGCTTTATTTGCGTCTATACCTTGACTTGCAATGTTGTACAATCTCGCCTGGTCTCCCATATCCATATCCGTCTCATGAGTTGTTTGCGTTAATTGTTTCATTTGGTCGGCTGACAAATTTGAGTTTACATTGTAATTAGGTAAATAATAAGTATTCCCATCAAATTGTGCAGTTTTTCCAAAAAGGTTAAATGACGGTTCGTTTATCGATTGAGAATTTCTATCAATCAAAGGATTATTGGTTACTGTTCCGTTATTAGTAACTGTATCCGAAGCAGTAACTTGATTGTTAGGTTGCGTCGCACCAATCGTCATTGGCGTAGTACCTAAAGACACATTGTTTCCGAAATTCAAAGGCTGAATCCCTGTGAAAGGAGCGTTAGTTAAAGGTGTGAAATTCATATTCGGTACAGAAATCTGTGTATTTGGTTGAATCTGTAACCCACCATTTTGAGTAATAGGTGCTCCAAGATTCGGATTCTGTACGAATGTATTTTTACTAACAGGTTCTGGTGTCTGTTTTTTGTTAAAAAAATTATAATTCATTATCTTTCAATGTATTGAACTTTCGCAGCCATTGTTTGAGCCACTAAAAAATCTCTTTCTTGTTGTTTTTCCAATAATGCTTGTCTTCGAGCCTCAGCTTCTTGAAGTTTAGCGTTTTCTTCTTGACGCTTCATAAGGTCTTGTTGTTGAGCATGAACTTGAGAGGACAAATCTCCTATAATACTATAAAGGTTATCTAACTGAGGCATTTGCCCGTTCATAAGATTTGTATCAGTTTCAGAAGAATTAGGTGTAAAATTACCACCCAAATTACCACTGTATACTTTACCTTTACCTGTGTAATAGTTTAAAGCCTCATCCAAATTTGTTCTTTTAAACCCTGTACCTCCAACACTTTCGTGTAATTCCATCTTACCCGTGTTAGGATTTTTTACAACTAAACCAACATGGTCTATCCCATGTTTTCTCCCCTTGTCAAACCCTCGAACACCTGTATCCATAAAAACTAAATCTCCCTCCTTCAAATGACCATAACTACCCTTTGTTACATTTTGAGCAGAATTGTTTTTTAAAGAACTTACATACAAACCTTCAGAAGTTTGATATGGTATTCCGAGAGAACATGTTACAAAGTTAGAACAGTCTATTCTTTTATTCTTACTATCATTTGCACCAAATCCGTATTTCCAACCTTCGAATTTACTTGTTACCCCGTAAAGATTAGAAAACTTAGGAGTAGACGATTGTGTGTTTTGATTAGAAGATTGAAGGTAATTACTAAAATCTGACCCTGTTACACTTTTCATAACCTTTGCAATTCCTGAAGCGTAACCTTTATTGTTACCTGCATAATAACCTGTTCCATCTGTTCTTTTAAATCCGTTTTTGAACAAATGAGAATTATCTGTCATATTAGCACCATACTTGTCTCTTAAAAGAACAGCTTGTGCAGTTAAGCCATCCCTCCATGTAGGAAACTCTTTGCTATTTCCAGCATCATCATTTCCAACATTTCCAACATTTCGTGTTCTTGCACCTCTCCCTGTCAAACCTAACTGACTCTCAGCAATACCCATCGACAATAACAGACCTGCATCTACACCAACAGTATTGGCAACAGTATAGTAATCTTGTGCAGTCAAGGGACTTTTACCCTTTCCCCACTTATCTATAACACCTTGTATTCGATTTATATCCCACTCGGTGTTTTTATATTGTTTATAAGTCAATGACATCTTATCAAAGTTTTGACAAAAATAGTAAATTTTAAAGGCTTTACAAAAACAATAAAACGCACCCTTATTAAAAGAGCACGTCTGATAAAAAATTATCTCTATAGGATAATAATTATTAAGGAATGTATAAATTTGTCGGATTATCTTTCTTCACTTCAAAGTTGAAAGTTTCCTGTTCACTAAAAGTTTTCAAATCAAATGAAGTAGTGATAAGATGCAAACCATTTTTTGAAGGTAGCAGCGCTATATCTTTCTTCCCTTCTGGTCGTAACCCATGTATAAAGGTACAAAACTGCTGTATTCTATCTTCAGATAATTTTTCGTCAATGTCTAAAATCCATCTTTTAGTACCTATTATTTTAGCACTACCACTTGCTTTTCCAAATATGTTCTTCAAACTTCTATAGTTTTCAGAGGATAAAGAAGAAGATAACTTCTCAAGTAACATGAAAGCTGTATTCTTATAACTCTTTTTGTTAAGATTAATTACAGCTCTTGCATTGAAAATCTCACAAAGTTTTACGATTTCTTCTTTCTTACGCTCTAAATAATCTACGGAAGAAATATAATATTCTTTAATGGTTTTTGAGTCACTTTCCATTTCAGGATTATCTTTCCTACGCTTCAAAATAAGTATAACATAATATTCATCTTCTTCCTGTTCAAACTCTAATAAAGGTTTTATGAGTTCGAAATTATCTATTACTTTTTTCATGTTGCAAATATAAAAATAATATTTTAAACTACCAAAAAATATTAAAATTATTTTTGTTTCTCTATTAAATTCCTGATAAAATCTAAGCCTTTCTGGTAAACAACAGTCTTCAAACCTATATGAGTCATCTCAGCCTTCCTATCGTACCACTGAGTTTCTATCTGTTTGAAATAGCCGTTATCGATATATTTCTGATAGGGTTGGTTATTATGCATCAGAACATTTTGTTCTCTCAGAAACTTAAACAAGTTGTTTCTTCCGTATCCTTTAATTGCCAAAACTTTTGCAACTTCTCCCACATCTATCGTATCTTCACTTTGAGTGACAGCATCATAAAAATCTGCTTTCGGCTGTAAAACTTTATTTTCAGCTATTAACTTTTTGTTCTCTCTAACTTGAATGAGTAAATGCTCTAATGCTTCTTCATAATTCTGAGGTAAAGAAATTACGTTTTGATTACTATTCAAGTTATTCTCCAACTCTTCCCATCTCAAAATTATTCTCGCCCTAATTTCATCATTCCACTTTGTAGCAACATAAAGAACTTCTCTCTTATCTAATTGATATTCAAGCCTTTTCTCTCCCTTTTTATCCACGTATTCAACCAACTCAAATTTGAGGGCGTTAACTTTTTCCCACGCAGGCTCCATGTTCCGAATGTCCCTCATTACATTATCGTGTCTTTTTCCTGTAATCTCTGCAATTTCTCGACTTGTCATTTTAAGGGAGTTACTATTATTCGCTCCTCCTAAATTTAAAATTTTTCCTTCCATCTTTTTATATAATTTTAAAAGTTTCTGTTTTCTTTAATTCTCCAACTCTTACTTTATTCACATGAGTGAACTTCACATTAGGGTCAGCTCCCTCGAATTGTTTTGCTTTCTTAATGCAATAGTCTATCTTATACCCAACAGATAAACAAACTTCATGATTGTTACCTTTCACAATACCCATCCCCATATAAATAAATTCACCTAATTTGAAATCCTTACTTTTAATGTAATCAATTTCTTTTTCAATTTTTGCGTTCATGATTATTTAATTTTAAGGTTTTTTACAAAATTACTAATTGTCTCAGACAACTCTTCTCGTGTCCCATTATTTTTAATTATTAAGTCAAACTCTTCATCTTTAAAACTGTCCATCTCTGTTTCAGAAACATCATCATCCCCCTCACAACCATCTCTCTCTATTTTTATAAGAAATGCTCCTTTTCCTTTAACATAATCTAACTCATTTCTAAAACGAACATCTGTTATAACACAGTTTTTAGTGTTGAAAGTAAATACTCGAGTATCCATTACTCGTATCCACACATCAGGTCCTAATGCAGACTTTAAAGATTGTCCAACTAATCGTAAATACTCTCGAGGGCTTCTTTCATCAGAACTTGACACAGGTTGCTCTTTCCAATATCGGTCTATAAAATGAACTTGGGCTGTCGAAGCTACGATACTTGCAATCTCTCTAACAGGGTCTGCAAATGCAACCTTGTGAAGTTTTAGACGATAATAATCATTAAAACAATACTCTAACATGTTCGCAACGGTGTCTTTACCCGAACCCTTTTTACCACTTAAAGCGATAACTACAGGGTAATCTAATTCTTTTTTACTCATAATTTAACATTTTTATTTTGCAAATATAAATAAAAAATCCATATAAACAAAAAAAAATCCCGCCTATTTTCATAGACGAGATTAAAAAATTAATTTTTATAATAATTATCTTGAGTGTTTACCCACTTAAGAATATACTTAAATCGAGTATCTTTATCCTGAGTCAACATAACCGTAAACCAATCTCCTCTCAATCTTTCTTTGAAAGGTCTTCGATAATCCAAAGCAGATTTGTTTATACTCTTCGTTATGGAATTTTTATCCCATAACCAAATAGGATTATTATTAAACTCATTTCTCACTTCGTTAAAGAAGTAATTGAAAGACCATCGTTTATCGTTTTCAGTAGTAAGTATCTGCATACTATCATCTCCCATTTTCGGATATGAACTTTGTTGGAAGAAATTATTCTTTTCAGCAACATTTAGTTCAAGCAATCCCGAGTTTTGAGAATGGTTATAAACATAGGCTTTATTAAAACCTTCATTACGCTTTTCAGCAAAGTCGTAATCGTTATGATACCTTCTACTATCTAGCCAATAACTTACAGCATTCAAAGTCTTATTCATCATGTTGTTTTTAAACGGCATTTCTACCGTCCATGGGAATTTCTCACCATAAAACACCTGATAAGATTTATTTGTAAGTAAGTGAGACCATAGTCCGAAACCTTTATCAACATTCACACCCGTTTGGAAATAATTCTGATGATTAATATAATAATCAGGTGTGAAGGAATAATAAGAAATCCAACTCTGTGTTAAGAAACTATAAGCCATTGTAAACGAAGCGTCTTCAAAGTAACGAGTATCTTGAAGAGAAACCTCTATTTCCGAATTATCTGTTTCCTTAACAAAGAAACTACGACTTTCCTTATCATATCTCACCAATTTCTCTTTTGCTAACTTAGTAGGAACATAATCCCTCTTAGTCATAAAGATACGCTTAAATCGGCTGTCGTAACCAAATATAATACCCAAACCTATGAAGTTATTATCACAATCCATGTGGGTCATACCTTTCACATGTTTGATTATCTTAAATGGTAAATGCTCTTTGAACCAATGTCTCTTACCTGTTGTTATCTGTTGTAGATTTCTTCCGTTAGAATCAACCATCAACACTTCACCACGCATCGCATCAGCCCAAACATGCCCGAACTCTGTAGAAACCATAGCTTTGTGTTGTGTACCACCGTATCCAATTTCAGAAGATTGGAAATTAATAGGTCGCCCTGCAAACAAACTACCTGTCCCTGTATATTCGGTATTAGCATTCATCGCGTCCTTGTATTGATTGATAGCATTATGAATTTCATAAGTGTTCTCAAATCTAACTAAAATCTGTTCAGACTCTATCCCTCTAATATCTACCAACTTACCATTAGCAGTAGGGAATTGATGTTTATCGTTCGGTCTATAAACTCGCCAAGGGTCAAATCTATCTACCTCCGAAGCATCTTGTTTAGAATACACTACAACATTATCCATATTGTAACTTCTATCCCAATAGTTTCTATCGTATTCAATAGACAACATTCTATTTAAACCATTGAGTTCAGTTCTCTTAGAATAAACATCATTGTAATAGAAAAATTCCCACGATTTGATAGATACATTCTTCTCTTGTGTCCACGACACATAGTCCGAAATGTTTGGATAAAAACGCTCTTCATCATTAACTCCTCCGTATCTATAATTACAGTTTACAGTACTTTCTACTAAGAAACTCGGTATTCCATAATAAAATAGATAAAACTTAGAAGGTGGTACAACATACATTTGGTCTAATCCATAAGGTGTGTCATACCTCGCAGCAAGGAAGAAGTTAGGATACTTCATACTATAATCATCACTATTAAAGGTAGATGTATCTGTATCTACATAAAATCTCGGATAACCTATGTTTCTATAACTTCTATAACCAAAAGGTATCAAGTCGGAGGTACCCATCGCATTTATATAGAAGATTGGGAATTTACGCTTAAATGAGAATCTTGAAATGTAAGTATCTCCACCAAACACAATATCGTAACTATTGTTTTGATTAAGCATTCCACAATAACCTGTATCCAACCATCTTACAGAATTTATCTGTCCATATTGAGAGAATAAGAAAGTTTTTAAAGTAACATATGGAGAACCAATATTACGAGTAAACTCTCTACTTCGCCCACCTGTTAAACGATTATCCCCTTCTACCTGACCTATTGTAAATCTACTACCTATATTCTTATCACTATTGTCCCAAGTTACATACTCAGGGTTATAGTTAAAGTAATAGTTTCCTAATGAGATGTAGTGTGTAAACTCTCGGTCAGTATTGTTAAACATGAAATCATTACCTTGATAATCTTTAACAAAGTGGTTACCTTGCTTCAAGTATTTAAACTGCTGTATACCTCTAAGTGAGTTAGAAGTTCCTTGTTTATCATGTTGTAAGAATATATCATAGTTACCAACAGAAGAATAATAATACGCAAAATTACGAGGGTCTCCTAAGTTTTTAAAACTCTCCAACCACTGCAAAGCATATCTATTTCTCTTAACTTGAGCACCGAAAGTATTGTAAGCAATCTTCATCGCCGCAGCTGCCGCAATTTGCCATACAGGTAAATCAAAACCATTCGTTAAACCAAAGGTTTGATACTGACGAGTACTTGCTGTAATATTAGCAAGTTCAATCAACTGTTCGAACAATATCTCCAACCTTGCCAAGTTTTCAGCTCTTCTAAATGCTCGCTCACCTAATATTACCCATTTAGGGTGACCCTCCACCTCTGCAAACATACCCTTAGAAGTACCTAATAAATAACCATCAAATTGCACTTCTTTTGGTAAAATGTTAGTATAATAAAAATGTGTATCAGGTGAATGGAATGTAAAGTTATTGTTTCGTACTCCTCCGTGTGGGTGTCTTATTGAAGTAAATCCTTCAGGAGTAGAAGAGTTCAAGAAATCAGAACCTAAATCATTATATGGATAATTTGCGTATAATGCTTTATTATCACCTTCATTGTATTTGTAAACATCAAACAACAGCCCTCGCATGATGATTGATTTATCCAATGTTCTATCCCCTCTAACAACCTCATAACTCACAATAGACTTTCTAAAAGATTCAGTTATTAAGTTATTCTTAACAGCTATGTCTAAGAAAGCATTTACTATTTCATTATCGATATGTACACCTAATACACTTATTGTTGATAGAGTATTACTTTTCTCACGAGAAACAAATGGCTCAACAGCATTAGACGGGAATTTAAAATGTCGTATAGGTTTACATCTTAAATCAGTAACTCCGTAGTTTTCACCATTAAGATTGACCTGTGGCTTTAATACATAGTTCTTACCTAACTTACCATCCGTATAGGTTTTTGCAAATCTTTGTTGATAAGTAGCAGGTATATCATCCGTGGTTATTTTTAAATCAGAAGAGTTATACAACTGTGCATTATCAGGATAAGTCTCTATCGATTCATAATAACCAAAGTAACCCTTTTTAGAAGGTATTACCCCACAAGAACTTATATCTTTCTGTAAGAACTTACATTTTCTTTCAAAAGAGGTATTCTTTCTAAATACCATCTTTTTAAAGACCACATTAACTTTTGAATATACAGTATTTCTAACTGTAACTTTAAAGTTGTTAAGTGTTCTGTTACTGTAAGTGATAAGAAATTGACGAGTTCTCTTATACTCACCAAACTTATCCTTAGGACCCCAAGACCCACTCTTATAAGCAAAACTATTAAATCTTAAAGAAGGTATCAACTGTGTATCAATGGCAACAAATACAGATTCATTTTCATAAAAATCAGGTTCTTCACTTGTTTCTTCATATAAAGAAGTGTCAACATTCCAAACATACTTTTTAGAATCTGATTTATCAATGTATATACACTGAGCCTTTCCTACTTTAGGGAATAAGGTTTTATTTTCAAAAGGAACAGCTTTCTTGAACATAAGAAAACCACCCTCATCTCTTTTCATAATAATCGACCTATACGCCTGTAAATCTTGACAACTTTTAAAAACACTAATTCTTATTTCATCAGCAGTTCTAAAATCTACATCAGAAGTTTCATCTTTACGGAAATCAAGAACAACAGGTTCCTCATTTTTATTCTGATTAATTTTCAACCATGTAGCGTTTGACATAATAGCGTGTCCATCCGCAATAGAGTAAGGCTCAATAACATCTACAACCTCTGTGAAAACAGATTTGGACAACTTATTTGTAAATGCAGAATTAAAATGAGTAGAATCTTTAAAAACAGACTTACTTGTTTCATACCAAACACTTGTAGGAAGACTCATTAAATAACTTAAAGCTCTCCCTTCATTAAGATTACATTTTTCGTTATAACTTTCAAGAATAGGACGAACAGGATTGTTTAAATAACTTTGGTCGTTCTCATCATGCACATATCGTTGGTCAGTTGTGTGAATAATACCTCCGTAAAACTTATTCCCATTATTTACCGTTATTTCGTTTGTAGTAGGTTTGACTTTACACAACCTTTTAATTTCAGTAGAAGTTGAATTGTCTGTCTTTCTCCTCTTTGGAATACAACCAAACGGATAACTAAGCAACCCTTTATCATCAGTAGTGTCTTTATCAAAGTGGGAAATAAAACTTTCAACAAATCCACGGTCATCCATAACTCGACCGTTGTTATCCCTCATAAATACACCGTCTGAAAAAGCATCCACTCCTACATAATCTTCATCATCTTTTTCTACATCTTGTATCAAACGATACTCGTCTAATGGAGCAGGTTGAGTAACTATTTCTTTCTCTTCATACTCATCAACCATCATCTTGGAACCTGTAACCGTGTAAGGTTTACAAGAAACACCTTCAAAATCAAGAAAAGATGGGTCACAATTAAAATCAGGAAACTTGTTAATCCATTTGTCATACAAGACAGGGTCATTCTCCTTCAATATTTCAGGATTACTTTCTATTTCCCTTGCCATATCTGTGAAATTCTGAGACGGTTTAAAACTCCAAGAAGTTTCTTCTTCGTTTCTATAAGTCTCTATAGAACAAACACTTTTCTGAGTATCTTCTATTTCTTCACAACCTGAAGGGTCGTCTACACAGCTTTTAAAGTTAGATGGAGCTTTACCTTCAACCGTTGCTGTATTCTCAAACTGCCAAAATTTCGTTCTCTTGTTTTCCTCACAGTTCCCGCCAAATCGATTTACAGATTCATAATTCAACCCTGAGTAATTAGCAACTGCCTCTTTTGTAGGAGGCGGAGGTACAAGTGGGAATACAGGAGTTATGTAACCATCATTTGTCTGAAATTTTAAACCAAACGGATAAACTTCATCTCTTAAATAAGATTGATAATTAGATACATTTGCACCATCCTTATACAAATCTTCTAATGCCAATGCAGATTTCCATTGTAAGAAACCACCCATAAGATTCACGACAGGTTGTAAGTTTACTTCTTCCTGTGTTTTAAGCCCCGCTTGGAACAGATAACCACCTGATGTAGACATTATGTCAGCAGTCTTATAAAGACTCCTTAAAGCCATAATTCTGTCCCTTGTAATAGGTATATCAGAAGCATCTTCTCTATCATGAAAAACTTTATCTGTTGAAACAGGATACACACCAACTGTTAAATAATTTTCAGTAAAATGAGCATCGTTTCTCCTAATCGTTACGATTTTATAATTCTTGAACGTAGTATCAAGATTTGTTATTTTTAAAGCAACCCCTTTACCTGAAGGAGCATTTCTATCCGATTCACTCATAGAATGTTTACCTTCATCGAACAAAGTGACAGGGTTTGTTAAAGAAAAGTAAGGAGACAATTCATTTCCTTCTGAATCAGAATAAGCAATCATATATTGATAAATACCCATATTCAAGTTCCCTCCTGATACAACAGACTCCACTGCAAGACAAGGTTTCGCAAAACCATGAAATACATTCAACTTCTCACAATCGACACAGACATCTTTAACATCATAATCCACACCACAAGAAGTTAAACCTGTCTTTGCGTAATAATTCTTTTCTTCATGTAAATAGCTATCAAAATATCTTGGAGGGTTTAACCCATCTGTCCAATACATCTTGATACCCACTTTTTCAGTTTTAATAACAATGTTACCCTCTTTAATAGGATATTTTAATGAAAAATTCAAACACGGTTTTTCCTGTTTAAAATTACCATTTTCATCTGTACAGTTGTCACCTATTAAAGTTTGATATTTACAAGTAGGGATAGTTAACTTAGCAATGTTGTCCTCCAACGATTGAAGAACAACAGATAAATCACACCCACAATAAGTTTCAGCTTCTTCAATCGATTGCATCTGAGGTGTCCCCTCAATGAAACCAATCTCCGAACGACCGTTCGCAGGATTTGTTAAAAAGAAATAAACCCTATTACTTGGTAAATGAGACTTAAATCCTACCACACGATAACCTTCTTTAAATTTAGAACACAATATATTGGAAGGTTCGTTTTGTAACATAGGTGTACCGTTTCCCACATATTCTTCGATTGCTGTGTTTAAAGCAAAAACATAACTTTCTTGCCCTAAACGGGAAGGGTGGGAATCGGTGTCCATACCTTTAGTAGGTATATTTATATTCTGTTCTGTTTTCATTTAACTACCATGTTTTTATATTTTCAATAGGTGTAGAATAAGCCTGTAAATCTCTCGTGTTCAACATTTTAAGTTTTCTGAAAGATTCAGGTGTCAAACAATCAAAGTTTACATCAGCTTTAGCAAGTGAATAACTCTCCTGCATATTTGCTTTAAGTAGACCCATAAGATTAACTAAATTAGTATCATCTTGGTTTAACACTATCTTCTCCACCACTTTGTATTTAATATAATCTTCTACATATTTTGCAACTGCTCCACGAGACGAGTCAGGGATTTCTATATCCCCTTCCTCAGTTTCTTCTAACCCGAAGTATTGCATATAAATGATACCTTCAGGATAATTAGTGAAAACTATATCATTTTTTATCATAATCTCCTTAGGATTTGTGTGAACATGTTTATTTCTACACTCCTCTGCTATAGCAGACTTATTTCTATATTTACCAAGAGACAACAATCCCATAGGTTTATAGTTAAACTGATATTCATCTGTTTCAAAATAAATCTTCTCCGTTATAACACGCTCTTCTTCACAAGAACAACATTCGTTACAAGTATCAAACCTCTTTATCTTTTCGTTTGTTTCTTTCCACTGCCTCACACCTTGTAAAGCTTTTGTAGTTTTAACTTTTGAATAGTTAATAGGTGTACACTCATATGCAGCATACAATGCGAAAAAGTTCAAAGGTAATTCACCTTGACCACAAGAAACATCCACAATCGCTTCATGTAAAGTCATCACACTCTTACCAAACATTCTCAAGGCTTGGATACCCCATCTCTCCATAGAAACTTCATCTAATAAACCTGTCGAATAGTAAGATTTAAAATCCACCTTTATCTCTGCTACAATTTCACTTAAAGTCATTATTAAAATTTTCCTATATATTTAGCTCTACGCTTTTTATTTTTACTCTTTGTACCCAACGCTTTTATTAAACTATAATACATTTTGTACTTTTTACCTGCTTTAAGATTAACTGCCAATTTCTTCTTAATTACTGTACTAAATGTATAATCCATACTCCAAGGTTGGAGTAATTCATTTCTTTTTAAAGCGTTTGTTAATAACAACGGAGTGTAAACATATCCTTGAGTTTGATGATTATATAAATATCTTAACTCATTTCCATTTACAAACCTTCTCGAAATTTCACCTTGTCTTTTAGGAATTGCCCATACGAAAAAATACCCAATACCATCTAACAACACCCCTCCTTCATTCTCCACCAACTTATCAGCTGTTTTCTTTAATATTGCATGAACAATCTTCATTAGTTCTTCCCGAGTGACTATGGTTTTTCCTTTTCCTAAACCTGATTTGCTCTTATTATATCGTTTCAACATCTCTCGCAATCGAGGACCCGATGAAACTTTAAAAGGTTCGTCCGTAGTATTCATCACATACGGACCCTTTCTCCCATTTCTTTTCTTTATCATAAATTACTAAAGTTTCGGTCCTGTTTTCTGATTACTATCTAAGTTTGGTAGCTCATCTGTCGGAATCTGTCTACCCATTGCAACTTTCTGTAGTGTTTGAGCAATCACAGTAGACATTAATTTATCAGGACATGTAAATTCACAATTCCATAAAGATTTACAAGCTGACTCTTCAGCTGCCCCACAAGTAGATAAATCACTTACACACTTATCTTCAAGAGTTATCAGTGTAACATCTACATATTCTATCTCACTGTCAGGCAAATATAAATAGCCATCTTGAACATAGTAATAACTGTTTTTCTTAGCGTTTTTGCGTCTAAATCGCTTATCTAAAAGTTTATAATCTGTTAAAGTGATAGGTAGAAATAAAATGTTACTATCTACACTTGTTACCTCTATAATAGAATTACCATACCTGCTGTATAATAGCTTTGGTAATTTCTTTTTAGAACGCATCACACTCTTACATCTCTGAAATTCATAAATCCCACACCTCACAACATCTTGAGGTATCATCTCCAAACAACGAATTGTTTTAAATAGATTGTCCTCTCTAAATATCGTTTTCTCCAATAATTTCTGAGAAATTAAATTGGTCGCTTCGGTCTTACCAACTTCTAAAATAAATCGTCTACTAATATGTTCATCTTTAGTAAGATGTTTCAAGTTATTGATAATTGTTGAAACAAATTCTAAATTAGTCATTCTAAAAAAATTTTAGCAAAAATACTAATTTTCAGGAGTATTTAGAAATAAGTAACACCCGAATTTATTAAAAACGAAAACGGCAGGAATTAACTTCCCACCGCAATCATAGTTTTAATTGAAACAAATATATTAACTCTAAAAAGAGAGAACATTAATTTATTATTATCTTCACTCGTCTCAACAAGTAAGAATTATCTTCCTCCTTAATTCCACCACCTTGTGTGACTATTCGGTCACTATCAACGCCAACTTCAACCATTATCTGTTTAACACTTTCAACTCTCTGCAACGAAAGTTTTTGGTTGTATTCTACACTTCCTGATTTATCAATGTAACCAACAAGAGTAACCGTCGCTTCAGGATTTTGCTTCATGTAATTTACCAACATACCTATTGCAGAAGTAGAAGATTCTTTTGGTAATAATGAATTTTTATCAAAGTAAACATCAGCATAATGACTTTGTATAAACATTTTAATCATCTCTCGCAGTCTTTCCTTAGGAGGTTCAACCGCTTTTGTTGTAGGTTCAGTTGTTGTATCTTTTGCAACAACTGACATTTTAGGTTTAGAAATATTCCACACATAAGAAGGATTACCTTTACCATATAAAAACAAGGGTAGAAATAAAGTTAGAATTATTGATTTCATATCACTATTTAATTTTATTTTGCAAATATAAAAATTAATTTTTAAACTTCCAAATTTTATAACAAATTTATTTTATTATTTTCTAAGATAAATGTATTTCCGTTGTATTTAGCAACATATTTTTCACCATCTTTAACTACCGCTGCATTAGAATAGTAAACACCATCTCTATATAAAACGCCTGTATTTCGCTGTTCTGAATTAGAATGTATGTGTGAAAACATGTGAAGCTTTAAATTATGAAGAGTTTGTATTCTTGTTAGTAGAGCAGAATCTCCCGTTGGTTGCAAATTACAATTCAAATCTAAAATTCCTTTAGGAGGACCATGTGTAATTAGTATATCAATATCATCATCTATAGCATTACACCACCTCTTATACAACTTTCCTCGGTCTGCCATGAAAACCCAATCACCATAAGTAGGTACATAAGGTGACCCAAATATCTTATAACCCTCTATTTCAACATGTTCGTCAATGAGTAATTTAACACCTACCTTCTCCCACATTCTTCTTGACCATTTCAAATTCTCAAACTCAAACACATTATGATTACCTGGCACAAACACTTTATAGGGAATATGACTTAACTTTTCACCCACCCACTCTATGAATTGTTTACACTCTATTTCATTCTTTACAACATCTCTATAATTAGACCAATCCCCACTATGAATGAGTAAATCTGTGTCTTTCGGTATATCGAGTTGCTCATGAGTCATGTGAGTGCAACCTATATGATGTATCTTTAATTTCTTTTTCATGTTGCAAATATAATAAAAGGTTTTTAAACTAACAAATTATTTTTACTTTATTTCTTCAAAATTTAAAAAGTTTTTATTTACTTTCAAATATTAATTTACCATTAGTTGCGAACTCTAAATAATCTTCTAAAAGAAGGAAAGTTAACATTTCATTTGGAAATTTTAGTATAAATCGTTTATCAAACTTTTGTATATATTGTTCTTTATAAAGCAATTTCTCATTTTCTCGTGTATCTAAACAAATAAAATGGTCGTTGTCAAAATCTTCAAAATAGTATTTAATCTTGATTTCGGGATAACGAGCAATTAAAAATTTAATTTGCTCTACTACATAATCTGTTGATTTGAGAGGTTCTTCTTTACTAACAAAAAGTTGTTTAATTTTTTCTACAACCCACAAAGCAATCATTCTGATAAGAACTACCAAAATTACAAATGTTATTATTGCAAGACCAATAAGGTCTGAACCATTCCAAAAAATATTCATCTTTATATAAAATTAATATTACTATTTAGTAAGTTACTCTTTAGTAAGATATTCATCTAACTTTAAAGTTAAGTTTGTTATCTCCATCTCGTCCTTGTATTTATTGTAAACATCTAATAATCGCCCGAAACTTATAGGAAATTCGGATTCTAATCGCAAAAAATCATGTTTATCTAATAAATCATCGAAGCGAGTGTGTTCTGCGAAAGTTAATACGGTGTGGTTATCCAAATTTGCCGATAATGATTTAAATGTTCTTTTTGGAAAAAGATGACAGATATTAACTCTACCAATTTGAGAAATCCTTTCACCTGATTCAAGAGACATAGGGTTAGGTTTGTATTGATTGATTAAAGTTTCGAAATACTTATCTAACTCTTCTTTATTCTCTTTTTCTTTTCTAACTGTTTTAGGTTTATCGTAACTTTTCATTGCACAGTATCTACACCTCTTTTTTGAAAAATGTGGTAGGTCGTCCCTACCACAAATTATGCATATTTTATTTTTCGGTTTCATTAATCATCTTTCTCTTCTTCAAGAACATATTCTAATTTTTCGTCACGCTTACCTGCTTCATATGCAAACTTAAGCATTTTTGCAATACCAAATACTTCTGACAAATCTCTACCAAATGACATATCTTCTGGCTCTCCTTCAGATAAATAAAAACTAATTTCATCTCCATCTTCGTTTTTCATTAAAATCTCTACAGAAGTAGTGTTATCCCACTCTCCTAAACAATGTGTTTCTGTAATTTTCATAATTTAACTATTTAATTTTTCTAAAACTCTTTTTAATTCCTCAACTTCTTTTTCTTCCAGCAATGTAATAGTGCGATTTTTAACATCTACTAACTCCCTGTCTTCAATCAAATGTCTTAATTCATTTACTAACACTTTTTTCATTTCTCTCTGCTCATCAATATCCCCACCTTCGAGCCAAAAAAAATCAACATAACCTGTTTTATGAATCACAACATTTTCCCCGTCATTACAGGTAATTTCCCAATTCAAATATTTATTTTCCCAATCTACAGAAATTTCAAAATTATTTTCAATGTAGTAGTCAGCAACCTGTGTTATATCGTCTCCAAAATATACTGACACCCATTCAACATCGTATTGTTTTAACAATGCTTTATATTCCAATTGTAATCTCTGAATTTCAAAACCTACCTTATGAGGTTCCAATGAAGATGCTGCAAACTCCAATTTAATTGTATTTCTCAATCTTCTTACTACATCCCGAGCCGTATGTCCATCATATTCATGAATGGAAGTTTCGGTTTCAGGGATTTTAAACATATCCCAATCTTCTGCTGGATAATGATTAGAAATAACCCCAAAAGGTGTTTTAGCCGTTACAATAAACCATTCTTTCTCTTTATCAAAGCACCATTCTCCATCATGATGTTTCCAACTTTTGTTTGTTTCATGCTTGTTATGACTTGCCCATTCATTGAATAGTGCTGCGTTGTATATCATTCTAAACTCATATAGTTCGTTAAATGTGTGACATCCGTCTGATGTATTTCCGTCTATTTTCATTATATTAATTTTAATTTTAATTTTTTATTCTCTCCCACCTCAAAGGTTTATCTTTATATATTTTAATTTTCACATTACCTTGATTACTCTCCCAATTATGTGTACCTTCAAGTTTAGGCCATTTATAACTTAAAAAGATAAGATTTATTATTGCTGAATATCCTATCATAAACATTAGATGTTTAAAAGGTTTTATGTATTTTTCACACAAATTTGCACCAAAATAAATAACACTAGCTGCGATTACTACTAAATTAAGTATTCCATATGCTATCACTTGACTAGGAATATTTTCAGCATCATTAAAAAAAGTAAAGTTTACAATTGTTAGTAATATTGATAAGATAATTAATGGATTAAAATAGAAACTTCTTTTTATAATATAAAAATCATCAAACATTCCTATAAAGTTGTCCCATAAATTATAAAAAACACCTTTAAACGTTTCTTTAAAAGTTAAATCTTCTAAATTTATATCGCCATTCCACACTTCTATATACATATTAAAATATGAATATACAATACAAATTTTATTAGGGTTAGCTAAACCACTTTTATTAAAACCTCTACTCGGTGCTAATATATAAAAATGATTTATATCCTTATTTTTTTCTATAATTGCATCATGTTTATCGTAAAATTCGTCTAAAATGTTTAATACTTGTAACGGGAGCTCTTTAGGATAATATTTTAATTTTTCTAAAGTATACCCTTCATACTCTTTACTCAAAAATTCTTTTAAAGTTTTATGTAGTATAACTCGACTATCTTTAAAGACACTTTTAGCGAGCATTAAATCTTCGTAATCTTTATCAGTTATGAAAATATCATATTTTAAACCTAACTTATTTACAATATCAGGAACTTTACTCTTTTTTACTTCTTTGTAAGTATCAAATAAACTCATAGTTATTGTTTATAAAGATTATAAATTTCTACTAATATTTTAGCCTCAGGAGCAACAAATAATTGAACCAAGTTATAAATATTAGGTATTATATTATCTATAGCTATATAAGTAATAATTAAATAAATGGCTAAAGGAGCTATTTTGTAAAATAATCTATTCCAATTATTAGCATTATTATTATCTCTAACTCTACTCTTTTCCAAATAAGACATGTCATCTTTTTCTTCTAATAGCGGAAATAAAATATCTTCTTTTGGTAATAAAGAAACAAGTTTCTTATAAATAAAATATCCAACAATAAGACCTATAACCGTTAAAACTATTGGAAAACTTTCTCTAACTAATAAATATCTATAGAAAGCATCAAAAGCACTTTTAGAAGTTTCCTTAAAGAACTCCCACATACTACCTAATTTGGAAGATATTGAAGGTTCATATTTGGTTATAAATTCATCTAAGGTGCTAACTGTTGATTTCTCAATTTTAGTAGCTATTTCCCCTGTTTTTGTAGTTATTTTGTCTACTACTGATAACGTGTCTGATTTCATTATTCTAAATTTAGTATTTTTAATTGTTCTTCTGTTAATGGTTCAAAGTTATCATAATACATGTTTGTAATGTATGGACCAAACACCATTCTACCATACTCTTCAGTGTCTATTTCTGCAAGTGTATCTATAACAACCTTATCACCCTCGTTCCAAAATTTACCCCACTTCCCTATATAGTCGTGATAGTTTATTTGTCTTTCTTGACTAAAGCCACCTTTGACAAAGTCATACTCAGTGAAAGAAAGACTACGAAACTTATCTGTTATTTCATATTTACCTTCAATAGTATAATCTTCGATATATCCATTTTCAAAGGTAACTACCCAAATATAATCAGTATTTTCAAAATCTTCTCTCTTAGCAGTTATCGTCCCCCACCCGTAGTAAAAGTCATAAACTCTATCACCTACTTTAAATATTTGTTTTTCCATTTCTAAAATTATTATGTTATTATTACGAGCCGCCTCTTCCAAATAAAAAATACTTGGAGCATTGATAGAATCTATATCAGTGGATTCTTCAATTTCAGTATCTATCTCATAATACCCTAACGGTATTTTTATAGTTTCCATAATTTTTCCTTAACGGCTTTAAATTCTTCTAAACCTTTTTTCTCATATTCTATATCCTCTCCGTGCCTTCTTATGGAGCACTCCAAATCTCTAATGAGTTTTTCAACCATATCTTGAGCATACTGAAGAGCATCATAACTATCTAACTCATCTATTTTAAACTTTCCAGAGTAAACTTCAGGCCACCTTTCATCGTAGGTATAGTCCATCTTCCATGTGATAGTTCTATCATTCTCTATAATAAACTCCATGTCGTGTAGAATATCCTCTTCCTCGAAATGAGAAATATTATCCCCAATAGGTGTTTTATCTACATCCATATAGTCAGTATCCATTCCTACATTTTCTAACAATTCTCTGTAAGATTTCTGAATACTATATATTTTTAGTTTTAACTCATCAAGTGAGTAATTATTTATTTTCATATTCCTATCAATTCTTTCAATTTATGACGAGTTATTTCTAATCTCATTAACTCTTCTCTGAGTTTGGTTTCCCTTTCTAAATTCATGATAAGTGCTTGGTTTAAAAACATCGCAGTGTATTGTAAAGGTCCGTAGTGGAAAAATTCTTTTTCTATGATAGTCTGTGAGTCATCTTTATAAGTAATATAAATATCTCCTTCCCAACTCTCTGAAAATCTGAATTTAGATAAGACTTCATTTCTGTTTTCTTTAAAGGCTTTAACTACATCACTTCCAGGAAGATTCATGTATTTTATATCTTCATTACTAAAATCTAAATCTTTTAAAACCATTACAAGTGTGTCGTGCAATTTTATGATAGAAAACATAATGTCTTCTTGTGTTCTTGATTTCATTATAATTAAAATGTTATGATGAAACTTCCTTTTGCGAGTTTAAAGCAATCTTGTAGCACCTGCTTCTCATTTTCGTAACCGTAATCCTCCTTTAGTTCTTGTAAAGTTAATAACTCACAATCATCTGTTATATATTTAGTTTCTTCCAATTTATAAATACTTTGTATCTCACCATTCATCAAATATTCGTCTGAATTATATATTAATGGTTTATCTAATTCCTTATCAGGAATTTCGTTTAACATCTCTTTTAATTTTCTTAATGTTATTGCACTCATTTTTTTTAATTTATATCTTCGTAAATATTTCCAATCACTCTACATTTTTCACAGGTTAAATATAATCCTAAATAAATATCGTTTTTAGAATCATCTAATGCAAATCCGTCCCCAACCCACTCCACAGTGTAAGTGAGAGGCTCAGTTCCTACTATTTCCTCTAAAATATCACCTTCGTATATTTCATTCCCCAAACTATCTTTAAGACCTGTGAACTGTCCCACAGTATTTTCGTCCACCCTATTATAGTCGTGAGCCTCTGTCTCCTCATCTTCTAATATGTAAAAATTACCATTAGTTACAACTAAACTACCATATATCCATTCATCGTTGGGTGCATCTATGCCTCTAAATTTAATTGTTCTCATATTCTTTTAGTTTATATATTACGGTTTTTAAAAAATCACTATATTTTGTAAGTTTCACTTTAACCCCGTTAGGAGAATTATTTTCAATAGAATCAATGAAAGATTCAAAATTGTTATTCATTAAATCTATAAACTCCTCTTTACTTCCTCTTTCTTTATATCTTCTAAGATATTCTTCTTTAAGATTTTTATCAGGATATACAACATAGTATTTAAGTCCTAATTCGTTAAGTATGTCTCTTGTTTCTTGATGAGAACTTACAAATATGTACTTATAAATACCTAAAGCATCTTCAATTCTTTCTTTATAGCGTTGCCACCTATCTTCTCCCGCATATCTACTACTGTCTAAGTCAATAAAATCATCATTATTTTTACCTAAAAATGATTTTCCTACTCCAGGAAATCCACTTATAATAACGGTATCTTTGCTCTCGTGGATATTTCCTACAATTTTAAAACCATGATTATAAATGAGATTTTCCGTTAAATCCAGAGAGGAATCTCTATAAATTTCTCCCTCTATAGGTGCCGCACTAAATCCACCAAATTTTTCTGAATATTCTACCTTATGCTTAATATTCTTATCAGGGTCATAACTTCTACTTTGTAATATAATATCTCCCTCATATATTTCTCTACCATCTAAATCTTTAAGTCCTGTAAATTGTCCAACAGTTGTAGGAATAACTCTATATCCACTTTCCAATACATCCCAATTTCTACAGTCTTGTTCCATAACACATACTTCGTGTTCGTCAAGATGAATTAGGTCTCCGTATACAAATTCATTCTTTGTAAGTTCGGTTGTATAACCTCTAAATTTTATCGTTCTCATTTTTAATAGCCATTTTAATATTATTAACTAATATTTCAGTGTTTTCTGCAAGTTTCTGATTGATAAGTTCTAGTATTTTGAAGGATAATTCAGGATATACCTTCATTGTGAATACATCACATTCTTTATTAGAAAAAGTTACACTTCCCTCATATCTATCAACTTGCTCCGCAGGGTCTTCTCTAAAAGAGTATCCCTCTCTAAATTCTATACTAAAGCGTCTTAATGTAAATTCTTTTTTATCTTCCATAATTATTCTTTATTAACAGGCAAAATTAATATTTTACAATCTTTTATTTCAAATATTACAGGTTTATGATATTCTCCATATTTCATTTTTATTTGTTCTTCACCTAAAACAAACGCAATCATTAACAACTTGTTTATAAGGTTTGGAGTAAAATAGAAACCATTCAACTCTACATCGTCTCCATCAAGTCTTAATTTATAGAAAGGTTTGGAAACTTCAAGTTCCCCCGTTCCTTTACAATCATTACACTCTACATAATTCCCACAACATTTACAAGGTGCTTCTCCGTAACCTTCACAATGAGAACACTGTTTAAGAGATTTTCTCCACTTGAGTTCGGAAAAAGAAAAGTAAGAAAGCAATTTATCTCGGTTAATAGTAACCTCATTTTTACAACTTTTCAAACAATCATCAAGCAATCTTACGGCACTTGGAGGGGTTCCTTTTTGTTCATATTCCACCTTTATATATTTATCAGGTACTACACAGAGAATCCATGAATCCGTTGCACAATAATAACCCTCTTGTTTGAAAGGCGTGCTTAAAACTTTTCTCATCGGGTCATCTCCTGTACATAACGATAAAATATAATCGTATTTTGTAGTTTTCATATAAAATGTTTTTATTTTGTGTACAATGCTTTCACCGCGAACATACAAGCCTCTTCCAACTTAGTCTGAGCGATTGAAATTAATCTTTGTTTTTCTCCACTCACTTGTGACAAATCTTTATCTGTTCGTTGTTCTTCCAACATATCAATAATACCTGCCAAATCAGACCTTACATATTCTACTAAACTTGACTCTATTTTTTGATTGTCAACATTACATCTTATTTCTCCTATTGTTTTCATATTTATTTATTTTTAAGGTTTAATCGTTTTAACATGTCGTCGGTGAGAGGGATAAATCTTTTCATCTCAACTTCATGACCCTGAGTCTCTACCGCAAACTTCATGTTCCCGTTGTGCACACATACATCTTTTAGTATACCGATAAAAGCATCTTCAATGTCGTGAGTATCATCTGTAAAGACTCCCCATTTTCCCACATATTTTCGATAATTTGTAGAACATCTTCCATGTAATTCATATTCTTCATAAGACAACATTGTCACTGCATTTCTCTCATCATAACATTCTATTATCCTATCTTTATCAAATATTACAGCTGTAAAACATTCATTTATCGGTTCTTTTATCGTTCCCCACCCATAACGGATGTCGAACACTCTTTCGCCTTCTTTAAATTCTAATTCCATTGTTTATGTATTTTCGTTTATAAAAGTTTATTAAATTATTTAAATCTTCCAAATCTCTCAACTCTTCTTTCAACTTTACAGATTTACCATATCGTATATCAAAAAGGGTCAGGTCTTCCTCCGAAAGTCTACTTTTCAACCACGCAATTCCATCTTTTGTAAATATAACAGAGGTCTGTGTCAAACTATCGTTGTGATTTTGCTTTTCACCTGACATCATGAGTGTTACACCATTATTTACATAATAGAAATAACAAGGTTCTCTGAAACCGACATCTTTAAGTAAACAAGATGTTTCAAAATCTATCAATTTGGTTTTCTTCTTTTTCATGTCGCAAATGTAAGAATAATATTTTAATTAACCAAATAAAATTAACAAAAAAGGTTTGCCTTTTTAGCAAACCTACTTATAATCAATAAGATATTTTTTACCACGCCATGTAAAAGTGTCGTATCTGTTCTTAGAGGCAGCCGCTTTTTTAAACGCCTGTTTGAAACTTAACTTGTCATAATTTGTATCATCTTCTCCACCTGTTGTAGCTTTAACATCAGTAGCAATTTCGTTCTGTCGAATTGCTTCAAAAGACTTATTCTGAGGTATCATTGTCATCATTGCTGGAGCATTATCTACATTTGAAATACCTGTGTACCTATTTCCAGGTGTAGCCTCGGCTCTTCGTATAACCGTAGGACCTTCCCCTTCTCCTGCAAATCTAAGACCTGCTTTATCAACACTATTCTCAGCAAAAGGAGATAAACCTTGAGCCATTCTTAATTGTGCATACTCTACAGCACCTTTACGAATTTGAGCATTCATATCTGCATCATCACCTAAACCACCATGTTTTAAAAGATAATCTCTCTGTGTTAAATTAAGTCTCGGTGTGATAAGAGGAATGTTCATATATTGGTCGTTGATAAAAGTCCCTTCGGAAAGGTCTGTCATTACGTTACCGTTATCAGCAACCATCGCACCATAGTAACCGTTTGAACGAGGATTTGACGCATCCTCATAAGGTATATACTGTCTTTCATAATTTACTTGAATGTTTTTGTTACCGTCGTTTACACCCATATTAATACTCCTACCCAATTGAGCAAAACGATTCACATCTTCCTGAGATAACCCAAAATTCTTTCGAGGTATAAATACATTTGCTTGTCCACCCTCTGCGAAAAATAAAGGTTGTGAAGGTTGTTGAGTTTGTTGAACCTGCTTTGCAAACGGGTTAGGTACAGGAACACTACCATTTATTTGAAAATCCCCGTGAAACTCTTGGTCAGGGTAAATATCATAATCGTAATCATACATTGTTTATAACTTTTCCACAAAAATAGTAAACAATAAAATAGTAATAAAAAATATAAAACCAAAACTTATCAAAAAAGGTGCCTACCTTAGTAGACACCTCAAACATGTTTTAGTCTTCATTCAAAAACTTAACAATCGGATAAGGAACAAAAGCAGCCACTATATCCCACCAATCAAAGAATGTTTTCTTAACATATTTGTCATACAACTCTTTCCAAAAAGCAATAGCAAAAGTGAATAATATTCCGAACAGAAGACCTGCCCAAATACTTTTCAATGCTACTGAAAAGAAAATAGTTGTTACTAACCAAATAATATTACCTAAACGAGAATGAATAAGTTTATCATTCCCTTTTAGTCCCGATTGTATTAAATCTATAAATCGCATTTCAAATTATATAATTAATATTTATGGTATTAATCCACCACCTAAACCACCTCCATCATCATTGTCATCCACCCACACATGTGAATTTGCAGAAAACAAACCTGATAGATTCAAAGAACTATTCTGTAAACTAACTCGTAAAGAAGAAACAAGTTGATTAGAATACCTTGAAGATTGACTACAACTCGTAGACAAAAGTCGTTCACGTCCACCCTCTATTTTGGAAGTTGGAGTTTCAGAGGTAATACGTAATTCTAAAGCAGTATTTGTAGGAATAGACACAGTATTCAACACCTCTCCGTCATCATAAGAAAGAGAACGTTGGATTATTTCAGAACCTCCTTCCAACTTTAGAGAAAACGAACCTGTAGAACCTCTATCACCACCTACTTGACTGCTAACATTTACACTTTCAGAAGCATTGTTTGAGACAATCCTAAACCTAACTACCGTTTCACCGTTGCTACAACGGTCAGAACCATTTTGTGAAATAACATCTAAAGGATTCTTTCTACCATTTATTATTTTAAGTAAACTCATTTTCTTCTTTGTCTAAATATTCCTTAACAGTTTGAATTTCAACTTCATCAGGACAAACATATCTTAAATCTCTCAACCACTCACGAAGTTTCGTGTTAAGTTCATTTAAAATATCATTCTCTTTAACCTGTAACAAAGTTAAAACTCTTAAACTATAATCGTGTATCTCCTGGTATCTTTCCTCACAACCCCTTTTTACAGGAGTTGTTTTAGAGGAAAATTTTCTACAGTTACACATTACTTTTTCTTTTTCAATTGGAAATGAGGAGGGTCGAACATTTTAACCCAATCACCACCCCATTCTATTGCAATACCCAACTCATTTGCAGTTTTCTTAATATGAGCTGCAATATCCCTAAGTCTTGCAATAGTGTCCTTATGATTAACCTGCACCTTGCCTAAAAAGAATGGATACAAGTCTACAGCAGAACTTAAACCATCCTTCTTACCGTCTGCTTCATCTTGATGATTTGAAAGGTTTTTAACACCGTCTGCTTTAGTCACAATAGGTCCTGGTTTAGTTCTACCTTTAGCATAAATAGCTCTCTGTTCGGCAGTAGTTCTCAAACCACAAGTAACTGTAAAATCCACAGGACTGTTTGTAATCGCAGTTTTTATAACTTTCACTAAATCAGGATGAACATTTTTCAAGTTGTTTAAACTTCTCTCACTCAACTTGTATTGAATTTTCTGTGTTTCCATTAACAATTAAAATTTAAATAAATTATAGTGAATACCCACTCCCATATAAGGTCCTAAATAAACTTGCTTATTTTGTAAATACGCTCCATAACCAATATTCACACCAACTCCAAATCGTTTATTAGGAATTTTTATTTCCTTTTTATAACGTTCCATGTCGTTGACCTTGAAGTTTTTGTCGGGACTTGATATATCGATGTAACTTTTTTTTTGGGAAAACCAATTCTTTCTATCCTCATATTGTATAACATCAAGTTTTGCATTATAAGCATACTTTAAAGTACTACCCGCACTATCTTCAATAGTTGTTGCCTCAAGATACTTATCTTTATAATGAGTAACCTTCGCTTTGTTACTCGCAAGTTCTTGTTTTGTAGCCTTTAATTCTCCCTCAAGTCTCGCCTTAATCTGCGTAAGTTCTGTTATTTTATCAACACTGATATTCAAGGCTTTTATTAAAGTGTCTTGAACATAACTACGATAACCCTTACTCACAGCAACTTCTATACTATGAGTAGGAATATCTAATTTTTGAGCATGAACAATACTATCTTTAGTTTTATAAACTACAACAGGTGACAATTTTTGATTTTCAACATACTGTTGAGTATTCTTTATCTCCTGTAACAATCTTTCATCCCTGTCGGTTTTCACATACTTATCCCAAAGGTATAATCCTAAAACAGGTATCACTGCTATCAACGCACCTATTAATAAATCTTTTTTATGTGTCTTCATAATATCTAAGAATTTTTAATTTAAGGTTCAAGTTTTAACACTTCTTTAGCGGTGTCCTCTGTTTTATCTTTAATCACTTCATCATTCTTCTTCATCGCCTCAATAATACCCGCCTTGATAAGTAGCTGATTCTGTAACTCATCATTTTTATCTTTCTCCTTAATATAAAGCTCTCGCCACTGAACAATCTCTTCTTCATAACGTCTGTTAGCAATATAATGATTTATTAAGAACATTACTCCAAACAAAGCACCTACAAAGGCCGCAGGATACTTTGCTATTAAAAGAGTAAATCTACTTATTGATTCTGTTACAACCAAACCTTTATTCTGCGGAATAGAAATATCTTCAGAAAGTTCTTGTTCACTTTGTACTTCGTAATCTTTTATTTCTTCTTCCATTTTACATTTTTAAGTTTCAACAATGGCTTTTTTACAATGGTCTTTGTCAATTTTATCAAGCAACCATACCAAAGCCTTCCCTATTCGACTTAAAGTATTATCTCGTTCGTTCTTACCCAATGTACTACTAATAGTTTCATTTGAATTACCAAACTTATATCCATCCTTAGTAATCAACATTAAATTGAAAAGAGTTCTAAATTCACTGTTTCCAAATTTATCTACATTGACCGCCGAATGTCGAAAATAATTCAAGTCTCTGAAAATATAAATAACACAAATTATATTTATAAAACTAAGTGGTACAAACAAAAATATAGCCAAACAAAATAACAAAAAGTCTCCTAAAAATTTTAAAATTTTCATGTTAATCTACTTTTCAATTTCCCAATCCTGAACCTCACTTAGATACATACCTTTACCCGATATACCTGAGATACTATCTTGACATTCTTTCTTAGTAGTAAGTAAAAGACCCTGTCTAAAAAGTTCATTTATGTACTTGGTATCGCTATCAAAATCAGTCCTTTTTAAGTTTAAAACTTTTGCAAGTCCTTCAACAGTTTCATAATTATAAGTTACAAACCTGTCTTTTTTAGCGATAGGTACCTCTACAGTGACTGTTTTTCTCTCATACACATGATTTACTTCATCATAAACAGGTACTTCCTCCTCTTCTAGTTTAAAGCAAGAGTCTACAATTTTCAGTTCATATGTTCTTTCAGTTGGCCTGTTAATAATCATGTCAATATGCATTCTTACATATCCCAACTTAGCTTGTCCAAAGAACAATTCTTTATTTGATTTTATCGAAATCATATCTATTTAATTAACGCTTTAACATAAATTTTCTTAACAATATCTCTACTTGCTAATGTAGCAGGGAATTTCAACTTACCATCTGTAGTATGTTGAGGCTGTTCTACTTTAACAGATACCCCGTCAGCAAATATTAGATAACACTCTAGTATAATAGAAACATCTTTCATATAAGGTATTCCTGTAATAACTACGGCATTCCCATCTCTTCCTACATTTATACTGTCCTGCTCTAAAGTAAACACATCATCGATTCTCTTAGAGTTTGTTCCTGTAATATACTCATCTGGGTGAGGTGTCCAATCTGTAGCTTTATTCCCCAACTCTATTTTATAATATCTAATATCTAAAGCCACACCTGGCACATCAGTAGTAAATGAGAAAAATTCCACAGGTGATGTAAAGCTTTCTTGAACAACTCTTACCCACTTGTTAGGAGGAATAGCTTGTCCTAATACAGTTACATTGCTTGTGTGTGAGTGTCTTACTTCGATACTTCTAGTATGATTTCCTAAGTTACTTCCTGGTACCCTCATTCCATATACACCTATTACACTAGTAGAACTAGGAGTATATCTGACAAAATAACCTGTGACATCGGACATTACAGCAGGAGTTCCTGTATCAGAACCATTAGGTGTAAGAATAGGTAAAGCAGAGTTTTTAACTAAGTTATTTCCCCCAATAGTAATAGCCTTAATTTTAGCGTCAGTTTCTGCTTTTGTATAGGCATCCACAGTACCTCCTCCCTGCATTTGAATAATTCCAAATTCTACTAGTTGAGATACGACATACTCTCCTATAAGTTTTTGACCTATTGCATTTGGATGTAGACCATCAATCATATAATATCCATGATTGTAGTTGGTAATTCCTACTCCTCGCATGTCTATATATCTAAGACCATACAATTTTGCTATCTCTATTACTCTTTCCGCATAAGCATCGGAATTTGGATTTAAGTCATTCTTTGTATTAGCTGTGAACGATTTTAAAGGAGTCATGAGTATTACCTGAGGTCCTATATTTTTATGTCGTTCAAGTAACTTTTCTAATCCTACTTGATATGCCTCTGTAAAATTAGCATAATTCTCAGCTTTTGTTTTATCTAAACTGTTTTTCGGTCTCAATGTTCCCAAATTAGCATTACCTACCTTTTGGTCATTGGCTCCCATAAAAATCAATATATACTCAGAATCGGCAGCAGCTTGTTCTGCTCTTGAGTATGCAAACGCATCATAAGTAGTTCCTGCAACCTTAGAACCTGAAACAGCATTAATAGAGGCTTTCTGTGCTCCTGTAAGGTCAAAGAATACACCTGTCCACATCATATCAAGAGAATATCCTTTCTGAGAGTTATATTCTGTAGAAGTAGAACCAAAGTTAGAAATAGAATCACCAAAAATAGATACTTTTTTACCTTTTAGTTTATTTTTAACCTCTACTTGAGTAGTACCTCCAGAGCCTGAACCTCCAAGACTATCCAAAGAAGTAGTATATACTTTACCATCATAATCCATGATAAGAGCCTTAGCTCGAGTCTTATCAGAAATATCAGAAATATATACAGGATTTAGATTAAATTTACCATTAATTTGAAGTAATCTCTCATCAAATTCTCCATAAATTAAAGAGTTGACTACCAAAGTTCTACTCTTACCTGTATTATGGATAGCTAATATGTTATCCTTATGATGTTCCATCTCAAGATGGTTACCTATCAATATAGAGTTATATAATCTAAAGTGATTTCTTGTCCATATGTGAGAACCTATGACAACATTATTATAATCTCTAAACTGAATACCTCCTCCCGAGTTTGCTCCAATCCATATCGACCCTACAGTTGTTGTCGCCCCTGGCTGGGTAGAAGAAAGTACATTTCCCACATTAGAACCTACATATACTGAATTCGAACTTGTAAGTCTATTTGTAGCAGCATCATACCCAAATGTTGGAGCTAATCTATTATATTTCCCTGTAATGTATGACTCGAAAATAGGAGAAATTTGCTTTAGGTCGTCTAAACTTCTATCTTGATTTAACAGTTTTCTACCCGCACTCTGTCCAACAATAGTTAAGTTTGTCCCAGCAAGTATTTCAGCCGCAGCACTAGTACCTATAATTGTATTATAGTTACCTTTAGTACTAGCATTAAAAGCTAAACTCCCCAAAATAACATTCTGTTCTCCTACATTCTTAGAAGCATTATTTATACCCAACTGCAAGTTGTAAGTACCTGTATTATTCTTATTGTAGTTACCCCAATACATCGACCAGTTATGGATACCTATTTCTCCAAAAGCACTTCCTATTATTGAATCAGGGTCAGTTCCCTCTTTAATAAAAGAAATAGGTTTTGGTACATAAGTACTTCCATTGTCAACTGTTATAGTTTTGAAAGTAATTTTATTTAATTTAGTATCTACTTCTGATTTACTATAAGTATTACCTGTAAGACCACCAGCATCTATTGTAGCATTATTTGTAGGTAAAGAAGGCAAATAGGGTTTCACAGCATTCGCCCACGCTTGAGCGTTTGTAACACTAAGTCCTGTAGCATCCTTTTTAGCATAAGGTGTCAAATCAACAGGACCACCTCCTCCACCACCTGAGGAAGTAACCATTTCCAAAGCTTTACCGTTACCGTCAGTTACTATCGGTGTAAAAGTCGTAGCACTTAACTGTTTAGCAAACAAGGTGTAAGTGTCATTACCCGTAGAACCAGGGGTAGGAGCACTACCACCCGTAGGTACTGCTTTAAATCTAAATTTCTTATTACTCATTTTTGTTACTAAATAAAGTTACCACTTGAATCTTCTACATTCGCTCCACCACTATTTGCTTTCGGGGTGTAAGCCACATAATGCACCTTAGCATTAGCATTCGCAGAAAATACATTACTTATCGTAAAGGAATCCTTCGTAGCCTCAATAAGAACCGCTGGTACAAATACACCTCTCGGGTCTTCTGTTTTAAAAAGCAACACAGGCTTCTCTGCAAAAGGCTGTCTAAAAGTATATTTAAATACGGTTTTATTCCCAGGAAGAGTCACTTGTTCAAAATCCGTTTTCGACAAAATACCCGCCTCATATGCTTCCATAGCACCTGTCGAACCACCTCCCGATTTAGAGGAGTTCTGTTGCATAACACACAAAAGTCTTCGCATCAAGGCAACCAGCTCTGCCAAATGTAAGCTATCTTCGTAATTACTCATTAATTATTTTTTTCAATACCACTCACCGTTTATTTTAATTCTATAAGTTACAGAAGTAGGAAGTGATATAGGATTAGTATATATTTCAAAATCTCTCGGTAATTCCATACCTCGAACATACTTCTTAGTAAGTTCTTTATCAGTATATAATTCCAAGGTGTATTTTACAAATTTAATATTTTCGAAATTATTAGGCAAACCAATAATATCAGCATTTAGCAATAACGGTTTTTTCTTAGTAATGTAAACATGTTTTACATTTTCGGGCAAACTCACCTTTTCCACCACAGCTTTTCTCCGTTTTAACTGTTGCAAATACACAAAGGTTCCCATTACAACAACGACAAATATCAATAAAACAAAAACTGTTTCCATCCAATCATAAAAGGGGTTTTTCACCCCTTAACATTTTAATTCGACCAATCATTACCTGCTTTCACAAAGTAGTTAACATTATAAGTAGTCTCTGTATCTACATCAGGAGCTTTATAATACAATGTAAATTCGATAGGTAATTCTGTACCACTCACATAAGGAACGGTCATGTTAGAATCTGTAAACAATCTACTCACATCCCCTGTAAACTTAACATGTGTGATAGGGTCGTTATCAGGGTCGGAATAAATTAAATCGGTCTTAACAATCGTTCTATTTTCTCTGTTACCAAGTCTCAAAGTGTTATCCTGAGAAATAGGTGGCTGATTCCCCTCTGAAACATTTATCTGATACGGTATAACAGTTTGACCTGAGTTTAAACTAAAAGTCCCTGTCAATTGAGTAGAAACTCCCGCATACGACCCGTTATAAATCAAAGGGACATTTGTAACAGTGTTTGCTGCAATAGTTACATTGTTCACACTTATTGTAAACCCGTATTCTGACAATAAAGGACCCGCCTCAAGTGTAAACGCTGTACCACACCTATTGTTAAATACTAAGTGACGAGGAGTTACATTGTTATAAGTAACACCCTTCACAATAGTATCTGTAAAGGTACTATCCACAGGTGTTACACAATTAGCATAAACATCCGCAGCCTTCGCTACTTCAAAAATTATCTTTGGCATAATAAATCTTTATTTATAAATTTTTAATCTTATCTTCTATATCTTTTAACTGTTTTTCGAACTTATCAGAAAGTGTTAAAAGATTAAATATTTTCCCTTCAGGTTTAAACTTAAAATATTCCTTATCCACCATAACATTCTGTATAGGCGTCTCCAAAGCATCTTTACTTTGACAATTTCCATCTTTGTCCAAAACTCTTACAGAAAGTTCACTTACCTTAGGTGGGATTGCTGTCCCACCTTTTAGTAAGTCAAGAATATTTTTAAGTTCTCTTTTTAAAAGAATAACCTCCTTCTCAAGAGAAATCACAGTCTCTGTTATATTCTTATCTGCCATTATTGTACAAATTCATAAGTTACAACTTGTTCATAAGCAGTGTCTTGAAACTTCGCATTGTACTGAACAAGGTTCAAACTCGCTTTAGGAATAACCTGACCTGTTGTTACAGGAACACCGTTCAACGTAAGACCTGTTAAATCCCCACCTGTTATTCTCACTGCAGTATAAGGGTCACCTTCAGCATCAAAATAAACCTGATTGAAATTACTTTCACTTAACAAAATAAAACCTCTATTAGAAACATTTAAACGAATATCATTCCTAGCAATAGGTGGTTGATTACCTGAACAACCTCTAACAAGAGTACACAAATCTAAAGTTTGTTCCTGAATCATGTTTGTAATATATTCAGACATGAAATTCTTAAACTCTGTTTCTTTTAAAACTTCTTTTAAGGTGTCTTTGAACCAAGTTTCTTTCAAAGATTCTTTAAGATGAGTTTTAAACCATTCTTGTTTCAACCTCTCTTTAAGGACCTGATTAAACCACTCCTGTTTAAAGTTTTGTTTTAAGACATCCGTAAACCACTCTGCACTTTCAAGCAAGGTTCTAAACTTGTTTTCAAGCCAACTACCTCTAAGAGCATCACTTATACGCTGTTCAACCCAAACATTATCTCCTTGAATTTCCACACCATTAGGATGGTCTACAAGTTTAATACCTGCTCCCTCCATTAAAGTTTTAAATTCTGCATAACCATCAGAATTTATACCTTTATACAATTCAGAACCAACACCAACATTGGTTATTTTCATTCCTTCCTCTAACGCCTTTTTAATCTCAGCAATAGTATCGTTAAGTAACACCAAAGCGTCCTCCATGTTATCTCCATTAACAAGACCCAATGGTATCAGGGTTGAACCGTTGTAATGAACACATTCCGTGTTTACTTTAAAGTCGCAACCACACTTAGGAAGTTTTTTCTCACACCCACAAAGAATTGTAGGTTTTTTATTACATGAATTACAACCCATTTTTATAATATTTGTTTAATTTGTCCACTCGTTTCATCTCTATAAAGCATATTCTTAACGAGACCTGCAGACTTAGCCGTGGCATCGTTGGCAAATGCTTTAAGACCTGAGTTAATTAAATTACCATTAATCACACTAAAACTACCTTCTGTTTCCAAAGTCAAGTTTGTAGAAGGTGGAGCTAAAGTCGCAACATTTCGAAACTTGAAATTAGGAATGATTAGACGATAATCACTTTTTGAGGTCATCAAAAGATATTCAAAGTCTCCTTCAACATAACCTCCATTATTACCACCAACACCATTTAATGAAAAACTACCCTCTGCAGTACCAGCATCGTTTATAAAATAATTAAAATGATAGTTTGAACTATATTTCAAAGTCGTATAAACAAAATTAGCCTTATCTGCTAACAAGAAGAAAGTATCTCGCCCAACATGCATGTGAGTTCCAAAGTTAGGAACTTCCAAATTATAAACACTAAATGCTCCTGAAATAAAGAAGAAAGCAGTATTAGTTAAAGGTTTATAAACCTCAGGTTTACCACTAACTCTTTCAGTTATCAGGTCCACAGGCATTCGTTTAGCATTCAATCCTACATTTAACTTCGCATTTGCAGTAGAATAAAATCGACCCTCACTATCAACCTGAATATTATAGTTCAAGATAGATTCAATATACAATTCTCCTGCTTGTACAGTAATAGAAGCATCCGCGGATGGATTTTTATAATTACATCTAACAATAGGGTTTGTCATCATCAAACTTTTCGAGTATTTGAAATCACTTCCGTAACTTTCACCACCCGCCTTTGTCTGGTTCCCTTCCCAAGAATAAGTGTCAGATTCTAAAAACTGTATTCTATCAGAAGTCTTTTCTCCTATGTAAAAATAAGAGTATTTGTCTGTAGTAACTCCAGCTCGCTGACTACCATCCCAACGAAGTATACCAGGTCCTTTAAAGTTTGTCACAATACCATTACCAACCAACTTCATGAACATTTCGTCTTGTAAACCTCCACTTCCATTTTTACCAACAGAATTGTAAATTTTTTCAGAGTCAAACATAAAAGCATCAAATCCTGTGTATGTCAAACTAACATCATTCTGAAGTTCAATTGTTAAAGTATTAACAGTTGGGTTTTCTGCAACTGTTCCACTTGTCTGTACTATAATCCTTGCATATTTATTCTCAGGATTAAAATCTGTCCCGCTACCAACTACTGCTGCTCTTGCTTCATCAAAAGTTAAGTAAGGTCTTGAAATACTACCGTTAGACGGGAAATCAGCAGTAGGTTGATACGTATTATTTACATAAAACGTCTTAATTCCCGCTTCACTCGGTTGTTCTATACTTACAGAACCATCATTATTTTTTGTCAATTTCAAGGATGAAGACTTTAATCTTGAAATTTCCGCTTTAGTCTCTGTATCAGAATGAACTAAACTCACATCGCCCGTAGCAGTAGCCACAACCTCTTTCTTAATAGGAGGAGTTTGTGGAACCCTCGCAACCTTAAAGTCTATTTTTCCATCAGTGACTTCAAGTGTTACACTTCCATCGCTCGAACTCAAACCTTTGAAAGTGTAATTACCACCATTCTTTTTGAAAAGAGCCTCTCCTTCACCCGAAGTCTGAATGTTTAAGTTCAGATTCTGTAGAAAACTATTTATCAAATCTTTGAACCATTGTTTTTCTAAATTCCCTTTAAGAACTTGTTCAAACCAAGGTTCATCCATAATACTTGCTAAATACTGTTTAAACCAATCTTGTTTGATAAGTCGTTTAACCAAATCACCAAACCAATCAGCATCAGCACTTTTTTTCAAGTAATTTTTAACCCATTCTTCATTAACACTCACTCTAATTGTATCATTTTCAGGAGTTAACAAAATCCCGATACCTTGAGAAAGTGTTTTAAATTCTTCTCTACCTACATCATCCTTACCTTTATAAATTGGAGCACCCGTGCCCACATTTACAATTTTCACTTCAGAATCAGTTACTTTCAAATATACATCCGAGAACATCTCGTTTATTCTCAATATAACCTCTTCTAAGTTATCACCTCTAATAATTCCTAAAGGTAACAAAGGTAAGTTAGTGTAAGTTACGCATTTAGCGTCTAATTTTTTATCAGGACACTCACCACATGGTTTTTTCTTTTCACAACAACACACAGGTTCGTGACAAAACTTACATCCTCTCATTTTAAGCTAATCTTCTTGCTTCGTTATAAAAACCTAAAACTAATTCTTTAATAAGAGCTTCGTCAACCGCAACAACAATAGTGTCATCGGTCTCGGTTAGTTTAATACCTTTTCCAACTTTCAAAGTTCTAAAAGTATGAGAACCATTCTGTCCCTTATCCTTATACACTTTAACGCCGTCACCCAAGTTCAACCCTATAAAATCATTATCCACCTTGTGAGACAATGTTTCTATCTTAGTGTCTATCCTTTTAAGAGCATGGTCTAAAGTGTGTCCCTCTGTAACACCTATGTTTTTAAGACATCTACCTGTATATTCTACAAGTGTAGCATCTGTTTTATTACAACAACTCATTGAAATTATTTTTTCATATTAGCGATTTTCGCTTTTAACATTTTAACCTCCGATTTTACAGCTAACATCTCCTGTTTAATATTGTTGTTATCTTGCTTCAACTTCTCATTCGCTCTAAACAACTCTTTAAACGTATTTTCTAACCAACCTACATAGTCCGTTAAAGAAGGAGACACATGTGTGTCCATCTCAGTACCTTTTACCTTAACACAAGTGGAAGAGATAAACATATCACATTCCATCTCGCTGTTATCAACAGTCGGTATGTTTATTTGACCACACTTTCCCATTATTTCTTCTCTTTAAGTTTACAAATTTCATCGATAAGCAATTGTAATAACGCAGTCAAACTTGTAACCTTGGTTTCACACTCTTTCAAACACTTCAAATCAAGACCTTTAAGAACATCATCTGTCCCGCCATCTTTCTTCTTTAATTTACAAAGCTCCGTAACAAGTGTTTTAATAGCGTCTTTAACAAGAACAACTTCCTTCTTATCGTATTTACTTTTAGTTACAGGGAATGTTACACATGTCCCTTTATCCACATCCTTAAGATTTATAGAGTCTAAAATGAAATCTGTTATTTGATATAAATCAGTGGTAGTATCCTCAAGATTTATACAATTTTGTAACAAGTTCAATTTAGAAAACTCAGGAAGTTCAAGGTCGTAAAACACACATCTTGAAGGTGTCTTAATACACCCGTCGGCTATTCTATTTTTTCTACAACCCATTTAAACATATTTATGATATAATGTTGAAACCCTATCTAAAAAACATTCATCGTCAAAGTCTATTTCACAAAAACGATGTTCTAACAAATCATAAAGATAAAGTATCAAATCTATTTCCTCCGATTTAAAATTATTCGCCAAACCCATCTTACGAAACATCAAGTCTTTATCAGCCATACACATGACGATTTCATCAACCATCTCCCTAATGTTCTCGTAGTTATTTTGAAATATACTTGTAGCACCCATTACACACAAGTTTTACAAGTTTTCAATCTATCAAGGTCTCTCTGAGCGTTTTGTAACAAAGTAGTAGCCTCACAAATGTTATCATGACGAACATTCGCCTCAGCACCCTTTATATAAAGTTCAACACGCTTAATTCTTTTAACAAGCTCTGTATCCACTCTGTTAACAGAACAAGAAAAGTTAACCTTCATTAAAATCTTATCAAGCTCTAAACGAAGATTATCTGTCTTCAAATGGTATCTTGTCTCAAAGAATTTGTCAGGTGAACCTTTTATTGTTATTTTATAAACACCATCAGGTAAATATCTCTTCTCTTCCCTAACATCACTTAAACCTAAACTAACACTTGTAAACATGTTAATCACTCGCTTATCTAAGTAATGAGTTATCGGTTCAGAAAACCCTGGAGGTGTTATCTCAATAATTGCAGGTTTATCCTCTATATGAGCCCACTCAGAAATATCATATATAACTAAGTATCTCGGGTCCCTATTCTCTAAAACCTGAAAGTCTATATCTATATTTTTAACAGTCTCGTTCATCACTTCAATATTTTAAAAAAGGGAGAGTTAAACAAACCCTCCCTTCAATTTATATTACCCCAATGCTCTTACTCCATCAATACCTGCTTGAGCAGCCAAGTTATTCAAAAGTTTTTCAACTTTCTGTTGTTTACCTGCCTCAACCATGATATGGAAAGTATTATTAGCACTATGAGTACCACCCATTCCTTGAGAGAACTGATTTCGTCTAATTGTAATAGCGTAATCTATATACTGAGCGTTATAGTTGATATTACTTTCAACACCTTGTAAGAATTTCTCTTGGTTAGATTTAGCCTCAGCGATACCACCACCGAAGTAAGCAATACCTTCTCTTTCATAACCTCTTAAAGAATATCCTACTTTATCTCTCTTAGAAGCGTAAGACAAATATTCTACATGGAAAGGGTCATCAGAAATTCTTCCGATACCTTCTCTCACATCTCCTATCCAACCTCCTGATACTTCAATTTTGATTGGGTCTTCAGAGTATCTGATTTCATCAATAACACATTCTGTAGGATTGATTTCAAGAATTTTACCTTCAATCTTAAATCCACACTTGTTAGCAGGAGTTCCAGCAACAGCTACAGGTCTCCAAGCTCTACCATCGAAATCAGCAGGAGCTTCAGCTTTGTACATATCTAAGAAGATAGGGTCGCAAGCCTCACCTCTCAAGTTAGTTTTAACTTTCGCTTTGTATCTTGTTTGACATCCACCTGTTACAGTATCCTTAGTAATTTCTAAGTTAGGATAAGCAGCTTGAAGTTCAGCCAATCTATCTGTAACACCATCACATTTAGGGTCTGGCAGGTCGATGATAAATTCTCTTGTAGAAAGTTTAACCTCTTTACCTTTAACCCAATTTGTAGAAGAAGTTGTAGCATTGTTACATACAGAAAGAGCTTCTCCTATATAGTTAACTGTAAGTGTAGGTTCTGTACCAAGAGCACCTGCAATATCAGTAGCAGAAATTTTCTTAGAGAATAGTGCCGTATAAACACCAACACCATCTTGTTGACCTTTTCCTTTTTGAACTGAACCAGCAACAACATTCGTTAAACCTTGAATAGTTGCAGATTTATCAGCACCATTATCTTCAATAGTGAAAGAGTAAACATAACCACCCTCAGCAGCAGTAAATCCTGTTGCACAAGCAGCACACCCTTTAATATAAGAAGGAATAGAAGAAACAAACGCTGCTGGGGCAGGAGCTGTCCCTAATTGTAACAACTGATAAACAGAAGTCAAACCTTCTCTCTTAACTCTTTCAACAACAACACCTGGATACTGTTCTCTTACAGCAGCAAGAGCGATAGCATCACCTGCATCCACCAATGTAAGTTCGTAGAAGTTATAAGCTTCTTCTGTCTCAACAGGTCTGTTATTGAAGATAGGTGTAATTTTTACAAATCTCTCAGGAGAAACACCACCTCTAAGTTTGAATTGTTTGAAAGACTCAATAGCCTGTTCAACAATCTTTTGACAATTTCCATCAGCACATCCGTCAACAGTTGTACATTTGTCACTGTAAAGACTTCCTGCATCGAAGAACATAGGAATTTGAACTTTCGCATCAGGATAACCTAAGTGTCCAATAGCCTCACCTGACAACTGAATCATAGCACTCTTACTTTGACCATTTCTAAATCTCAAAGAAGTAGTGTCATCAATACCGTTGTAACCAACGATTACTACATCAGGAGTAGCTTTTAAAACTTTTGGAGTTTCTACCTTGATAGAAATAATATCTTCTACTGTGAATGGATAAGAAGCGAAAGTTTTGTTATCTTTACTTCTCGATAATCCTTCACCTCTTTGTTTTTCTCCCTGTCTGTATCTTATCTCAAATCTTCGAGATTTAGGGAAACCATTAAACGCCTCAACTGCCACAAGACCATCCTTGCTAACATTTTGAGTATCGAAAATACCTACTTGACCTCGGTTCAAATCAAGTGAACCACCTTTAGTCAATACTGACCCATTAACCAAAAACATTGGTCGGTCGAACGGTTTATGTAAACCCATTTTTATAATTTTATTTTATTAAACAATGATTAAACAATAGAATTAATTTCATTAGAATCTATCTGATAGCGTTCTACATAATCAGAATTGATATTAAAATCTTTAACACAGATGTCTAAAATATTCTCTATGTCACTATCTGTAAATTCAGGATGAACATTTGTGGAATGAGAGCCGTCAAAATGTATATAACCCTCAATATCTACAGGTGTTGGAAACCTGTAATATGTCAGAAAGACATTAGAAATATCGAAACCTTTTCTGTAAATCTGAATTGCGTCCTCCCCGAATGTATAAAAGGTTTCTCGATAATCAAAGGAAGGTTCGTTGAACTTATCGTTGTATAACTCGTGTATGTTTTCAGATTTAACCTCCCACATTACATCAAAAAAATCTTCACAACCATCTTGTTCACCCTTTGCCCTCACATTGACAAATCTAAAATAATCTTCAGGAAGTAAAAAACTACGGAAATCCTCGTGTAGTGAACCTTTCACTAATTCCTTATTAGGAACTTTAAACTTTTGGATATTACGAACTTCCCCATTTGAGGAAGCTCGTATAATTGTATCCAAGTATTTATTTTGAGATGTATTGAACAAAATAACAAACCTACCTTTATCTACAGCAATATTGTCATTTATAGCGTTCTTGTTCACTTTCAAAAGGAATCTGTAGTAAACATCTAAAATATCCATTAAACTGTCATTAGAGCATGTCGCACCTCCAATAATTCTTTATCTTTCATAAGCCTTGAAGCTGCTTCTTTCAGGTCTACTCCTAATGGAATTTCACCATAGTAGTACTCCCCTGAAATATTTGAAACTTGACCTGTACGCACCTTCTTATTAAGTATGTGGAACAACACTATTTCATCTGAACCGTCGCTCGTTAGAGCTTTTTCATAAATTCTAAGAAGTTTAACTGCGTTACCATCATCATTCATGAGCCAAGAATACACCATTGAATTTAAGGAACTATTCTCTATATCTTCTGAAATAGTATTAAATCCAATATATTCCAACGCTCTAATTGCTGTAACTCTGTTATTTTCCAACAATTTACCAAAGCTAAGAACAGCCTCCATAAAGTTGTTGTTAATTTCTTCTTTATGACCTTTGTATTTAGTTACATCCTCAACCATGTATTGAGCCGCACCATAGCGAGGGTTTCCTTTTTCATTCTTCGGTACCAACTGATAAGAAAGTACTGCTTGTACAAGGTCTAATAAATCAGAAGCTTGAGATGTTTTAAATGCTCGGTCTACACCAAGTTTGTAAGAATAGTTGTCCCAAAATTCTAAGTTGTTGTGGTTCAGTAAACCTTCTTTACCCATAAATCTTTCATATGGTTCTACAACATATTTCTTGAGAGCATTAACTCTCAACTTAACTTCATCTCTGTCTAAAAGAGCATAACACGGAGAGTCTTCATACAACCCTGTGTCATACACACCGTTACCCAATTCATCTGATACAAAGTTAACCCCTCTATAGTTAGCAACTTCCACAGATGGTAGTTTCGTACTACCTTTCTCTTGGAATGCCTCAGGAGCAGACTTATCAGGCCTATTAATAACTTTATAAATCGCACCAACTTCTATCTCGAAATCATTAACTTTAATAATATCGGGAACGACTTTGGATTTTTTTGTACTTTTTGCCATCTTTGTTAAAGTTTTATGTCTGCAAATATAATATAAAAATTACTCAATAAAAAGTAAGTGAAACCTCGCTTTATAATTAACACAAGGTTTCACTTTACTCGTTTAAACATCTTTTCGGAAAAATTTACCTAAAATATTATCGTTATAAAATCCTTCTCTTTCAAGCACACCTTCCTTAAATAATTCACGAGTTTCAAGATATGTTAGTTGTTTAGTATCTCTTGCAATGAATAATATATCTCTACTCACAACAGAAACACCCTTCGCAACATCCTCTTTTAACTCTTTATTTGAACCAATGTAGGTCTGCCAATCGCTTTCTTTCTTTACGATTTTATACTTCTTAAGACGCTTATCTGTAATTAACGCTAATTCTTTTTTACCTAACTTAACTTTCCTCTCTGTGAAAAAATTCTTTTTACCTAAATAACTTTTACCATTAGATAAAGTTATTTTATAAATAAAACCAAAAGGTTCGTCAGGTAATTGCTTATAATCATCTAAATCAAAATTCTTGTACTTCCACTTCGGAATGTTGTTTATTTCTTTCTTCATTTACTTTGTTTCTTATTTCTTCTTCAAGTTCAGGATTGTCTTCAAGCAACGAATTTACATTAGACGCTCCCTGTCCTAATTTAACATCACCATACGAATACCATGAGCCACCCTTTTGAATAATTCCGTAATCAACGGCATAATCTAAAAGTTCCTGCATTCTGTCAAGACCTTTACCAAACTTAATTGTAAACTTCGCTTCTCTCATAGGAGGTGCTATCTTATTCTTAACAACCCTACACCAAGAGTTGTTACCAACTTTTTCCCCATGGTCTTCAGCACTTGTCCCTTTAAAGAGATGTATTCTCTGAGATGCATAGAATTTCATAGCTTGACCGCCTGGTGTAGTAACACCGCCACCATAACCACCAATCATATTTCTAACCTGATTAGTGAAAATAACGGTGCAATTACTGTCCATTGCCTTACTTGCTATCTTAGGCATTTCCTGAGATAAAATCCTTGCTAAAACAGCCATTGTAGCCTCTCCTGCGTCAGCCTCAAATATCTTTTGAGGTGTCATTGCTGCAATAGAGTCAACCACTATCAACGAAAACTCTCCCGTGTCTAATAGGTCTAAAAGTATCTGACACGCAGCTTCTGCACTATCAGGTTGTGTAAATAGTAATTCTTTAATATTCACACCCAAGGCTTCGAAATATTTAGCGTCAACACTGTTTTCAGTGTCAATATAGGCCACCTTACCTCCTGTTTTCTGTACTTCCGCTATAGCCGTTGCAGAAACAGTTGTATTATGTGTAACAATAAAATCATCAGTGATATATAAATGGTCAGGATGTCCAATTAAAATACACTGACATTCATCTGTACCCACATGTTCAATCTTCTCTATATAACGGCGTGTGAATGTAGACAAAGTTTTTCTAAGACGTGTCGCTTTAGCAGGTGTTGTCGCCTCTACAAATTCAGGAACCGTTGATAAAATATGACTTCTGTAACTTCTACGCCCACACACTTTAACACCTGCTCCGTTTGTATATTTTGTTATACGAGATGAAGTAAAAACCCTATAAGCCAAACTTCTACACAACTCTTCAAAATCTAAACTAAGTTGCTTACTTGTCGTAGTGTAACTAATCGCTCCATTAGTACCCACTGAACCATCCGTGTCAATAAGTGATTGTAGTAACAATAGTCTGTTTTCAACAGAGTTGAAAATATACTCCTTAGGAATAAACTTCTCATAAGAACGTGCACCTGCTAAACCTAATTTACGGAACGCGTCTAATAAAGGATTCTTTAAACTACCCTTACGACCTAATTGATTTCGTATCCTATAAGAAATACAATTTTCTTGTTTACTAGATACAGGTGCAACCACCAAGGTAGGATAATCCCTCTTAACAATCTGTTTTACTTTATTCAAAACAAACTCGTCCACAGTAGTAAAAGTTACCTGTGTTTTCGAGATACAACCTTCTGCCAACATAACACCTAACAAATAAGGGTCTATACTAAGAGGTTGTTCGTTAAACTTACAAGGTTTCATAACAGGGATTTTAAACTTACGAGCACCATCAGCTGTAACCAAACCCTCTTCTAACAATTCACCTGTTGTTGCCACAAAGGTAGACTTACTATTAGAAACCTCCCATAAATGGTCCAAAGTAGCATCTGTATAAGTTTTATCGTCAAACGTTATACGATACACATCCTTAACACCTTGTGGGAATAATCCAATAACAGTAGAATCTCCACCGTCAGGTGTACAAATAATATCACCTTCTTTCAATGTTCCAATAGTCTTCCAACCTGAAGGGGTTAGAACCTTAGAACTCATACGCTGAGCTTTCCCAACACTTGGTTCCGAAAACAGCTCCACAAGCCTTCCCACGGCATATCCACCCCCAAGGGCGTCATCGATAGCCATAGAACCTGTTGTAATAGTTTTAACAAATGCTTTTTGGTTACTACCTAAAGCCATTAATGTTCCCTCTCCATATCGCTTATTTATACTTTGCAATACAGAGTCAATAGTCTTTTTTTCTTTTTCTTGTTTTGCCATATCTTATGGTTTTTAAATGTTCGTTAATATTATACAATTTAAGTTATTCTATTTCCAATTCTTTCAAAACTTCCCATTTATCCCTCATCACCCTTGTAACTTGAAACACCTTGCCTTCTTTAGTAATTACTTCATATTCTCCATTACTCCTAATAGTCTTTATTCGACCATTACCTAACACACCTTCCACTCTAAAATAAACTACTTCATCTATCTGTGGCCCCATCTTAACTATATTACTTGTGTAATAGTTACGCGTTATTGCAAAGGTTGTTAAAGAAGATGTGACCATAGCTATAACCATTATAAACACCGCTGCAGAATTATTACTATTTTTCATATTTAGTCTGTTTTAATTCCCCAAAATTTTGAGGAATTAGATTATTTAATATTCTCACTCGCACCAACAACCTTGTTAAACTCCTCCTGTACTAATTCTCCGAAAGCGTCTAACAATATGCACGGAGGACAACCACCCATTTCTTCTAACTTCTTAAAACCTTTATATAAGGTTTCCACAAAAGGTATAAAAATAGGACCACAAGTTGTTTCTAACAGGTCTTTATCACCCTCAAAGTTTTCTACTAATTCTTTGTATCTATCTAAATACAACTCTTTTTTATCATCTATTTTACTCATTGTAATAAATATTTTTGCAAATATAAGAAAATTATTTTAATTAACAAACAACAATCAAGTTTTATTTTATGAAACAAAAAAGCGTCTCCACTATTAAGTGAAAACGCCTTCAAAAACATTAACGAAAATTTACACAAAAAGATGAATAAACTATATTCTTCTGAATGCAGTTGGAATCTCCTGCAATTCGATAATGATACTTCTTGTAACGTCAAGTACTAACGCACCTGATACGTTGTGAGCCCAAAACTCTCTTGACATCGTTTTAGATGTACTGATGATTTCTCTACCTGTTTGAGGGCTATATCTACCGTTAGAGTAACCCCACCACATGTTTTCACCTTCAGGCTTAACATAGTAAACATTAGCTCTTTCATTACCACCTGCAACAAGTTTAGCTCCTGTAGGAAGACTTCTTCTTGCATTAGAGTAGTTAGCGTCAGTAGCATCAGTAATCATCATAGAGTAAGCAGAGTGAGCATAACCACCTTCTCCATAGAATCCTCTTCCTCTTCTATCAGACATCGGAGAGTAATCCATCGCTGGGTCGTGATTAATTTCCACCCATCCAATCTCAGGGATGTTAACTTTTGTGAACATCACAGGCTCAAGAGTAAGTGAAGTAAGACTCTTACCTTGAACAGGAGAATGTGGTAAGAATTTCTCATTACCCATAAGTACTCCAAGAGCTTGAATTTGAGCCATAACTTCTTCTCTGAACAAGTTAAGCATGTTCATATATGCGAAGTATCCACAATCAAATTTAATGTATCTGTCTTGTGGAGATAAATCTTTTCTGTTTTGGAATAACACAGCCATAGCTTGTCTCAATAGAGACTTAGTAATTCCACCTTTTCTTGAATAAGTAAATACATTACCTCTTCTAAATTGATGCCAAGCTCCTTCTGATAATCTCTTAGTTCCATCAATACCTTTAACGATACCTCCTTTTTGGAAGTTAAGAGCGTATGCTTCCATCTTCATCAATTCAAGAAGTGCTAAGTATTCAAGAGTTGAACCGATAGTAGTAGTATCTTTCTTAAGTTTACCATTTTTATCAAGTTTACCGATAATCATGATGTCTTTCAGATACCCATCGTTATCTTTTCCAAATTGTTCAAGCTGGTTAGCAAATCTGTTCCAAAACTCTCTAGCATGTACTGCAGCACCTGAGAATGTTTTCTTGTCCGCATACATAGTGTAGAAAGTCTCAACCCCTCTATGTCCTCCTAATTCAAATTCCAATGTCATAGTTGAAACATTGTCACCTCCTTCGAAGTTAGAGAATTGAGTAGAGAACTCACCTAAAGAGTGGTTAACTTTAAAGTATTGAATACCTTCTTGTAAGTATTGTTTATCGAAGTACTCATCTTCATCCATAGTTACAAGTTGTACCCAGTGTTTCCAAGTATCACCATTTCTTTCTACAACATGGTCTTCTGAAACGTGCAATTGTTGCCCTCTTTCAGGGTTATAAGTAATAATATCACCAGGCTGATAAGCAACATCAAGCTCGATAGGGAACACAGAACCTGCAAGACCAGGATATTCTGAGAAATCAGAAGTATCTGCAGTTGTAAATGAACCTGAAGGCTCAACAATTTCTACATCGTAGTGACATTTTCCTTGTACACCATTTACTTCAAGGATTGCTCTATCTTTGAAATATTTCTTATAACCTGGCATTCTATAGTCTGCTTGGTTACTGAACAATTCAACTAATCCCAAGTGATTTTTATCAGGGTCCTCAGCATACCAAGAACTTAAAGATGGAGAATCTACTAAACCATACTGTTTAACTTTATTTGTACTTGTAAAAGCTACAATAGTATCCCCGTTGTAGGGTTTACCTAAAGAATTAAAACTCATTTTCTTCTTTTAATATATTAAAAATTAATTATTCAAAATCTGACAAATCGATTACATTTCCTGTATGAGTTTTACCTGGGTTTTTAGGAGTGATGTTTATACTGTCACTTCCACGCTTAACCACTTTCAAACTCTTCATTGTTTTAATTTGAGTATCTCGAACTTCTTCTTTCGCAACTTGTTTCTTATAAGTGTCCTTATCTATAAGGAACAATGCTAACTCAGAAGCAGTTTCAGGATTATTTCTCAAATTGTAGTATAAAGTATCCAACTCAAATGAACCATTTTCGTTCTCTTTAGTAGCGTAGTCTACAATTTTCTTCTTAACATTTGAGTTCAAATCGAATTTGTTAAGATTTTCACTCAGACTATCTCTATAAAGTTTAAGTTGTTTCTTCTTTTCTTCTTTTTGAGCAACCGCTTGATTGTTCAAAGCTTCCATCTGCTTATCAATAGCCCCACGAATCTCAGCGTCTGCTTTAAGAGCCTCCTCTTCAAGTTTACCTTTATTCATGAAACTTTCAATCAAGTCCATAGTTGTCTCTTTATCCATACCTTTTAATTGATGATACTTCATAAAGACAGCTTTTTGTTGGTCCAATTCTATAGATAAATCTAAATTGTCCAACGGGTCTTGATACATATTGTAAGTTTCTAAAGCTTGGGATACATTCCCACCGTTTTTCTCAATCTCTATCAAATGCTTAGTAAAGTCTGACACATTCTTAGTTGTGTTCTTTTCACCTTCACTTCTCGCATTTTCTATTTGAGCCTGAATAATTCCTGCGAAAGATTCTTCATCTAAATCATATTCTGATAAAGGAATTTCACCATCTTCTGTTTCAATAGTATCGAACGCTTCGATAACTTTACTCTTCATCAAAGTATCCAAAATGTTCTTATACTTATTTGAACTTTCAGAAGATACAATATTCGATTCAGGTTTTTCTTCCTTAGGTGGATTTACGGGTTCCGTAGGTATTGTAAGTTCCTTACCCTCTTCAGTAGCAGGAGAAGTTTCTTCTTTAACTTCTTCCTCTTCAGTAGAAGGAGTGATAGGTTCATCATCTACTTCATTAGTAGTTTCACCTCCTACACCAAACTCAGCATCTAAAAAAGATTCCAAGTCCGCTACATTCCCGTTCTGTGTTGAAAAATCAAAATCGGGGTTGTTCGTTAAGTCTATACTCATAACTTTCTGCAAATTTATATTGTTAATGGTTAAAAATCAATAAACTAAAATAAACCACTCATCCATAAAGTTTAATTTTATGAATGAGATGGTATTTTATAAGATTAGTTCTTGTTGACAAGTGCTATCATTTCGTCACTCTTACGCTTTTGAGCACGCTCTTCAAGTTCTCGAGCTTTAAGCTCCAACTCTCTATCTTTACGAGAAAGTTCCGCTTCTTTCATAGCTTCATCAACTGCTAATTTTCTTTCTTGTAATTGTTCTTCGAAAGATTGCTGTCTTTCTTTTAAAGCTTGGTCTGCTTCTTTATTAATCATATCAAAACCATATGCATCGGATTCTTTATCAGATGCTCTACCCAACGCTTTAATTCTCTCAACATCAATCTTATTATCTCTGTCAGCCTCTTTAGACATCTCTTGACGCTTCCAAGCTTCATCCATTCTCTGCATTTCGAGTTCATGAGCCTGTTGCTGCTGTTGCATAACTTGTTCGTGTTGTTGTTGTTGCAACATCTCGTTATATAATCTACTCTTACGAGCAACATCGATAACACTTGACATTGATTTCGTTTGAATAACTTCTGCAATCGCCAATAGGTCATTACCCATTGTGTTATTCTGAAGAACAAATTGTTTAAATGTTTCAAGGTTTTTACGCTCAGCACTATTAGAAGTAAGCATAATGCTGAATTTTCTCAAATGGAAATCAGGGTCTGAAAATTGTAACCACGCTTTTGTAGCATCTGATTTCGTATAGAATACAGAAATATCCTTACCTTCTTTCTGACAATATTGAGCAACTGCTAAATGCATGTCTAATGCCCTTTTCTTAAAGTCAGAGAAGTGTTCAAAGAACGGTTCAGTTTGAGAATAAGCAGCACTTGTAGATTGTCTAACTCCTTCTGCGGTTTCGTGCTTAGTAGGAGCACCCAACCTTTGAGGGTTAAATCCTATTTGTTCATAAGCTTTATTTTTATAAAACTCTGCCAATTGCATACGGTCGGCAATCTGTGCTGAATAACTCAAGTTTTGAGGTGCAAACTGCATCATACCTCCAGCAATTCCTTTTAAGTTTGAGGTAGAAGTGTCTATCGGAACAATACCTGTATTTTTAGCAATACTTCGTATGTTAAATAAAACATCTTCTGTATTACCCCAACTCTTCATTTCACTCGGTAGATACTGTACATCCAATAAGAAGAACAAACCAATTTCCTTTTCTAATAGGTTATACATTTGGTTCATTGCAATGTTATGACCTATTTGATAAGGAAGAATTAAAGGTGCTAAACCAATACCAACATAACCTGCCACAGGTAATTGTAATTGATATAACTTACTATTCCCTTTAATTTGATATTCTAAGGGTTCAACTTGAATGTAAATATCATCATCCAAAGCAGTACCCATACTGTTTATCTTAACACCACTCCAAACTTCAGGAACATAATCCCAAACAAGAGTATTAGGTGTAGGATTGTTCTCAGCTTCTCTAAGAGTAGTTTTACTTAAAGTTTTAATATTCTTTTCCTCTAAGAAGTCTTTAAGTATTTCTTCTGTAACTGTTTCTTGAGTAAGCATCCCTGTTTCAGGGTCTTCAAAAGTAATAAGTCCAAATCTCTTATAGGACACAAAATAAGCCTCTGTAACCTGTATAAGGTCCTGACGAATCACTGTGTTATCAGATAACTGACGGATTCTATCTCTATGAGAACCGTAACCATATACATCATTCATCCTTCTCGGTAAAAAGGCGTCAATAGATGTAACTTCTCCATCTCTCCCAACCATGGTTTTCTTCGCCATAGGTGTACCTAATAAATCCTGCAACCCTAAAGCAAACTCATAATCATAATACTGTTCATGAGGAACAATGTGAGTTTCTCCACCTGAACCTTTCAACACCATGTCAGGAAGTTTATGATTCGTTTTAGTACCTTTACCTGTACTAAAAATAGTGTCCTTATTAAGGATTTTCTCTTTCTCCTCTTTCGTCAATAAGTGACCATATCGGTTAATAAGTTGAGCAGGTGAAAAGTAATGTATCCTTCCAATGTAATCCCCTTCTTGTGGGTATTTTACATCTAAATTTTGAGAATAAAAAGTATTTAATGGTGACCAAGCCTCAACTTCATAACTATCGTAACCTACTCTGTAGTGTCTAAAACATCTACCTGTTAATAGGTAATCAGTTAAGTTAATAAGGTCTATCTCAGACAATTTAAATCTTTCTGTATCAGCCTCTTTAGTATATTCTGCCCACTTCACAGCCTGTGTCTGCCAATCAGCTTTCAAATAATTGTCAATTTCAGGTGGTGTAAGTGCATGTTTCGCTTGTTCTACCTGTTGAAGATACTGCTGTTTCTCCTCTTCGGAATTAAACGGCATTTCTTCAGGATTATAAAGACCTTGAGTTATAAGTCGCAACTCTAACTCTTTATTCCATTTATCGGTTATGTATTCCTGTAATAAACGGGTCTTTTCTCTAAGATATTCGTTTGAAGCAATCTCATCTACCTGAGTAACTGCGAAACTGTCAGAATGGGCTAAATACTCCCCTCGAAGAGCTCTTATTATTATCCCTAATATGTCGTAGTGTTTAATAAAAGTAGGAACACTTGTATCCTTTAAAGCCTCATCTAATTCAGACAGTTGTGGTATAACCTCCGACAATTCACTGTGGGAAAGTTTTCCCTCAACCATACGATATAAATCTTTAAATCGTAAGTTTTCCTTCATCTGTCGAACACCTATCCTTTCCAAGGCGTCCATAGTTTCCTTCTTAAACTCTTTTGTCTGTTTTTTAGAATACGGTATGGCTTGTGCAGGTAATTCGGAATGGATACCGCCACCAATCGCATCACCATACCAATAACTTGCATGTGCAGCCATTGTGGTATTTAACAAATTTCTGCAAAAATACTAAAAAACAACCATGTAATAAAAAAAACTAAAACCCCACCTTATAAAGGTAGGGTCTTAGCTACTAACAATCAAAATTAAATTTAAGTAAATGAACAAATAATTCAAAAAAAGCAAAACAACAATTAAATGTCAATATCAGTTAAAGCTTCAAGCTCTTTATTTTCTTCATAATATTTGGTAAAGGCTTTTTTATCCTTTTCCCAAACACCTGTAGCTTCAGGGAAAATTAAAAACAATTCACCATTTTCTAAACAAGAATTATAAAAATTCTTAACTTCTGTTTTTGTAATCTTTATTTTTGCCATAATTCATGTTTTAGAAAGGTAAATCCATTTCATCTTCCTCCTCTTCAACTTGCTTCGCTACAGGTTTTGCAGGTTTAGCAGCAACAGGTTTTTCAACATCTGGTGCTGGAGCAGGTGTAGAAGTTTCTTCTTCATCATTTCCACCATAAGAATAACCACTTGTTTTCTCAAATCTTTCAAGTTGTTCCTTCAAAGACTTGTAAAGATACTTGTCTTGATTTGAAAAATCCCAAACTAATTTTCCTGAAATATCTTCAGACTGTGTTGGAGAAGGAATATCTCCACCATTATTACCCTCTTTGTTAAGGTATTTATGGAATGCTTTTACAGACTCGTTTTCTCCGTGATTGAAGTAAATGTTTTTAACAGTGTAACCTCTATCATCTTTTCTTTTATCGAATGAAATCGAGTAAGTTTTTTCAAAATCTACATTCGGAAGAACTTGAGCCAATGCCTTAGCATATGGAGAAAGTCCTTTTTTCATTGTGTAAAGTTGGAATTGAATATTCTCTCTTCCGTCTTTACCATCAATAGAAATACTTACCATAGGAACTTCTCCTGTTTGGAATTTTGCATTTCTAATTCTTAATTCTACAATCTTACCTTCGTCGGTTGCTGTAAATAATTTACGGTAACCTGTAAGCTTACCTTCATCATTGTAGTGAGGTTTATAACCATCCATCTCTACTTTTGACGCTAAATAAATAAATCCGTCTGCGTCTACTTTGAAATAACTTGTGTTAGCATTTCCTACTTCTCTTGCCATAATAAAATGTGTTAAAAATTAATAATTAAGTTGATTTGTGAGTTTCTAAACTGTTTAAGAACTCATTTTGTTTTGCAAATATATGGAAAAAATTTTAACTTCCAAACAAAATCATAAGAAATTTCATCTTTATTAGTTAAATTTTATCATATCCGAAAATCAGGTATGATGAAAACCTAAATCTCAAAGGTTGTAAACTCGTTATCTATAAATATCATATGTTGAACACTCCCATCCGTGTGGATTATAACATTTCCTTGAAGCCAACTTGACGCTCCTTTATTGTAACCCTCTCTTAAATGTGTCAATGTTCCAACAGATAACACTCGCCCTTGCTTACCACAAACATGAGAATGCCCTACTATCATTTTTGTAGACATTCTTGTGAACTGCTCTAAACTTCCACGACTTCCGTTCGCACCTATATGACCATGGTGAGCAACTTCCCAACCATTTACAACGAAAGAATCATCGTAATCTAAACAAAATACCTGTTGTGGTGAAAAATTCTTTTCTATCATGTAGGCCACAACACCTTTTTTAGCATCACCTTTTAAAATAGATGAGGATAGTTCTAAATAAGTTAAGGCGTTTTTAATATCCTTTTTCCAATCCTGATTCAATATCCATCTATCAAACCTATCATTGTGATTTGCTTGAACAATAACCTTCTGTATGTCCCGACCGTCATCTAAAAACTCTATTAAAGATTCTAATTCGTCCATAACATCATCGGCTCCATCCTGCATTCTCTTAAACTGTTCTATCGGATTGTTTACAATGTGATTATTGACAGAAATACCATCTATAACATCATGATAAACTTCTACATCAGCGTTCATCTTATCTGTAAACTCCATAGATTTAACTAAAACATCTATATCCGTCGAACCCCAATGCAGGTCTCCATAAACCATACCTGATATTTTGTTTATCTTTTCAACCTTACCATTCTCCACCCGATGACACAAATCTGTGAAACTACCATCTGCATTCGCTTCAACCTGTCTGATAAAGAACACATCCTCATCACGAATTTCAACAATTACAAATCCAAGATTATGGTGAAACTCTCCCTTCTTACCCGATTTACTATCCGTATAGTTCGGTAGTGTTATCGCCCCTGTAGACAATAATATCTTCTTAGGATGACCTTCTAAAACAGGAACAGACTTTAAATGTTGTTTAGGATGTCCTACAATTGTAGTAGTTTCACCCGTCATCATTTCAAGTCCGCTTAAAGGTATAGACGCAGTAGGTTGTATCTTAACATCACCTAAAATCGTCAAGTATTTATGTATATCGTGTCGGTTACTATCCCAATACGGTCGTGTTAACGGGTTCCAACTCTCATGTTTAACTTCTGTATGAACAGATGTCGGGTTTTTGTATCTCCCAAGAATAACTGAAAGCTCAGCACCTAAAAAATCCTTATAAGCAAGGATATTATTCCACAATTCTAAATGTAAAGGTGTTTCATTCTGCTCCCAAGTGATTAAATAATACTTAGAATTTTTTAAAACCCTCCCTTTTGTTTCAAGCAATGCTTCATCTAACAATTTATCTTTTCCAATATTGTTAGTAACCTTCTCTCTTTCTAATAGTTTTGATACAGACCTTCTAATCGTATCTGTGTAAGTAATCTGCCTTAAACTACAAAACTCGACGGCAGTTTTGGTTATATTTCCATTCTGTTCGTCAAGTATTCTTTTTAAATCTTCTAAATCCTCTTCTGTATATTTTCGCATTTATTGTCGTTTATTAAATCCATAATTTAAACTATTTAAAAATTAATGCCACAAATATAAAACAATTTTTTGAATAAACAAATAAAACGCCCAAAAAAGTGAGCGTTTTAATGTTAAAATTTGACAATCAGATGCTTATCAGTTACAATCCCTATTTTTAGAAACTTCTCAATAGACTTTTCTATAAGTCTCGCAACAATACTTGGACTCAATGGGTTAAAAAGAACCTCACCATATTGACTTGTGACAATGGTTTTCTTGTAAAACTCATAATAGTCAAAAGTTAATTCCCTGATAAACTCCTCATTGTTCTGCCAAAATTCGTCTGTAACTACATCTTCACTGATATAGTCCCACACCTCTTCGAAAAATTCGTTATAGTCTAAAATACCGTTCATTGTTTATAAAATTATATTTGCAAAAATACCATTAATAGTGTAACTAACAAGCATAATAAAATGACACCTTATTGTTTTGAATTATTAAAACCTTTTTCATATATTTGCAAAGTGAATTTCAAATTACAGTAGTGCTCCAAACACGAGCAGAAGAAACATGAAAATTTTTCTCACTGATTTACAGTAAGTTACAGATTTTCGATAAAATTTCTTCTTATTTTGTTTGGAAGTTTAAAAATAATTTGTATATTTGCAGCGTGTTGATACTTCAAGCATCTCAAACAAAATAAAGTTGCGTATAAATGAGATGTAAGTAGTCGGAGGAAATGAGGGCCTCCAAAACAGCCGAGTGACGCAAATGAACTCTAATCTTCGAGATGGAGGGATTCGGTAGGAAGGGTTGCAGACTATTCAACCGCCTAAAAGCCTTCAACGAAAGTTGAAAAGATTTAGGAATATGGAGAAGCAGCGATAGACGGTTTTAGTAAACTCAAGTTTAGCCTATTTGAGGATTGGTCCGTCTAGACTATTGAAATAAACAAAGACCAATAGACTATGTCTTATGAACTTAAGACTCGATGCACATTGGCGGGAGTAACCATTTGGGTGTGCATTTAAACTTCCAACAAAGGGATTGGGAAGTGGGTAGTTCGGAATCGTGACGCCCAAAATCAGTGTCCAGCATTCACTGAGAAAGAACACGAAAAGGATATGGGCCTTGCTGGTAGGTAGTCCCTCCTGCCCTGACGCATTAAAGCGAGCCGAAAGGCGTTTTATAAGACCAAATTCGGTATTTCCCAGGAAATATCATCTTATAATCAGTAGGTGCGTCTTAAAGGGTGCTTGGATTTAAGCACGTGTGGAAGTAGGCTTTCCGCATAATAGAACGTGAAATCCCCTAGAACTAACCTGACTTGACATAACTTTTTCAAAATTGGAAAAAGTCATACCGTAGAGATGCAACTACGCCCGAGAGGGAAGGTTGGATTTGGCACTTTGCAAGAAAAATTTCTTAGTAGAGCTAAGAAGTTATCGGCCAAATCCCTAGGGAGTTCTATGCCCTTTAGTGCTCACCCGTCGTAAAGATAAATCTTTACTCCTCCCACACAGCGAAAAACACACCGCTGATTGTCCTACGCGGACGGCGGCTCGTTTCACTCGCTGGGAAATAGAAAAAATTTACTTGAAAAAAAACCGCATACCCGCACGAACGCATACCCACACGGACGCACAAAATTAAGCGCGATTTTTTGCAACTGTTTGATTTTCAGCGAGTTAGCGATAACAACCTGATTTTCAGCAAGTTAATTTAAGAACTTGGAAATCAGTGTTTTACATATTTAACGAAAAAATTTTACACAAAAATGAGCCAAAAACCAAAAATTCCACTGCATGTGGTGACTTTTAAGTTCGAAAATAGTTTCGACAAGGTGCACGCCTGTCTTCGTTTGTATGCAGAGGCAACGAACATCAAGGCTGGATATGTTCACATTAGACCAAGAATGGTGGATGTTTTAACATTTTACATCCTGTATGGTTACAGTAGAGATACAAAAAAGAAAATATTAGAAACAACGGGGTTTACCAAAGAGAATTTGAACCAAATTAACTCTGAATTAACAAAGAAAGGGTACTTGAGAATGGATTCAAGAAACTATAGAATTAAACATCTTAGTCCTGCTGTTCAAGGTTTGAAGGATTTCTTCGACAGTTCGGAAGACATAGAGAAATCACTATTTGCATTTTCACTAAAACGAGAAGAATGAAGAACTCAATATCATTTACCACCGACATATTGACAGAAGTTGCTGAGGAAGGTGGGTGGGATATAGAACAGGTTAAATTTTCATACGATTTGTTTTTAGAATCTATCCGCGATGCGATAGAAAACGAGAAAGCGACCTGTTTGGAGATTTACATGCTCGGGAGGATGTACTTGAAAACTGAGTATTTGAAGCATGTGTTTGAAAAAAGCCCAGCAACAGAAGAGCGATACAAAGAGCAGGTGGAGAGAGTTGACGCTTTGCGACAGTTAAACTTGAAGAAAAAAGAAATCCTTGGGAAGAGTTTTAGATTTTTCCATGGACAACCTGCGATAATCAACAAATACGGGTTCAGACGAGGTTACAACATTGACCAATTAGAAGAAATCCAAAATAACATTTAGATGAAACGACAGAAAATATACGAGTCTACGGATGCGATAAAAGATTTACCACTTTCGGAAATCGAGCGAAGAAAAGCAATTTGCGACAGTTGTCCGTTCAACTCCAAGAATGCGAAAGACTTGACGGTTATTCAGAAAATTCAACATCAAAACGGAAACTTCTGCACGAAATGTAGTTGTTACATCGAAAACAAAGTACAGAGAAGTAATGAATCTTGCGGTCTTGTTGAAGTGGGAGAAACACCACTTTGGACTAAGGTAATTTTGAAAACAGAAAATGAGGCTCATTTAGACGTCAAAAATCGCTCATTTCAAAAAAGTGATATAAGACTATCAGAAAATAGAGAAAGTGTCTTAATCGAGCTCTTTGATGCCTCAAATCGAACGTTACCGTTTTCATTGGTGGTAGAAAATACAAATGTTAAACTTATTGCAGTTGAACCATACTGTGATTGTTTAAAAGTTCAGATGGACGGATTACAGATAACGGGGAAATTAGATACTGAAAAGTTTCCTAAAGGTAAGTTTCAAAAATCATTTGAAGTATTTTATGTTGCAGAGGGTGTAGAGGGTGAATTAAGTACTGTTTTTACGCTGATTGGTGAAAAAGTTTAAAAAAATATTTGATGAGATGTCAGATGATGGGGCCCTTACAAAGGTGGTCATCCTCTTCAGACTAAGGATGGGGTGATTTCAAGTCACCTCATGTTGAATAGTTTAAATAGAGAGCAATTTTCAAACTCTGTGAACTAAGATGGTCTTGTATTGCAAGAATGTTAAATGATGATATACTTTCAAAGTACTCCGTCTTGTATAGTCCTGGTAGAGAACAACTTGCGAATTTTGTAACGGAATTGTGTAAAATGTTAGAATTACAAACTTCTTCTGTAATAAGGCGTTTAGACAAGGGTGTGATTTTAAATCACCTCCTTTAGACTAACAGCGAGATGGTGTTAGAAAATTAGATAATTCTATTGTAGGCGAAACCTACAATAGAAAATTGAATAACACGGGTGAATGCTCTTGAGTACGCTAAACTCGAAAACGCTATTACAACGCACTGTAAATCAGACGGTACCCTGAAACAGGGGATTGCTCATTCGAACGGAGTAGGTAGTTCTTTAGTAACTTTTATTAACGAAACGAATTTATACAGGTTGATGATTCAGTTGTAGGTAAACCCTACAACTGAAAATTGAACAATAGGGATGAACTATTCATAACTGAAGGGTAAGAACAACCTCTCAAAGTTGTCAAAAAAATTTGGAAGTTTGAAAAATTATTCTTACCTTTGCTGAAAATTTAAAGATTATGAACACATTAGAAATTTTTAGACACGAATTATTTGGACAAGTTAGAATATTGATTAACGAAAACGGGGAAGTTTATTTCCATGGTAGGGATGTGGCTACTTCTTTAGGTTACGTAAATACTCAAGATGCTATCCTAACTCATTGTAAATCAGGCGGGGTCGTAAATCACTACCTTGCTCATGAGAACGGATTTGGAGGTACGAACGCTAAGTTTATAAGTGAATCAAATATGTATCGATTAGTACTGAAATCTAATTTACCATCCGCAGAAAGATTTCAAGATTGGGTGGTAGAGGAAGTGCTTCCTACTATTCGTAAAACAGGTTCCTATTCTGTTGCTCCTAAGACAAGTGCAGAATTATTGTTAGCTCAGGCTCAACTACTAGTTGATTTAGAGCGTAGACAGATGGAAACTGAACAAACCGTTAGACAACAACAGGAGAGGTTAAACTCTTTGGAGTCAAATGTGGACCATATTATAGAGGTTCGTGAAACGGCTAAAGAACAATTGGAAACTCTACCATTATCTGAAAACACTTCTCCTGAACAAACATTGAGAAGCAAGATAAATCAAATCATTAAAGCTTATGTAAGTCTGACAGGTGTGAGTTATCCTGAAGCATGGGATTCCGTCTACAAAAATCTGTATTACAAATATTCAATTAGCGTTAGAGCGATTAAACCTATCAAGAAAGGTGAAAACAATCTTTCGAAGTTAGAAAGAAAAGGTCACCTTGATGCTGTTTATACTGTCGTTTCTGAAATGTTGAGAGACGGGAAATAGTAAAAGTGAAATTTTTCAACCTGATTTTCAACAACTTAACAAAAACTGATGAAAAAAGTTGTCAAAAAATTTGGAAGTTAAGAAAATAGGTTGTATATTTGCAGCAAGAATTTTGAGAATAGTCTTTCATAGACTTTGATAGATTTTTGTGTTAATAAATAAACTCTTTAATTTTAGGTTCGGGGAGTAGGCCTGTATGAGTTCAAATCTCTACCGAATCTCTAAACATCGCGAAGAGGAGCAAGAGGACGCTCGCGAGGCTCATTACCTCGAGGTTGCAGGTTCGAACCCTGCCTTCGCTACAAATTGACATGTAACTTTTTTCTATTATTATTTTGAATTTTTGATTTGTTAATCATTTATTTTTATTTTCCCACCGTTCATAACGGGCGGTGGGTTTTTTTAAAAAAAGGTTACTAATAAGAAATTGCTTATCAAAAATGCTACTTTTTTTAATTTGTAATTTTTATTTCATATTTTATTATTTTAAATCTAATTTTTGTCAGTTTATTAACGGTGGTTTATGAGTATATAGGTTGGAAGCGACCGAGTTAGATGAACTTGACAAACAAACAGATAGCCTTGCTTTATTGTGAGGCTGTCTTTTTCTACAAGAATTTATGGTAAGAGAATGACAGAAAAGATAAAAAAAGAATTAGAATAATGTATTTAACAGAGAGACATATAATAAAGAACAATGAAGAGTTAGACATACTTTGTTTTAAATCTAAAAATCTTTATAATAAAGCTTTATATTTAGTTAGACAACATTATTTTGAAACCAAGAATTATTTAGATTGGATTAAAGTTTATAGACTAATGGTAGATTCTAAGGATGAAGATTATTATGCACTACCTACTAAAGTATCTAATCAAACTTTAAGGTTACTTGATAGAAACTTTAGTTCATTCTTTGCTTTAATTAAAAAGAAAAAGAGTAGTAATTATGATAAACCCATTAGAATCCCTAGGTATTTAGATAAAGAAGGTAGGTATATAGCTGTTTTTTATAAAGAGGCTGTATCTAAAGTATATCTTAGAAAAGGTATAATTAAACTATCTTCTTTATCTATTGAAATACCAACTAAAAAGGCTAACGAGTCTAACTTAGTTGAGGTAAGAATTTTACCTAGAAATAATCATCATATAATTGAAGTTGTTTATGAAATAGAAGATAAGGAAGTTAAAAGTGATAACAGAAGATATGCTTCTATTGACTTAGGGTTAAACAATTTAGCTACAGTTGGTTCCAATGTAGTTAAACCTTTTATTATTAATGGTAAACCTTTAAAGTCAATTAACCAATATTGGAATAAAGAAAAGGCTAGACTACAGTCACTTTTAAAAGGTAACAAGAAAACTTCGAAAAGAATAAACAGTATAACTAACAAAAGAAACAATAAAGTTAAAGATTATTTACATAAATCTTCTAAAATGTTAGTGAATTTCTTAGTTTCTAATGATATAAGTACTCTTGTAATAGGATACAATGAGGAGTGGAAACAAAACATTAATATTGGAAAGAGAAATAATCAATCTTTTGTTAATATACCTTTTTATACTTTTATAAAACAGTTAGAGTATAAATGTAAATTAGAAGGAATTAATATTATTCTTACAGAAGAATCTTATACATCTAAATGTAGTTTTCTAGATAATGAAAGTGTAGAGAAACATGAAAGTTATTTAGGTAAAAGAATAAAAAGAGGACTTTTCAGGTCAGCTAAAAACAAGATAATTAATGCTGATTTAAATGGTTCACTTAACATTCTAAAGAAAGCAGTTGGAGAATTTCAGTATCCAATAGAGGTGTGTAGTACACCGTTAAGAATGAATATTTAGTAATTCTTATAAAACTTAAGACATTGATTGTCATTGTTTTAAGTAACTATGTCTTTTGTAGTATATTTTTGTTTAAATGAATTTTAGAGTAATAGCAATGGATGAGTTGAAGGATGTTTTCTTGAAACTTGAAAATTATTCTTTAACAGAGGTCCTTTATGCCGCACTAACCACCTTAGAAAAGGGTAAAGAGTTAGGTTGGCTTTTAGAAAAAACGGATAAAGAGCTTTATACAGCTCTTAATAAAATTGTAAAAAATGAGCGAGAAGAAGATGAAAAAAATTAAGAAGTCTGCTTTAGTTGCAGAACTTATAAAACTAACAGAGGATTATCTTACTCTTGTTGAAACTGTTAAAGCTTTAGGTCAAGAGTTACACGAAAGAGATTCTTCTCTGTCTAACCCGAGTGAGAAAGATTTAGATTTTGTAAATGAAACCCGTGAGAAGTTTTTCCTTTACGAAATTTATAACCAACAGGTGGGAATGTGGGCTTCATGCATTCATCATCTTTACAAGATTGTCTTACTTGACAAATTGGAAAACACTCTTGGGGAGAAGATGAAAGATACTATTGAAAAGATTTATCATTTAGCACCTGACGGTGTGGCAGTGGAAGGTTTGAATGTTAAATTCATCGACCCTAACCTGATAAACATCATGGATAATAAAGGTTTTGCTTTACCAGCTGAAAAATTTCAAGAGTTATTAGAACTTCAGAAGAAGAATGGCTAAATACATTAAGAAATCTGACGAGCAGTTTATCAAGAAGTCGTTAGAGGAACTGAAAGAACAGTTAGACAGGATTATGGAATATATTCAAGAGAATCCTTGGCAAAAGATGGACACGAATGTCCGTTCTGAAGAGTTCAAGTTTCAGACTTCTTTATTTGACAGTCACACGAAGTGGCTTAAAGCATACTTAGAGTTGTCAGGTGTCTTTGAATTTTATGAAGAAGCCATGAAAAATCAAGAAAAAGAAAGTAATGTTCGTCAAGGGCATACTGAAAATTCTATGATTGCTCATTATAAAAGTGGAGAGCTTGACAACATGTTGAAAAACTTAGAATGATGAGTTTAAAAAACGAATTTTTCATTTACATGAAGAATAAGCCTGAATGGGTGGACGGATTATCGTTTGAAAAACAGACAAGAGATGTTCAGCAGTTTTATCTTTGGGAGCTTAAAAAAGTTCGAGAGGGTGTAACTGTTGGAGGACATAAAATCCACCCTTGGATGTATTGGCATTTAAACCATTGGCACATCCAGCAGGACATAATGTTACCTGACGGGCAAACAGAAAGGGTGAATAATCCCCCTATCCTCAGGGACAACGAATGGTTTTATAACGAAAGCGTCATAAGGGCTGAGGAAAATCCTAAGAAAGGGTTATTTATTATGGGTTCACGTCGTCTTGGGAAGAGTGTTTCTATCTCTTCTTGGACCATGTGGAACGCCCAAACAAAATACGGTGGTGAAGCATCTGCTAATACTATCATTGGTGGTTCAACGGAGGACTTAACAGCGTTAACAACTTACATGAACCACGGTTACGAATACACACACCCAATGTTTAAGATAAACAGAATTACCAAAGATTGGTATAGTAAGCAGGGTGTTATATTTGGAACAAAACTTAAAAACAACGAAACCGATGTGTTTTCAAGGATACAGGTTATAAACTTGGACATGGGTTCGAATACTTCAAACCAAAAGACTGCGGGTGGTACGCCTGTATCTTGGGTATTAGACGAATGTGGTAAGTTTGCTTTTAAGAAAGCGTGGGAGGCTGCGAGACCTTCTTTTGATACAGGTTTAGGTACTTGGCGTATTAGTCCGTGGCTTTTAGGAACGAGTGGTAATATTGACATGGTTCAAGATGCTATGAGTTTAGCAAACAACCCTGAATCTAACAATTTGTTAGTTATGGATTGGTCTTTAATTGAAAGAAATAATCCTGACCCTACATGGACTCGAAAATCTTGGGCTTTATTTGTTCCTGGTCAGATGTCCTTAGCGATAAAGAAGGTAGATTCTAATCTTGGAGAGTATCTTGGGGAGAAAGACCCTGAACTTGAAAAGATAAAAATGCAAGTTACGCCTTGGGAGAGTGCTAACGCGGAGTTACAAAATGAGTTAAAGAAGTTAAAAAAGATAGACACTGTTGCTTATTACAACCGTAGAATGTTCTATCCTTTAGACCCTGATGATTGTTTCCTTCAAGATAGTTACAATCCATTCCCGACGGCAGAAGCTATAACACATAAAAATGAAATTGTTGCTCGTGGTGATACAGGAAAGCCTGTAGATTTACACATTAACAATAACAATGAGATAGTTTACAATATGTCTGATAAGGAAATAGCAGAGTTTCCTCACAAGGGTGGAAATATCGATGCACCTTTCATATTGTTTGAAGAGCCACCAGCTCCAAATAATAGACATATTCAACAAATATATTGTGCAGGTCTTGACCACTATAAACACGACACTTCTGATGGAGATTCCTTGGGTGCGTTTTATATTGTCAAAAGAAGAAGTAACATTTTTGATACTACAAAACTTGTAGCGTCGTATGTATCAAGACCTAACACCATGGAACTTTTCAACAGAAATGTTGAGATGTTAATGAAGCTTTATGGGGCGGAGGTATTGCAGGAAAATGCGGATATATCGTTTCAGCAATATTTGATGAGAAAACATGAAGCTGACATTTGGTTAATGAATGGTGAGAGTTTAGCAAAACGATTTGTAAATGCTCGTTCAAATCAAAATAACAAATACGGTATTACTCCAAACACTCGAAACATACAATACGTATTCAATTTGGTAGTAAGTTATTGTTGGGAAGTATTATCAGATAAGAAAAACGAAGATGGAATATCAATCCCAATGCTTGGCATCAGTCGTATAAAAGATGTAGCGTTGTTAGATGAAATCATCAACTATAAGAAGGGACAAAACCACGACCGTATTTTAGCATTCGGATATGCTCTTGCGTGGGCACAATATCTTGATGATGTGGGTGTGGAAGTTGGTCATCCTGAAATTGATTTAACAGACATCAACAGGGCTCGTAAAAATTTAAGAAACAGAATAGACTCAGGTTCGTTTTACTCTACTAAACGTTCAGGTTTTTATTAGTTTATTTTTCATATTCATAAGTTTAAATTTTAATTTTAATCATTACCTCTCACTTTAATCAGTGGGAGGTTTTTTGTTTTTTTAGAAAAAAAATTTGCGAGTTTCAAAAATAAGTTTTACATTTGCAGAAAATTTTAAAGTCATGCATGAAGAAGAATTGATTAAATTTATTAAACCTTTAATTTAAAATGATACTTAATAGAGAAAACATAGATATAAAAACTATTGGAGATATTAAACTCAATAGTGTAGAGATTGCTGAAAATAGTGGAGCTAAAATAATAGCTATGCTTACACACAATTTATATTCTAATCCATTACAAAGTTTTATTAGAGAGACAGTTTCTAATGCCGTAGATAGTACTAAGGAGGCTGGTAATGATAACCCTGTTGTTGTAAGTTTAACCACTGTTAACAACGATACGAGGATAACTGTTAGAGACTTCGGGACAGGTCTTTCACCCGAGAGGTTTGACCAAGTGTTTAGATTCCTTGGTGGTTCTACAAAAGAAAACTCCAATGATTACATAGGATGTTTTGGTATTGGTAGATTTAGTTGTCTTGCTGTGGCTAATGAAGCAGAAATAACATCTTTCTACGACGGTGTGTGTTACAAATACTTGATGTATAAGACAAGTAATGGAATCAATATAGATTTGCTCGACACTCAACAGACTGAGGAGGAAAATGGACTACAAGTAAGTGTGGTTATTAAACGCAGTCCTAATTGCATATATGCTGTTAAAAACACACTGGCTTATTTTGACAATGTTGTGATTATAAATGATGATTATATTGAAAACAATGTCAAAAAGGGTAAAATAGGAAGTATTAAACCTATCGAACTGTCTAACGGTGTAGATTTTCAAGTGGTTATGAACGGTGTGTGTTACTATGTGGATTTCGATAAAATAGAAAATGTCATAGGTGTCGATAAGACTCTATTGATTAAGCAAACGGCTATAGACTGTGTTGTAGATGTGAAAATAGGAGATATTAATGTTACTCCAAATAGAGAAGAAATAATGTATGATGATTATACATGTAATAACATTTATAACAGAGCCTTAGAAATAAAAAAGGAGTTTTTAGAGTTCAAAAAACAAGAAATAACCGAAAGTGGTATCACTAAGGATAATTGGAGGTTAATCCCGAGACTAAATTTTTTAGGTAACATGTATTTTGATTATGATTACTTTATTGAATTTAATGGAGAGTTATTCAATCAACAACAGGTAATGTACACCTACAGATTTTTGATAAAATTAACGATTCCTAACGATAACAACAATCTAAGTATATGTTTAGATAATTGTATAACAAGTAAAGATATAAAAATTGAAGATGTATTAAATGCTTTTGATAAAGGACAACTATTTAGTAGACCTGTTAGATTAAATAATCATACAAGGGACTTCCTTTACAAAGATTATGGATACGGTACGGTATTAGTAAAAGACTTTAATCTGTTAAAACAAGCTATTGAGTCTCTTGCTATGCCAGGTAACCCTAATGTAATACACACCTTGAAAAAATGGTTACTTGAAACTTTAAAGGTTAAAGAGTTAATTGTTCCAGAGCCTGAAAAGAAAGTAAAAGATAAAAAAGAAAAGCCTATAGGTGAACAAGTAAGATTTAAAATAGAGAAAGAAGTTCATTATAAGAAACTATCAGAACTCGAAAAGGATAGGGAACAGTATGCCATATTATCCCCTGATGAGGAAGCTAAATATAGTCATATCGGTAAAAGACATGCCATCAAGGTCAATAAAACTATGTATGATAGGTTATTACAGTTAGGGTTTAAGACCGTCAAGTCTATTGTAGATGAAGCGAAAGATGAATTATATTATAAAAAATTATATTGTGGGTTAGAAGGTGTTAACAATATCCTTAAAGAATTGGGTTATTCTATAGACCGTAATACTTATAAGAGGATAAAGCAGGGTAATTGTAAATATCATGATAATTATATTCGGTGGATTAAAGTCGATAAAGAAGTTCCTGAAGAATATAAGTGGGTTGAAAACCTTAGAAAATTAATAGAGGCACCTATCTATGGATATTTAAGGTCTACTATATTAAAACAATTATTACCAATTAACTTTGAAATAAACGATAAAAATGAAATTACAGGTCAGAAATCAGAGAGCAATCTTTTTGTTTAGCGATAACTCTACATTCATTGTAGAGCCGTTTACAGATGAAGATTATAACTTTTGTATCCATCATACAGAAGAAGAAATAAAAAATAAATTTACTACTATTATAGAGATGCCCGAGGTGGCAAACCTTGATATATCATCAAGTAAAATACTTACTGAGGAAGAGGGATGTATTATTATTCCCTCCGTATCTAAAATAGGATTACCTGAGATACTAATAAAGAGAATTATCGAGGCGGAGAAGAATGGGACAGAATTGAAATACGTTAATTTTTGGAAACTCCTTTCTCTCAATCCTAATTCTCATGCAAGAAATAATTTACTATGTTTCTTAGAGAAATTTGATTTTGATATTTTAGACTCAGGCTTATTTGTAGGATACCGAAATGTTGTATCTAAAAATGAATCTGAATTATCTGCTATCTTAGATGGGTATTCAGAGTTAGTAAGGACAGGTGCTGAAGAAAGTAATAGTTTATTATTAGCACTTAAAAGGCAGCAGGAGTATACAGACCAATACTCTAGAACATTCTCTATTAAATTAGGAGATGTTGTAAGAATGAAAAGAAGTAAGTGTGATGAGGACTCTAATAATCCTTGTTCAAGAGGTCTGCACATTGCTCATAAGGGTTGGAAAAGTTTATCCTCTTTTGGAGATACAACTATAGCGTGTTTAGTTAATCCAAGAAATGTAGTGTCTGTACCTACGGGCAGTGATTTGGGTAAGATGAGAGTTTGCGAATATTATCCTATGGATGTGGTTTTGGATAATATTGGAGATTATGAACAATCAGATGAGTTAATTGAAAGTCAGTTAAATTACATAAGTCAATTATCCTATGAGGGTAAAGTTAATAATAATGATAGTCAGCAATACAAATTCAAAAGAAAGTTTCAGACTTATCAATCTATTAAATTTGACTTAGAAGAACTAAAAAGAATATTAAATAAATAAACAAAAAAATAAAATTATGACAGAACTTATTAAAATTACAACAAATGAAAGTGGAAGCCAAGTAGTATCAGCGAGAGAGCTTCACAAATTTTTAGAAATCACTACACCACTTACAATATGGATGCCGAGAATGATAGATTATGGATTTGTGGAAGGTGTTGATTATGAGGCGATTAACATTTTTGTGAATGCTAGTAATAACATAGGTGGTACTAATAAAAAAGATTGGGCGTTGACTATAGATGCTGCTAAAGAAATTTCAATGATTCAAAGAACTGAGAAAGGTAAATTAGCGAGACAGTATTTCATCGAGTGCGAAAAGAAACTAAGAGATGTAGTATCAAACCAACAACTATACATTCCTAAGACTTTACCTGAAGCGTTAAGGGCATATGCTGATGAGGTTGAGAAGAATATTAAACTAGAAGAGAAAGTTAAGGAGCTTGAACCAAAAGGGGAGTACTTCGATAAGTTAGTAGACAGAGTCGTATTAACCAACTTTAGAGATACCGCTAAGGAATTAGGATTAGGTCAAAATGCGTTTATAAATAAATTGATTGAACTAAGATACATTTACCGAGACTCTAAGAAGCATTTAAAACCTTATTCTAAATTTGTAAAAGATGGATTATTTGAAATCAAAGAGTTCACCAATAGTCACACTTCGGGAGTTCAGACCTTAGTTACACCTAAAGGTAGAGAAGTTTTCTTAAGATTAATTAAAGGTGTTCAAGCGATAGATTTAAAGTTACTGAAAGGTTGAAATCAAAACGGAACAAAAAAGTAAAAATAATTCAAAATAAATTTGGAAGTTTAAAATATTAATTGTATATTTGCAAACATTAATTAGATAATATACACATGAAGAAAATTTTAATGGGACTTATATTGTCCACAATGGTAATTAGTTGTTCGAGGGTTGAACCTAATTATGAAGGTGTTTTAATGGAAAACTATGGTAGAAACGGAAAAGAAGATTTTTCTACGGTTACGGGTAAACAGTGGGTTATTTCCCCAGGAACTCAGTTATACCAAGTGCCAATGTTTGAGACTAGTGGAGACCCACAAGCAGTGCAGGTTTCTGCGAAGGACGCGGGTGTTTTCACAGTAGACCCTTCCTATCAGTATCAGCCTATCAGAGGTAAAGGTGTAGACATTGTTTTCAATTATAAACATTTAGGTATAGACGAGCCTGAGGTGATGATGGATAATGTGGAAAATGCTATATTAAACAAAATAGTTACTAACGCTTATAGAGAAGAAGCAAGAAACTATACCACTGACAGTTTGATGAACAATTTGAATACTTTTGAAAAGCAAGTTGAATCAAGACTTAAGAAAGAGTTTGAAGGTAAATTTTTTGTCTTAAATAATCTTACATCGGGTCTAAAACCTCCAAAGTCTATGGAGGAAGCAATTGAGAGAAGAAACAATTCTGTTCAAGAGGCTGAAAAAGTTAGAAACGAACTTCAAGTTTCAAAAATGAACTTAGAAAAAGCTAAAATTGATGCTGAAACAAATAGAGTTAAATCGCAAGGGTTGGATGGTAAATTGCTTCAAGAAAAATGGATAGAGGCAATCAGAAACACAGACAACAAAGTAATAATCACTGACGGTAGAACTCCTATAATTTTTAATCAATAATATTATGAGACACAATTTATTTAGAGTTTTCTTATTTTTATTAGGAAATCTTGTTATGGTGTGGTTGCTCAGATTGTGTTTTCAATATGAACCAATCCTAAGTTTCCTTTTAGGTTTGACTTATATTGTAGGACTTATCTATTTTCCATATAAAAAGATATGGAAGATTGAATCCAAAGAAAAAGCCGATAAGTACGTTTAATTTTGATTCCGTTAATTATCAAACATAAGTGATTCCTCTCGTTTCCCTGAAGAAATTCATATCGGGATGTGAATCTGATTTTTTGCAATACTATGCAAAGGAGTTATTTGCCCTCGGACTTACTACCCGAGGGTTTTTATTTAAATCGGTACTATGTTATACAAGGTAGGTAAAACCGCGGCTTAGTAATGTTAAAAGACACTTTCCTATATATACTACACACCACTACCCTATACAAATAAAACACTACTTCAAAAACAAATACCCCCTCCCTTTCCAAAACCAAGAACAATAAATTTTCCACTCTCTAAAAAATAACCTTCATAAACCCATCAAATTTCCACGATAATAATATCACCTATACAATCATACCAAAATAACATTTAAATCGAAATTTACCCTACCTATGTAGCCCATAAAGAGTGTCTACATTAAACTATCAAATATAAAATATCAAAACCCGCGGGGAAGTATTGTTACCCAAATCACTCAACAAAAATTCATACATATATTCATATATGAATATAGTATGCTACTCCACCACCTCATCTAAAAAATCAATACCTAAATAAATATACCCAATATATATTCAATTCCTCTATATATATTAACCTATATCTACCCAAATATATTTCACAGGTGTATATTATCCCATCTAATAACTTTCCCATTATACATGTCTATCTTTACGGACCAATTCCCGAGGTATATGTCAATCGAAACGGGCTGCCTTTTGTAAAATTGCGTTTCCGATGTATATGTCTATCAAAATGACCCACGTACATTGAACCCCCTCCCGCCTCAAAAGGATTTGGGTGCTACCCCCTACCTAAATTCGTGCTACCTAAACGCCTATTCATGGGCTTTTTTTGGCTTTTTCTTTTTCAGATATATTTTTTACTTATGCTTATTTGTTTGATACTACATTTATAAACTTACTTTTATAGTGTACTTTTATAACCTATATTCTCGGGCGCCGTTCGGTTTTTGTTTTTGATATGTTTTATCTTATATATTTATATCTAATATTTAAATTTTTTCCATTGCTTAAATTTACCTAAATACTTAAAAATTTGATTTTAGCTAATATCTTTTTATTTTGGTATAAATATATCTAAACGAAATTAACGCCCGTTTTTGATGCCTTAAAATCGTTTTTAACTACATTTATATGCTTATCATTTTGCACCTATATAGATACTTTATTTATACAGTTTTATTTTAACAAAATTTTAACATACTCACAAACGCCCTATTTATCGGCATTTATAAACTTTTTTATAAAAAACTTACTAAAAAATTTGTTTTGTATTGTTTTATTTTCCTATATTTGCAACATCAAAACGATACGAATAGAAGTTCATACATATAACGAAAAAAAATTTAAAAAAAGTTTATAAAAATTTGTTCAATTAAAAAACTTTTACTATCTTTGCAAAGTGAAATTTAAATAAGTAATAATAATTAAAACAAAAAAGTTATGTTAAACAAAAAAGAAATGGTTAAGGAAATTGCAAATCTAATTATTAACCGCGTAGATTTTAGTGAAATAGATTTTACTAAACAAAAAGTAAGGGTAACTAATTTAGGAAATTATGAGATTTTTAAAGGTTACCAGACTGATGATTTGGCAGATGCTCAGCTTAAAAGGGCAATTTATGATGTAGCGCAACCAATTGTAGATTTTGATTTTACGGGAGAAATTGAGGAAATTTTAGAAATGCACGGGTATTTTGATTACATTGAAAAAGACGAAATGCGAGATTTTCCAAAGGAGTTTTACTACGAGATAGTAAATGAAATCTATAACGATGAGCGTTTCAGTGAGCAAATAGATTGGTGCGTATTTGATTACTAAAACAAAAAGACCTAAGCAAGTCTAAAAAAGGCTTATTTTAAAAGAATAAATAAAAAGTAAATAATAAATTAAAAAATCAGAAATCATGCAAGTATTAAGTATTTTTGTAGCGTTAGGGCTACTTATCACATCAGTTAGTTTTGTAGCAGGAATTGTAAATTTAATTTACATTGTATCAAAACCATATTTTAAAAGAATAGAAAATATCTTTACGGGTATATTCGAAATAGGAGCAAGTGCAGGGCTTACCTTGTTAGGCTTTATAAACCCGACAATGGCAATTATCATTGTGACTATGTTAGTAATCGGAGCAGTAGCAGATTTGCTACTTACAGAATGGGAAAAAGGGAATATAAAATTCCCTTCCCTTAAACTAAAACCGATAGCAGTCGCAGGAATGCTATTTGTAGCGAGTTTAAGCCAAGCGGTGGACTTGGATAATGTAAGACAGGAGGATTTAATTTTCAATAGTGATGTAACCGAAATAGTAGGTTATCGCACAGGCTCCGACTATGTAGAAATTGAACCGATACCAATCACGGAGTATGAAAATTTCAATCCGAAAGGTGTCATACATACTGAAACGAGAATAAAGGCATGGCACTTAGTAGCGATGATAATCGGAAGTGTGGGCGTGTGGTATGTAGGTAGGAAGTATTTAAAATTAAAATAAAAATAAAACCTTTAAGGTGGTATAGGTTAAACCTTAATAATAAAATAAAAAATCAATAAGTTATTTTAAAACCAAATCAAAAATAGAAATTACTTAAAGATATTTGCCCACATCGTGGGACACTTTTTTGATTTTTTTATTATTATTATTTCTTTTGAGACTATCCGAATTTTCGGGTAGTCTTTTTTCGTATAAAAGTAACCACATTTTGCACCTAAAAACTCAAAAAATAGCAAAAATATAAGTGCTTGATAATCAAATGTAAAGTGCGTTTTTTCCTAGGGCAAAACACTTTAAAAATCCGATGCTAAAAAGTGTCAAAAATTGACAAATTTAATCACGAAAATAGGGCGTTTGCAGGGTGTTCGGATTGGATAAATTGTAACAGGTTTAGAGCAGTAAAATTTCAATCATCGGAAAAGCCCATAAAATCGTGGGTAAAAAAGTCTTACTATCTGAGAATCAATTATAAACTATGCTGATAGTGAAAATAAGGTAAGCGATGGTTTCAAGGCACTATAAAGATGATATAAATTTGTCAGTATAGGCGTGGTGTTTGGTATCCGATGGCGTGGGCGGTGGATTAGTATCGTTTTACTGAAAAAATTACATAAAAGCCTATAAATCAATGTTTCACATGAAACAATCATAACACTAAATTACTAAATTATAGCACGAAATAGGTGCTGATAGTGAATAAAAAATAAAGATATAAATAAAGGAAGTTATAAAATCTATATATAGGATATAATAAAAACTATCAAAAAGAAAAACACGGCACGGCTGGACAATCTACACACGCACACGCACGGGCTGGAACGGATTGCGTGGCTGGTGCGGTTTAGTATCGTTGAAAAAAATAACTTAAATGATACCTATATATATTATCATCATCTATATATAACAATAACATAACAACGGCACGGCTGGGATATAGTCACAATTATACTATATATATTATAATATAATAACGGCACACGCACACAATTGCACACAACGGGCGGGGCTGGATAATCAATAATACGGGCGGGGCGGGTTTAGTATTGTTTTTCTGAAAAAATATAAAAGATAACATATATAATAGTAACATAATATAAAAATCAATATACCTAATAGCAAATCGGATTGACAAAATTGCGTAATTGTTGTTGTGTGCTGGTGCTGGATTTGGTTTTTTGTTTGGATTTGGAAAAAAATAAAACGATTTAATTAAAATAAAATGGAATAAATAAAATAGGTGTCCCATTGCTGGAAATTAAAAAACCAAATTAAAAACTCGGATAAAATTAAGTTATAAATGATATACTGGGATAATGATTTATTAAATTGCTGGATTGTTTACCTTATATTATGTAATGACTAGTTATATTGTTTATCTTATATATTGTTATATTGATAGTATATATATATTATCTTAATAATGTTATATTATTGTGAATATTGCTATATATATTTGCTTTATTTTGATATAACGATTTTAAACGCTTATTTCCGCGCTTTTTGTGGCAACCTTATAAATACCATTATACAAATTTTTAAACCGATTTTTAGGCGGTTTTTGTGCCTTAAACTGGATAATTGCCGTTTAATCGCTATTATATTACAATCATACGGGCGGGGTTTTTCTTATTCTGAAAAAATATTTAGAAATTTACCTTAAATTTTTGATACTGAAAATCAACCACTTAAATAATTTTTTATAAAAAAGTTATAAAATAATTTGGTATATTAAAAAATCATCGTATATTTGCATCATCAAACAACAACAAAAGGGGTTCATTTAAAAAACACACACGAAAAAAAAACAAAAATTTTTATAAAAAAATTTGGTGGTTTAAAAATTATTTGTATCTTTGCAATGTAAAACAATGATAAAGGTGGTTTTTAAACATAACGAAAAAAAATAATTAAATTTTTTATAAAAAATTTGCACAATTAAAAAATAAGTTATAAATTTGCACTCAGATACTGAAAGGCGTTCATGTATATAACTAATCATTGGAGGGGCAACCAATTAAAAAAAGAGGCTTTACAAAAGTATATACTATATATACATTCCTACAATGTAGGTTTATTTATAGGGTAAATTATATACTTTTGTAAAGTGAAAATAAGGAAAAACAAAAAATAAATATTAACAATTTAAATTTAAACATTATGAAAAATTTAGTTTTAAAAATCAATCAAAAAGAAGTAAAAGTTAGAGAAAATCAAACTACACTGAAAGGCGTTAGGCTCGTAGTTAGTTATACCATTGAAAAATTAGGTATAAATAAAAAAGAATGTATGCTAACATTGCCAAATGGTTCAGTAATTGAGTATAAAAAACTCAACAATGTTAAGGCGTTTGAGTGTCTATTATTACCATCTATCAAATTATTAGATGATAAGACCGAAATAGGTGCAAAATATACCGAAATGTTAGCAATAGTTAGAAAAAGAATACTAAATTTACCTTTAAAATGGGAAAATGTAGGTAATACTAATTTAAATTATGGATATGATTTATACAGTAACACGATTTTAAACCTTATTGAGGAAAATGTTTTAGATAAAGATTTAGGTAATGAGTTTTTAGAGGAGTTAAAAGAAAATTTAAACTTTTTCACAAATTTGTAACCATTTAAACGGGCGGTTTAACCTCCGCCCTTACTTTAACATTTAAAAATTACATTATGGAAATCTTTTTAGGAAATAATTTTGAAATAACAAAAAGCGGTTTAAGTGAGGGTTTTATTAGAAAAAAATCAAAAAGACTAAAAAACGAAATCACTAATATAAAACAATCTAAAAAAGGTAGAAATCGTATGCAAAAAAAGATTGAAAATGCATACGAAATAAATAAAAGAAATGCCGTAAATTTTGAGCGTTCAGCACGAAAAACTGAAAATCAAATAATAAAGGAAAAAAACAATTTTGCAGGTATAACATTAACCAAACAACAACGATTATTTTTGGAGCGTAAAGGTTTAGAAATTTTTTTAGACCGATACCCACAATTTGCATAAACACAGGCTTACCTATTAGGTAGGCTTTTTTCATACCTATAAATCAGTGCGTTGATATGTAAATTTTCACTATCAACGAAATTTTGTGAGGTTCTCAATAAAGGGAGCTATAATAATTTTAATAATAATAAAAAATAAAAATATGAAAATGGAAGTTACTTTAAAAATTAAAAAAGATTATGTAAAAGCGATTTTACATAAAGGAAAAACAAAGGCACACACACCAAAATCTTATAAAGAGGTTGGATATGCAGGACACGATATAGGTTTTTGGGCAAGTCAAGAGCATTTGACAATGTATAGAAACTCACGAGGAGAGTTGATGTATAAGGTTTATATTAACGGGAGTATATTCCCGTTTTATGGAAAATTAGAAATTTTAAATTAAAAATCAAAAAAATTATGAATACAATATTAAACAAAGTAATGGTTTATGTAGGCACTTATAAGAAATACAATGAAGGTAATATATTTGGAGAGTGGCTTACTCTTGGAGATTACATAGATTACAGCGAGTTTATCCAAGCGTGTAGAGAATTGCACGAGGACGAGGAAGAGCCTGAACTAATGTTCCAAGATTGGGAGTGTCCCGAAGAATTGCAAGGTTTTATTAGTGAAGTGGGTTTAGATGAAAATCTGTTCCTACTGAACGATGTGCAGGAGGATGAAGAGCATGTAATTGCATACTTGGAATATGCAGGAGAAATCACAGAAAAGAGAATAGAAGAGGCAAGGGATAATTACATCGGAGAATTTAACGATTACGATGATTTGGGGCGTTATTTTGTGGAAATAAATGTAGTGGAAGTGCCTGAAAGTTTGAAATATTACATAAATTACGAGGATTACGGCAGAGATATATCCTATGATTTGGTAGAAGTAGGTAATCATTATTTTTGGAATTAAATTGTTATTATATGTTTTTAGTGAGGCTTACAAATAAGGTAAGCCTTGCTTTTTAAAAAGTAAAATCTTATGGAAAAATATTTTGTAACAAAAGAAGAAGCAATAGCACTTGCTGAAATTGGTTGTAAGTTTGACACGCCGTTTTATTATGATAGGACAAATGATGTAATGTTTGATGTGGAGGTATATATGGGATATGATGATGCAGGACACAATGAAATAGTAAATTGTGACTTTGATGATTTACAGTTTGAGCGTTCGTCAGATAAAGAAATTTTAGCACCTACTATTCACGAGGCGTTAGAATGGTTTGAAAGTAAGGGAGAAAGATACATGATTAAGGTAGAATTTAATGATTATACAGCAGAAGTAATGCAGGAGGGAACATTTATTCCAATCGGCAAATATAAAAGCCGTAAGGAAGCAGAAGAAAGCATAATGAAATTCTATATCCGAACAGGTATAGAAGAAAAGATTTACAAGTTGGAAAAATTAACTAAAATTTAAAAGAAAATTATGAAAGATAGATTAAATAGGCTTATAGAAGCAAACATAAATAGAGATTTGTTAGTAAAAACCTATACTGACGATGACAGAATAAGTCTGTGCGATTATGTCATCACTACTCGTCATAGTGTGGCTGATAAGTATGTAGAAGACATTGAGGCTTTGTTTGAAGCAGGGATACTTACTGAAAATGATGTAACATACTTATTATTAGAGGATTACAATATATTTGAAGGAATTTTAGAAGATGCGTTAAATAAATTATAATCATGGGAGCTTTAAAACAAATGGTAAAAGATAGAATTTTGAAAGCCATTAGATTACGGGATATAGTTACTAAAAGTAAAAATACTTATTCTAAATTTAGTCGTTGGGAGTTAAACGAAAGCCGTTGGATAACCATCAATGAACAATATAGGAACGATTTGGATTATCTAATAGAGCAAAAAATATTAGATGAATACACAATGGGTTATTTATTCTCTGAACAATATGATAAAATTATAGAAAAATTAAATGGAAAATGAAATTTTAGACTCAATGTTAAAAGTAGTATACTTCGTGGATGATGAAAACAAGGAACCGTATCTTGTACACTGTGAAGTAGAGGATGGGTATTGTGTGTTGGGATTAAAAGATTATCCATACACACCACAAGACTTTGAAACACCGAGAGAATTATTGAGAAGCTTTCCTACAAAGGAGGAAGAAATGGAAGCAAAAAATATAATAATTAAAAAATTAGAACAATGAAATTAGAAAAGATATTAAGTAAGAAAATGGATATTGACAATATCGTAAATTATTTCGGAGTTATAATCGATGGAAATGTGATTGTAACAAATAGACACTTAGCGATTGTTTCACCTTTGAAAAACTTTATCAAGGAGGGAGATGTCCATAAAATAGAGGGATGTTTGTTTGACTATGAAGCGATTAAATTGCTTTCCTCAAAAGACAGCAAGAATTTGGTAGTAGAGGAAGGATGTTTAAAATTGGGAAATGTGGAATATAAAGCCGTAGATAGATATAATGAGGAGGGAAAATTTACAAGAGGATGCAATTACCCTACGAAAAAAGGAATGATGGGTATCTGTTTTGTAGAAGAGGGAGAGCCTTGTATCGTTAAGGTAATTGCAGGAAAACAGTTAGCATTGTTTGAAGAAGTTATGGATTTGAAAAATTCATACACTATAATTAGAAATGTAAAAGGTAAGGAAGATAAAGTTATAGTTTACCTTAAAATGGCAGAAGATAATTCAGGTAGTTATGCTGTATTGGCAGGAATTGAAAAAGAAAAATAATATGAAATCATTTGTAGATAGAATAGAAGAATTAAGAAACGAGGCAGTAGAATCAATTATGAATAACATAAAGCCTCACAATAGAGTAAGTGTAGAAAGATTTGGAATTGAAGAAGAAGAGTTAGGACTTATAACTTATATCAATTCAGATTATAGCTTTAATGTTCAAGGAGATGGTTTTCCTTATCATATTAGAAAGTGTTCAACAGAAACGCTTTGTGTTATAGCAGATGAGTTAAATTTAAATAGTTAGAAATCATGGGATATACAACAGTAATAGAAAGAAAAATATACATAGGTTCTAATTGGAATTTTAGAAGAGAGAAATTTGGAAAGTTAGAAATTAAAAGTTTCCCAAGTAATATTACACCTTTTGATACATCTAAAATAAAAGAGATTGTGATTGAAGAGTGCAGTTTTCCAAATGATGATTTGTTTGAGTTATATAAAGAATTAGATGATAATATCTTATACGAGAACGAATGGTGGGCTGGCGAATTAAATAAGGAGCATGTAGAGCAGTTGATTGATTTGATGGAAAAAGATGATGAAACTTTTTCAGAGGAAGAAGTTAAACAAATGAAAGACTTTTTATTAGGAATGTCTGATGAATGGTTTTATGAAATTAAATTAGTATAAAATGGTAAAGACAAAAGAAGTAAGAAACAGCCGTATAAATCCTACGGCTGTTACAGATGAATTTAAATCAGAAGTTGGTAAAATCTGTGATATATTAGGTGTTAGAGAGCCTGATTTAGTAAGAAGTGCCGTAGAAAGTTATGTAAATTCTTTATATCGTAACGGAGAAGTAATTAAATTCTATGATGAGTTTGAGAAAACAGGTGTAGGAACATATTATGTAGCAGGAGAATATTATGAAAACGGAAAGATGATGTATGAATTTACCCTTGTAGTAATGAATGAATTTAACACGAGAATTGTGAGTTATGATGTAACTTTTTTAGATGGGAAAATTCCTCAAAACGAGGAGATTGTTTGTAAACAAATTATAAATAAATACGAAAGAATTTATTAGTGTTCACTATCAAAAATTTAAAAATATGAGAAGTGTATTAGACCTTATTAGTGTATATGTAACTACTCTTGAAAAAATGAAAACAGACGATGTTGAGGGTCGCAGGCTTTGTTTAGGTGATTATGAAACAATAGAAGAATTTTACGATGCTTGTAGAAAATTACATAAAGATGAGGAAGAACCTATATTTTGGTTTATAGATTTGGAAGCACCTGACAAATATGAAATGTTTATTAAAGGTGATTATTTAGATGAGAATTTATTCCTATTGCAAGATGTTGATGAGTGCGAAGAGGGTGTAATTGCTTATTTGAGATATGAACAAATAATTGATGATGTATATATTGACTATGCAAGAGAGAATTATATAGGAAAATTTGAAAATGATTATGACCTTGGTAAGTATTTAGTGGAGGAGTATAATACATTAGAATTATCTTCCGAAGTAGAGCCATTTTTCGATTATGCTCGTTATGCTTATGTCTTTAAAATGCACAATCTTTTAGACGTAGAATTAAAGTATTATTATTGGAAATAATTTAAAATTTTAAAACATATGAAAACAGTAATTAAAGGAGCAGTTTATAAAAGAGAAAACGATTTAGTTATTCCTCACTATACAGGGGAGTTTTGGATGGTAGATTGTGACAACTATGTTACAATGGAAGAGTTAGAGCAAGATTATGATGAGGACTATATTAAAGAGGTAGAAGACAACTATATTGAGTATGATGAAGTTAAGTATTATTATGCTGAGTATAGTCCCGAACATGTGGAGGATAGTTGGGAATTATTATCAGATATTAGTGAATTAAGATTAACCGAAATAAATATTTAAATTATGGGATATTATGTAGACTTTGAATTACAAATTCAAAATGTAGATAAAGTAGAAAATATTGTAGAAAGTGTTGAGGAACTTTGTCCAGACTTAATAGAAAATATAGAGTATAGCGAGTATAGCAGTAGTATTGAAGAAGAAGTTAAATCAGGCTTTATAACATTTAATTCAAAATGGTACGACCGAGAAGAAGAATTGAAGGCTTTGACAAAAAGGCATCCTGAGTTAAACATTACTCTATATTGTGACGGAGAAGATAACGAACGATGGGTAGAGTATTATAAAAACGGAGAAATGGAAATAGGCATTGCAACTCTTGTTTATTCTAAAACAACATTATGGTAGAATTAAATATGAATACAAAATTATTAAAAATAATAGATGACCTCGGATGGATACACGAAGAGGAAGGAGTAGTAAGCATTTGGTTTCAGAGAGAATTTAGTCCAGCACACCTTGATAAACTCATTAAAGAATTTAAAAATAAATGTTTAAATGAGTTTGAAGAGTATAACATTAAAATAGGTAGTGTTATTTGGAATGAGGATACTAAATCATATGTAATGGATTACACATTAGAAGGATATGGACTGTTTGTTTTAAGAGATAGTTATGATAATGACAATCTTGTGAATGAACATGAGGATAAAACATTTGAAGAATTTTCATTAAACATCAACATTTATAAAGAAATAAACCTTATGTTTGTAGAAAATGTTATAAAACTTACAGAAGAAAACATATTACAAGATGACTTTGTAGTGGTGGTATTAAACGAGGACAAAGAACGAGTAGAACAAATATTTGAAGAAGCATATCAAAGATTAAAATAAAAAATAATTCAAAATGGAAAAGAAAACATATAAATACAGATTACAAAATATTATTAGACAATTACCCTGGGTGTATAACACTATTCACACGGCAATAGTTAGCAGACTACCTGAATTTAATTATCAACAAGTAAATGAAGAAATAGAAAGGTTTAAAAGACTATGTGAAAAAGAGTTTGGAGGTGTAGAAATTCTCGGGATGAGTTGGGATGATAAAAATGGTATGGTGCTTACATTTAATTTTGAGTATGATGAGGAAACTCTTATGCATGAACGACTTACAGAAATAATTGAAGCCTTTAAGAACGATGAATTAGTAAAAGAAGAATTGTCTGAAACATCTATGACAGATGTAGGCGAGATGGAAATAGTTAAAAAACTAACTATTGTAGATGAATATAAATACCTATTTGAAGATTTGGTATCGTTAGGTGTTTTAGAAGAAACATCTTATAGTGATATATTTGATGTAGTTGTAGGACTTAAATCAAAAGAGGATGTACTAAAACAACTTATACGAAGACACGCGAACATTAATGAAAATTATACCGTTATAGCTGAAATAATAACATTGTTATTTACGGAGATTATGTTGAAGCCTACAATGATGTAGACCCACAAGGTAATGAGCGAATTGTCAGTTGTGTTGAATTGTCAGAGGAAAAACAAGAAGAATTAATTAAGTTCATTAAATCAGTAACTTTAAAATAAAAATCAAAATGGAAATTAAAGAGATAAAAGATACAGGTCGTATGATAGAAATAGCAAAAATGGGAGAGGTTTATCGATTGAGAAGTTGCGTAGATGCATCAATTTTAGTAGATGGTACTCCTTACAAATTCTTACCGACAATGGTGAAAGGTATATTGAGTTGGGTAGATTATGATTTAATTCGAGAAACATCTTCCTGCTTTGCGATAGATGTTAAGAAATCCGAAGTTCATTTTACAAAAGATGGAAGTAAAATAGTTTACGATGAGTTTACTTGCAAAAACCTTGTAAAAAGGGCAAAAGAAATTGAGAAGTATGTAATTAATTTAAAATATAAAGAATTACATGGGAACATTCTAAGAGACGAAATGTGGGATGATATTGTAGAATTAGAAACTTTAACTTCGGACACTTATGTGTCAATACCTTATTCGTTCCCTGTTGTTGTGGAAGATGAGGTTTACAATTCTTCCAAAATATTATCAATTCTTGAAGAGTGGGAAGAGATAGTTGTAAATCATAATAAGATTTTCAATGTTGAAAATGGAATAAAGAACCACTCTATTAGAATGTTAGAAATCAGATGTGCTGTAAAGAGAGGAAGAGTTTTCAAAAGAACAGAAAATGTAGATGTAAGTAAAGCAAAAGAATTATCTTTGTATGTAGACAGTGTGATAGAGTTGAGAAATTGGTTACTTGAAAAGGTGGGTAATTGTCCTGTGAAAAGACTACTTATTAATGGAATGTGTAATTCTATAAAACTTAAATAAAGATGGAGGTAGTTTGGACAATTGTATTTAATATAATCTTGACTTTGGCGGCAGGTTATATATCGGAGGAAATGGATAAATAGTAAATAAATTAAAATAAATATTATGAGAAAATTAGTTTTAAGTTTGGTGACTATGTTGTCACTTGGTGCTAATGCACAGTCGGTAAATGTTAAAGGAGGTTTAAATTTTGCAAGTGTTTCAAACACTAAAGCAGGTGTTGCCGTAAGAGGTTATTTAGGAGCGAGTTATGAAATTCCTGTAAATGAGAAATGGAGTTTCCAACCTGAATTACTTATCAACCTTAAAGGTTTTGGAAGTTACACAGAGTCTGTTTACGCTGAAAGACCTGTGTTAAGGGTAAATCATGGATTAGGAATGGTTCAAACTCGTTACGAAAAATACCTTGCAACAAATAATGTTCCTTCTTATACAATGTTTTATATTTCACTTCCGTTGATGATGAAATATAAAATTGTAGAAAAGTTTAATGTTGAAGCAGGTTTAGAACCATCTATTCTTTTAAATAAAAATACAGGTTACGAAAAAACATTTGATTTAGGTGTAGCTTTTGGAGCAGGTTATCAAATCAATGAGAAGTTAGGTGTAGGTGTGAGATATACACTCGGTCTTACTAACACCGTTGACTATAAAGATATGCCTTGGATGAATGAAGAAAGTCACAAGAATCGTAACTTTCAGATTGGTGTAACTTACAAATTAAAGTAGTATGAAAGAGAAAACTGCGTTGTATATTGGTTTAACGCTGATAGCAAGTGCCGCGTTCAATATGTATTGCTTACTTTATATAATAAGAAAGGAACAAGAACCAAAGGTTTCTTTTCCTGAAGAGTATAATTTAGTAACTGAACAAGATAGTTTGAAAGCAATTTATAAGAACGATACATTGTTTATTGAATTTAATAACGCTGTAAATCAACGAGTTAAATGAAAACATTAGTAGAAATTACTTTTCAGTTTGCATTTATAATATTTTTGCTTATATTTGCAACAGGATTACTTATTGAAAGTTATGAAATAGCAGGTCTCGGATTACTTGGGGTAATTGCAGAATGTTACATCTTTAAGATATTCCTTGATAAACCTTAGGTTCACTATCAGCAATTTTTAATAACCTTAGCCTGTGGTCGTGAAAGCCACTTCCGCAGGCTTTTTTAAAACAGGTAATATGGACAATTTAATAATAGAAAAGTTAAACCACCCAACAGAAACTACTGAATTTGAGGATTTGGAAATAGGAGATAAACTTGTTTCGGGCAGAGTAGAAGTTAAAGAATATAAGTCAAGTGTTCCTTATGATGGAAATTTGATTAGTGGCGGTTACACTGAAGAAGATTATGAATACGAAGTAATAATAGATAAAATTTGGTAAAATGGAAACATATGTAATTCAAATAGAACATCCTAAAATCGGAATAAAAACAATAACCATTGATGAAAAATGGCGAGAAATACTTTTAGAAGATTTGGGAAGATGTTGTTCAGATGAAATTTGCAACATTATTGTAGAAGATACCGATAAAGATATCTATGTAATAGGTAAAGAAATATTAAAAGAAGGAATTATTAAAATTAGAAAAATAAATTAAAATATAAAGTGTTATGTTTAGTGTTGGAGATAGAGTTTTTGACCATAGATTTGGATGGGGTGAAGTTACTTATGTTTATTCTATCAAAAAGGTAAAAGATGCTTATAATTCTTTTAATTGTGAAGTTAAATTTGATAAATACACAGACGAAAAACCTTTTATTTACACTGACCATGGAGCATTAACAGCGTTATCCTTCACAGAATACGCGCTACAAGGATTTACTCAAGAAAAGCCCGTGAACTATGAATATTACATAGGAAAATGGGGTAAGTTTTGGGTTAATAAAGAGAAGACAGTTGCAATAGGTAAATTGTGTGATTATAAACCACATGCAATCTGTCGTTTCAAAATGAGAACCCACGACGATGAAGTTGCTTTTTACACAAACTTCGAACCACTTACAGAAGAACAGATAAAAGTTTTAGAATTATGAATGAAATAAAAATAAGACCTATTCCCGAACTATTAAAAGTCCTTAGAGACAATACTGATAATATAGTTCTGTGGCAGTTACCAATAGAAGGGATAATGGAATTGGCGGTTTTTCATGATATGTTCACCTTGGAAGAAAGATATGTTTTAGCAGGACTTCTTATAGAGTGGGGAATTAAACCTGATGAATATGTTGTGGAGCCGATATGGAATTTGTTAGATAAAATTATTGATTTTTATGAAAACCATTAAATAAGTATATTATGGAAAGAGAAGCACGAGTTGTAGTGGACTTAAAACAAAAACTTATAGAGTTCAGTAAAATTAAAGCAGAACTTGTAAAGGAAATAGGAGAGGAAATCCCTTCAGATTTTTTCCCTCCTGCTGAATTTGAAGAAGAAGATTTTGATTTAGAGGTTCAGGGTGATGAAGTTTATTGGAGTTGTACAGATAAATCTACATGGCTCATAACTTACGGAGCAACACCTATAAGTTATTTTGACAAAACTAATAAAGAAATTAAATTAATGTTGTTAAAAGAAATACAGGATTCTTATAGGAAAAGAGATGAAGAAATCGAAGATAACATTGAAAGACTTAAAGTTCGAATTAAAGAGCTAAACGCTTCGAGAAGGTCTGAAATTGGTAAATGGATTAAAGTTAAACACTTGATAGAAGAATTGGGATGACACTAAAAGAAATACAAAAGAATTTAAAGCAGATTGTAGTTGACAAATTCAGAGAACTCAATCAAATAAGAAACGAAATTATCGCTGAATGTGGAGAGTGGGCAGACAAAGACCCCGAGAAATATACTTTCCCAATAGGAGAGTTTAGTGAGAAAGTATTATTCATATATGTTTTATCTGAAGAAGGTATAAAATGGGGTATCTTAGGAAAACCGAGTAAGACAATTCCGTTATATTATTTTGAAAGAGATTATGATACTTTAAAGAGATGGTTTCTACGAGATTTACGAGACAACTATAATAGTAGGTTGAAAAGTATTGGTCAAAGTTATCACCACCATAGAGAACAAATGAAAGAAAAAAGTGAGTTATATTATGAAGTTGAAGAAAAGTTGAATATTATTAAAAAAGTATTAGAAGATAATGATGGTAGATGATATTTATTATCCTGATGGTGGCGGGATAAAGGGACAAAATAAAAAGAAAGCGGACTTTTATTTGTCAATTCAACACAGAAATGTGAAACTAAATAGACTTCCATTGACTGCATCAGGATATGGAGATTTTTTGAGAAATCTTAGAGATATAGGAGAGTCTTCTCGTCCAAAATACCTTTGGATAGAGACAGTAAATTCCGATAGGTATATTGTTTCTCGAGAGGTCTTGACAGGTGGCATTGTAAAAATAGAAAAAGCATGGAAAAATTCGGAGACATAACTAAACTTAGGATATTAGTAAATCCAAATATATCTAAAAGATTATTTGAGTGGCTGGACGGAAGAGTAACTGTGGATACCTATGATGGGTACGCACACCATGAACCAGCAATAATATGGATACATGAATACTATGTAAAAGATATTATAGAAGCCTATGAAAATACTCATGAATCAATGAGATTTAAGGAGTTAGACTCTTTTGTAAAATTTCTACAAAAGAACAAAGTAGACTATGTTAAATTTCCTAATGGATATATAGAATATGAGAAAAATTAAAGAAATTACATCCTTAGAAACAAGACTTATAGAGTTATATAGACATAAGGTAGGAATTGAAAAAGAGAAGGGAATTGAAATTTGTTTTAAGTTTATTCCTTCTGAAAGAATTAAAGAAGATGGGCTTGAAAATATTGATTTGGATGGTTTAATAAGAAACATGAATACTGGAACGATGAGTGATACAGATCTTGAATGTTTGGAAAGTTTGAAAGCAAGATATTCTTATTTATTAGAAAACTATGAGGTTAAACAGGTTCTCGGAGACCTATTTTATAGTAGCCCGTTTAAATTGAGAAGGAGGAACAGAGGATAAATAATAAAAGATATGAGAAAGATATTATATAGAGCTAAAAGTCTTGAAAAAGATAATTTAGGAGAATGGGTTTATCTATATTTAAATCGGAATACCTCTATACCTTTAGTAAATTTTAGTTAAATATTTGGTAAATTAAAATATTATTCTTACATTTGCACCTATGAAATTAAACAAAGCATATAAATTTAGATTGTATCCTAACAAAGAGAATCAAGTTTTACTTAGTAAACACTTTGGTTCTGTTAGGTTTATCTATAATACTATGCTAAAGTTTAAACGGTTTTATTATGAGAAGTTAGGAATTAATCCGTCTAATGGAGAACTTAGTTACGCTCTAACTCACTTAAAGAAATTAGAAGAATACTCTTGGTTAAATGAGGTTAATGCTCAAACTTTACAAACGGTACTTAAAGATTTAGATAGTGCTTTTAAAAATTTCTATCAAGGTAGAGCGGGATTTCCTAAGTTTAAATCTAAGAAGACTAATAGATTTAGCTTTAGAGTACCTCAGGCTGTATCTATAGTTGATGGAAATAGACTAAAGATACATAAGTTTAAAAAGGGAATTAAAGTTAAACAACATAGAGAAATCATAGGTACAATTAAAAATGCTACAATTAAGTTAAATCCTTCAGGTAAATATTATGTTTCACTTTTAGTTGAGTATGATAACCAAATACCAACTAAACCTAAAATTGAATATAATTCTGCGGTTGGAGTAGACTTAGGAATTAAGACTTATGCCACACTTTCTAATAAATTAAGTTATACCTATCCAATGTATTTAGAAAATAACTTAGTTAAACTTAAAGATTTACAGACTAAATTCAGTAAATCTAAAAGTAAAAGAGTTAGACTTAAAATAGCTAAACTTCATAAAAAAGTTGCTAATCAAAGGTTAGATTTTATACATAAATTAACTAAAGAATTAACAATTAATTATAAAAGTATAGCTATAGAAGATTTAGATGTAAAAGAAATGTTAAAGAATAATTCTAGTTTATCAAGAAGAATTTCTGATTGTTCTTGGTTTACTTTTAGACAACTTTTAACTTATAAATCTGAACTTTATGGTTGTAACTTAATTGTTATACCAAGGTTTTATCCAAGTTCAAAAAGTTGTAGCAACTGTAATTATATTAATGATAATTTAAAATTAACAGATAGAAAATGGTTATGTCCTAACTGTGGTTTAACCCTAGATAGGGACTATAATGCATCTTTAAACATATTAAACAAAGGCTTGGAACAAGCCTGATAACCTTGAGTTATCTTGAAGCTTCGATACCTTTTAGGTTAGGAGTAGTTCACTGTAGGAAATATATACGAAAAATTGTAAAATGACTAAAGCATTTNTCTGAAAATCAGTTACTTTTATAGTATGTTATATAGAAGCGTTTTGTAAACACCCACATAAATAAAACTTTTCAAACACCTTCAACAGAGCTTTTAAATGCGAATGCCGTAACTTTTTCTCATTTATACCTCATATTTCATAATTATTTATTACTTTTGCACTTTAAAAATAAAGAAACATTTGTAATTATGATATGAAGAATGTACTACTACATCATACTTGCAAACAAGATGGAGGGAAAGATCAAGTGCTAAAAGAAGCTCCTTTTTTTGCAAAAGAAAATCAACAGATAAATAAAGAACAGTTTTTAGGTTCAGGTTATTACCTTTGGGAAGATGATATAGAACAAGCCCATCATTGGGGTAAAAAACACTACAACAACCAATATTATATCGTTGCTTTTCAATGTGAGATAGATGAAGATTTTCTATTAGATTTGAATAGTAGAGAGGGACAAAAAGAGTTTTTTGAACTATACAGTTTATATGAAAAAAGAGCAAAACAAATTAATCAGAATGTAAATAAAATTCCTCTAAATACTTTTTTTAATTTTTGGTTTAAAGGTAAATCTGGAATAAAATTTGCATATAAAGCTATAAAAGTAAAAGACGAAATAGCTTCATCGAAAAGAGAACAGAGATTTGATTTTACTTTTCACAAACCTAATTATACTTATTTGGGAGGGGTTTACTTCTATTTCTTTAAAAGAAAAGAAGATATGAATGTTATTAACAAAGAAATTGTAAAATGACTAAAGCATTTGAATTATTTAAAGAGAGTTTAGAAAAAATATCTGATGAAGATTTTGCTAAAATTTTAGATGAGATGGAAAATAAAGAATTAAAAATAGAAATACCTGCTGGGTATGAAATTGATAAAGAAAATTCAACTTTTGAAAAGATAGTTTTTAAGAAAGTTGAAAAGGAACTTCCGAAGAGGTGGGAAGATTTAGGTGTTATTAGAGGTTTTTATGTAAATGGTTATAGTAAAGTTGAAACTTTCGGAATACACGATGTTAAAGAAGAAAATAAAAATATCTTTCCTTCTGAAGAAGAAGCAGAAGCATGTTTAGCACTTGCTCAACTTTGTCAACTGAGAGATAGGTACAATGATGGTTGGAAACCTGATTGGGATAGTATGTCAGAAACAAAATATGTCCTAGAGATAAGTAGGAATATTGTAGTTAAAAATTTTTATGGTAACAGACATAAAATATTAGCCTTTAAAACAGAAGAACTTAGAGACAAATTCTTAGAAAATTTTAGAGATTTAATTGAAACAGCAAAACCTTTATTATAATGAAAACATTCAATTTTGATAAACCTTATGAAGAATTATCCTTTAATGAAATATTATCTATACTTCTTGAAATAGTTGATAATGTTGAAATTGATAAGATTGATGAGTATAAGAGAATTAGTTATAATGTATTATTGCACAGATTTGTTGAGGATTTTAATAATAATGATGAACTTGAACTTAATTATTTATCGTTCTCATGGAATATATCTTATGAAGGTAAAGATTTAGATAGTTTAAAAAATCAAAGCTCTAAAACAAGAAATCAGTTAGATTCCTATTTTGAATCTGCAATAAATTTAGGTTTAATAGAATTAAAATTTATAGAATGAAAATAAGCAATAGAAATTTAATTTTTGTAACTATTACAGATGAGGAATTTTACAAGTACTTTGTAAATAGATTATTAATTGGAAAAATTACAAAAGTTAAAAACAATACTAAAATTAATGGAATAGTTGATTCTATCAGAAAAAATACTTCTAATGTTAGAATACTTAATAGTAATGTAATTGCAAATAAAGATAGTGAAATGGCTCATATAGATGAATGTTTAAAAAATTGGTAAAAAATGAAGAAAACAATAAAAATACCTAGTGGTCTTGAAATAGATTTAGAGAATAGTTCAAAAAATATAACCGTTTTAAAGAAAAAAGAATGTGGTTGGGAAGATTTTTGGCAAGTAAAAGGTTATTACACTACAACATGGGCAGGGATTGGATATGGTACAAGTTGTAAGAAGTCAGATAGTGCTGATAAAAACACTTTCGTTACATTAGAAGATACTGTAGCAGTACTTGCTTTAAGCCAATTATTACAATTGAGAAATAAAACTGTTGGAGATTGGAAACCTGATTTTAGAACTGATAGTAGAAAATATGCTATTATAGTTTGTAGAGATGAAATTGAAATTAGAGTGACATATTTTACTCAGTTTATTTTAACATTTGAAAATCGTGGCCAAGCTTACAAATTTATGGATGACCATATAGAACTTATAAAACAAGCAAAACCTTTATTATAGATTATGAAAATTAACGAATACGAAATAAGAGATATTGTAAAAAGAATATATAGACTTCAACTAAAATTCCATAAACTATGTAGAAAATTAGGAAAATTGAAAGTAAAAAGCACTCCTTTTGGAGATTATATTGGAGGTCTTACTTTCGAAGATGTTCTCGAAGAGATGGACATTTGTTTGGACGCAGAAGATAGAAATGTAATTCGCTGGAGACTTAGTTATAGCGACATACCTTTCATTTATAATGTTAAACCCGATGTTTACAACGGACGATTTGATTTGAAATATATGTGTACATTTGATTTCAATCAGGTTGTCTTAAGCTACTTAGAGGATATGGAGGCGGACTTAAAGACGGAAATTGATGACCAAGAATTCCGAATGGCTGAGTGTTATGAGAAACTTGGTGCTATAAACAAAATTAGACAGAAATGGAAGACGACTTAGAAGATTTAATAAATAAAATCTTAACTATCTATGAAATCTTAACTATTATGATTACGGCGGCTCTGATTCTTAGAGTGATTTTGTTACCGAGTTGGGAAAACTTTGGAGAAGCGATGTTGTTTGTGTTTTTAATATTTTTGATTAATTGGAGTAGAAGAAAATAATTAAATATTAAAATTTTATAAATTAAAATGACTAAACAAGAAATTTCTAAACTTGTAGAGGAACACTTTGGAAAACTAACAAGAAGTTGTAACTTTGTTGGAGGTTGGATGGCTGAAAATAAATTCAGATTAATATATCATGAGTTGTTCAACAAAGCCTTGGAAAAGAGTTCGAAAAACACCATTATTAAAGATGAAACACCTGTATTTGATATACCTTGGGATTTCGACAATAAGGATTTAAATAAAATATTCTCAAATAAATATCTATTACCTTGTTTAGACTTTATTGAAGAAGTAGAATTTTTAAGAGGTTCTATTAGAGAACCCTTATTGCATAATTATTTTACACTTTTAAGTTTGAAACCTGAAAAATGGATGTTTAAAAAGAAAACAGGGTGGTTTAAGTTTAATCGTAATTTTTTCAAAAGTTATTTAAAAAAGAATAGTTCAGAGACTATTAGAAAATTTGAAAACATTCAAGATATGTTATTTACATATAGACTAAAACCAACTAAAGCGTTTATTAAAGAAATGACTAAAAATATTGGAAATTATGAAAAGTAACAATTCGTTTTTAATTATAATAGGAATGGTAATATTTTTTATTATTTTTAATATTGTAATATACTATCCTTTTGTAATATATAATGTGAGTTTCAATGTTGCAGATTGGGAGAAAGAATCAAGAGCTTTATATGCTTATTCAGCAGGCATTATGAATATGTTTTTTATGGCTGTATCTCCAATAATTTTTGAAGAAATAAAAGATAAAGTAAAATGAAAAAATTAATATTTAATAGGACACTCATTCCTATAAAAACTCATTTTAAAGAAGAAAAAGAATTTCTATCTACATTACCTGATAGATTTGAAACTTCTAATCCTTTAATGTTAGATATTGCTTGGGAAGAAGGATATGAAATATTTTTGTTAGATGAAGATAAAAGAGAGATAAATATAAAAGATTTAACTCCTAAAGAATTGAGACCTGCACATAATATAATGAATTTATATTTAGCAAACCATTTTACAGGATTTGTTAATTATAACGAGTTACTTCCAAGAATTTTTAAAGAATATGGAAAACAAAATGCCGAAGAAAATTTTGTTTACGGTCTCATAGAGAGCACTTTTGGCGGCAAATATCCTGAAGAGTGTGGAGTGGATTATAAAGAAGTCCTCAATAATATAAAATATTTAAATAAGATTATTGAATTTTGTATATCTGAACTAGAAGTTACACATTACATAATGACTAATGGTCATGGAGATGTTTTAGACTGTAAAGCCGAAGCAGAAAAGGGTCTTAAAGCACATAAAGAACGAATAGAGAAGATATTATGACCTTTAAAATAATATATGTTTACGATGATGAAGAACATACTTTCATGAAAGAATTCGAGTTAATTGTGAAAAATCGTAAACAGTTAAACGAAGAATTAAGACAGCTTGAAAAAGAACTTCGTGATATAAATTTCCACATCGTGGATGTACAATTAGTAAAGTAGAATGAATATTTTTAACTATTAAAGTGATGAGTTATTTTATTATATTTTTAGTAGGTTTGATGTTTTGGATATGTTTTAATATTCTATATTTGATGTTTTATTATAAGCTCATTCAAGACGAACCAAATCTCAGCGATAAATTCAAAAGAAGATTATTATTGTTGGGACTCATAGTCCCTGGTTTAAACATTATTATTGTAATATTATATCCATTACCAATAATATTTTCTATTATCAAGGACACAATTAAAGAAGAATTAAAAAATGAAAAAGATTAAAGAACAAAATCTATACATTCCTTATAATCTTTGTTTAAAAATGAAAGATTTAGGATTTGATTGGGGGACTTTTGATTGTTATTGGGAACATGAGACAGGTACTTCAGGGTTTGGTACAAGACATAAAAAAGTTCCTAAAATTCTTTACGACCAAGCCTTTGCGTGGTTTAGAGAGAAAGGTTTTGAATGTAATATAAAAACTTGTTATGACAATGTATTAAAACTTATAGGCTATCTATATTCGATAGAGTTTAATGAGAACAACATGCGTGCATATATTTTTTATGATGATGTTTGTTTTGAAATTTATGAAGAATGTCGTTTGGATGCTTTAAATAAACTAATAGAATTACATGAAAGAGAAAATTGTAAGAAACTATAAACCAGGAACTTGGGGCTATTGGCTCTTCTACCACGGTAAAAATGAAAAATGGTTTAGTCATCCTAAATGGTTTGGATTGAATGTCTAAATTGATAAAACAAAAATAAATTATACTTATGAAAAATAATATTAAATTTTGGTATGAACTAAAACACCACGATGATAAAGAACTCAGTAGGCGAATGACGGAGTATTGGAAAGTTGCTTCTACATTACGACCTATCTTAGAGGGGAATAAAATCTATATAGATGACACACATTTCCTTATCAGTCCAGAGAACAAAGACCGAACTGTAAAAAATAAAACAGAAATTGACAATAGTGAAATACCTTCCGATAATTTTACATTCAAGTCAAATGAATTAGAGGAAGATGAGACTGTAAAACTTGTAAACAAGCTATTAGAATTTCAGGAAGGACTTAAATCTTATAACAAAGAGTTTAATATTTTTGGAGACGATATTACTGATTATGATAAAGACTATATTTTACAACATATAGTTATAAATATGGTAGACTATTTAAAATTTTTAAATTGGAGGTTAGGAGGTAATGATGGGGTTTTCTTACCCGAATGGTTTGATATGAATCTAAAAGATGTAATGATTAAAGATTTACATTTCCGAAGAGTAAATTTAGAATTAGAGATGGAGCTTTTGCAAGATAAAATACAGAAAATTGATAGAGAAATAAAAAGATATGAAAACAACAGTAATTAACCTTATAGGTTCACCAGGAACAGGTAAAAGTACAATCGCTGCAGAATTATTTGCAAGAATGAAATGGTTAGGGTTTGATGTCGAATTGGTTTCCGAATACGCCAAGGAGTTGGTTTGGGAGCAGAGACATGAAACTTTCAAGAACGAGTTATACCTTTTTGCTAAACAACATCATAGATTGTTTAGATTAAAGGGCAAGGTTAAGTTTATTATTACAGATAGGCCATTGATTCTTTCCTTGTTTTATAATGGAAAATATGGTGACGGCAGCGAAAACTTCAAGAATTTAGTTTTAGAAGAAGTAAATAAATTTGACAATGTCAATATCTTCTTACATAGAACAAAACCTTATGTATCCAAAGGCCGTAACCAAACAGAAGAGGAGTCAAAAGAGTTTGCGAAAGAAATGTTAGAGCTAGTCAAAACTTATTGTGGGGACAATTACATAGAGTTGGACGCAAAGCAAGGAGAAACTGTAGATAAAATATTTGAAGTTTATGGAGACAATATTTCAAGTTAGAGACCGAGTTTTCGACATCCTACATGGTTGGGGAGAGGTTACTTATTTATATAACTATGATTGGGAAAAATTAGCATCAGAACGTTTGGTTTGTATAGTTGAGTTTGATGGTGGTGGAGAATACCATTATACAAAAAATGTGGCTTTGAAATTACTTTCATTTACAGAATATGGATTTGATGAAAGATTTTCTCAAGAAAGACCAATAGACTATAATGAATATGTAGGAAAGTGGGGTAAATTTTGGGATAATGGTGAGAATACAGTTATTGTGGGTAAATTATATGGTTACTATCAATATCAAATTCATCATTTTAAAGCAAGAACACACGACGATGAAGTTGCTTTTTACACAAACTTCGAACCACTAACGGATGAACAATTAAAAGTATTAGGAGTAAAAAATGAGTATTAAAAAAGTAAGAAGGTCGTTTATTACGGCGTTGTTAGAAGAAGTTTTAGAGAAAACAATAAGAAAATCGTCGAATGGTACAAGATACAGAATGACGAAAGCTTAAAACAAACAAAACTTTAAAATTATGACTATCGCAGAAACAAGACAAAAATTCTTTGAAGAGGTGTTGAAAGCCCTCGAGGAGAATGATAAAAAAGTTGTTGAATGGTACAAAATAATAGGATGGAAAAATTAAATCAAAAATAATTTGGAAATTTGAAAAAAAATTCATATCTTTGCATAAAATAAAAACATGGAAAAAGAAAAGACAATAACTCACGATTATATCTACCCTCCACATTTTGTAGAGTTGAAGAAAAAGATTGTGAGAAAACTACACAGACTGAAAGATTTAGGAGAAGGAACAATCTTAACTACACTTACAGGTAGTGATACTTATAAAATAGTAGGTGTGCGTAAACAAGGTTACCATCTTTTAAATCTATCAACAGGTAGAGTTATTAACGAACTTGGTGAAGATGTTGAAAATCTCTATGTTAATTTAGGTAAAAACCCAACGCTTATGGATGTTTTAGAACTTATCGACGGTGGTTTCTGTTGTGAAAGTTTTACAAACGGAATAAGTATCGTTAATAATAAACTACAAGAAGAAGTTTGGTGGAACACAGAAGAGTTATTCTTAAATGACCAATCTTTAGAAACTATTAAAGTTTTGAACACATGGATTTCGTAAAATCCACAAATTGAATATTAACTTTTTAAATTTTTTATTATGTCACAAAAAGAAAAATTAAACGAACTATTAGAAACTGTGGAAACAACACTTAACACAGTAAAAGAAGACGCTGTAAAATTTGTTGAGAAAAACAATGCTTCAGCAGGAACGAGAGTAAGAACAGGTTCAATGGCAATTATTAAACTGTTGAAAGAAGTTCGCACCCTCGTGAGTGAGATTAAGACCAAATAATACTGACGTATTATTCTTAACCATCGAGAGGGACATTCTTCTCGGTGGTTTTTCATTTTAAAAATTCAAATAAATTATGTATTACATTTATTGCGACGGGGGTAACAACGCATTATCCGACAAGAAAGGAGTTTGGGCATTTGCTGTTATCGAACATAACAGAGTTATTGACGAACATTATGAACTGATAGAAGATACTACTAATTCAAGAGTAGAAATCCTTGCTTTATACAATTCTCTATTATATGCAGAACAATTAAACGAGCCATGTATCATTCGTTCAGACTCTCAATATGTTGTAAACAGTTATAACGATTGGATTTATAAATGGGCTCACAATGGTTGGAGAAAAGCAGATGGAGGAGAAGTTGCTCATCAAGACTTATGGGAAAAGATAAACGAAATTCGTCACGCTCATATTGTGGTAGAATGGGTGAAGGGTCACGGGACCGATAAATGGAACAACTATGTTGATAAACTTACTCAAATCGGTCGTAAGAAAGATAAGAAAAAAGAAAAGAAGAAAAAGAAACAACTAAACAAAGACAACTTCTTCTTGTGGTTTATTAATAATTTAGATGAATTTGAAGAAGAAGACTTTGACACTATTATCAACCTTATTACAACTTATGAAGAAAAACAAGGAAAAGTCAGCAGGCAGGACATGGCTTTTAGACATTGAGGTCTATAACGATTTGTTCTTATGCTCGTGGCAGGATTTTCATAGTGAAGAGATAGTAGTTTGTGAAATCAGTCAGCGAAAAGACGACCGTGAGAAACTGTTTAAATCACTGAAAGAATTTAAAGGTTTCTTAGTAACTTTCAACGGACTTCATTACGATGAGGTAGTTTTATCTTACTTCATGAAGAATTGGAAACGGTTGAAAGATGAAAGTGTTCGTGATTTCTGTTACGACATTAAAGATTTCTCAGACATGTTAATTCAAGATGAAAATAGTTTTGAGAAAACAAAAGAGTATAAATGGTTTAAGAGACCTTGGAAATCAATAGATGTTTATACACTTGGGTGGAGTAAAGGTTTAAGAATTTCAAAACAAATAAGCTTGAAAGCCCTTGCCGTCCAATTAAGACATCCTGAGATACAGGAATTACCATTTGAAATAAACCATTACTTTGAAGATAAAGATGAAGAGATAGATGCTTTAATACACTATAATACAGTAAACGATATTGGTGTTTTAAGAAAGATATTTGTCGCTTTAGAAGAAGAGATAAAATTAAGAGGTTACATTTTAAAAACTTACGGTCTTGAATGTTGGAGTTTAGATGCTCCGAAAATTGTATCAGTGTATCTGTTAGATGTTTATTGCAGTGCTACCTTTCCATGGGACATATGGGAGGACGACCTTGATTGTGATAAGAAATATATGGAATATGTTAAGATGGTTCGTAACCAAAGATATGAACCTAAATCTTTTACAATAGGGGAACACTTACCTGAAGTACAATTTAAAACTAAACCATTTCAAGAGTTACTCGAAAGATTTAAAAAGAGTAGAGGTAGTTTCAAAGAAGACTTCCCTGTTGTCAAAAATGACACGGCTGTAATGCTCGCACCGTCTGTTGGGGGTATTCATTCTGTAAACAATAATCAATATTTTGAAAGTAAGGATGGATGGGTTATTGTTGATGCGGATGTTGCGTCTTTGTATCCTACTTTATTTAAAGAATATGGTTTTCTTCGAGACGAATTGAAGGTGGTTCTTGACAAATATTGCGAAATTATTGACGACCGAATTGAAGCGAAACGAAATGGAGATAAAGTTAAAGATAAGTTTTTGAAATTGGTACTTAATAGCTTCTCAGGGCTCGTGGATAGTAATGTAACTTGGCTATATTCACCCGAAAAAATCCTCGCTTTAAGGGTAACAGGACAACTTATACAATTAAAATTCATAGAAGAACTTACAGAACTTCAAGGTGTGAAGGTATTGTTCACTAACACTGATGGTACTTTATGCATGATAAAAGAAGAGTTATTACCAAAATATTGTGAGATTGCTCAAAACATTGCTAAGGAATTTAGAATAGTTTGGGAATTTACTATAAATAAAAAGATAGTATTTTCAAATACTAATTCTTACATTTCTGTAATTGATGAAACTTTTATGTTAGATGATGATGCTAACATGATTAATCATAAAACAGGGCTTAATAAAATTAAGAGGAAAGGTTCTGTGTTTAGATATGGTAGTGATGTTCCACTTGGAGATTCTACGAATGAGGAAGTTATCCCACGAGCGTTAGAAGCGTATTTAGTACATGGTATTTCACCTGAAGAGTTTATTTCTAACCCTGAAAAGAATGGTTTAACGATATTTGATTTTTGTTGTGCTAAAAAAGTAAACAGAAACTTCGAGGTTTTCTTTGGAGAGGAAAAAGTACAAAACATTAATCGTTATTACTTCTGTCGTAAAGGTGAATATCTGATGAAGAAACGAAAAAACTCATCAGAAAATAAACAACATTTACATAAAGGTAATCCTGTAATGTTGCTTAATAATTATGATGAGAATAAACCGTTAGAAGATTATGATATTGATTTTAAGTATTACATTGCCAAAACTAATAAGATAATACAAGAGGTTGAACATGATTTAAGAAATCCTTCTCTTTTTGGTTAAGTGAGGTTTTATTATTTTTATTGTTTAAAAAGAAATCGTTAAATTTGTAATTCAAATAAGATTTAATGGCTGCGAAAAGTAAAAGTGCTAAATACTACGCCAGCAATCCTAAAGCTCGTGCTAAAAAGAAAGCGTACGATACAGAGTTTAATAAAAAACCTGAACAACGAGCAAAGCGTTCCGAACTTGTAACAGAGAGAAGAAAGCGTGGGATATATGGTAAAGGTGGTAAAGATGTAGCACATACAAGTAAAGGACTTGTTCTTAAAAGTCCTTCTGCAAATAGAGGTAGTAAAACTGATAGTGCAGGAGATAGAAGAAGTCGTGGTGGTAAAAAAAAGAAATAAATTAGGAAGAAACTTGCGATAAAATTTGCAAGTTTCTTTTTATTTTTCTATATTTGCAAACAAATAAAATAGTTAATGACAGAACAAGAGAAACTAAAGAAAGAGTATGAAGGTCTTGCTAAATTTTTAGGTTGGATTTACATACCTTTCGATGATTACCACCAAGAACATGTAGGTTGGTATTCAGAAGACCCCCGTTTAATAACAGCTCGTAAGGGAGTGCAGAAGAATGGTAAACATGTAAGTTTTGTTGCTCGTCACACATTAGCATTAGACTTTCGTTATAATTATGATAGATTAATGCAAGTGTTTGAAGTATTGAGTAAGAAGTATGGTTTAACACTTTCTTTCACAAAAGAAGGTTTATGGATAAACGATGGTGAAGACGATATATTCTTTGAGGGTAACGATACAAAAGAGTGTTTATACGACGCTTGTTTGTCATTCTTAAAATTAATACGAAAAACGGAAAAGAAGAAAAAATGATTTTAAAGGATTTGCATTGTTTGAGCGGGGAAGTTGATTTTCACCAACCGTGTTTTACAGTAGATGATAAGTTTGAAATTACTTACAACCGAGATGGTTATACCATTAGATTGAATAGTAGTAATGAAAACAATCCTTATGTAAAACGATTCAAGGAGCTTGGTGAAAAGACTTCTGCTCTCACGAAAGAAGAACTTGAAAATTTATTAACAAGAATTTATAACAAATAAGATGAGTAAAAAACGAGAAAACGAAATCCATTTTGGAAAGGACGCTCGCCTTGCATTGAAACAAGGTGTAGATTTAGTTGCTAACGCTGTTAAAGTAACTTACGGTGCGAAAGGTCGTAATGTACTTATTTCTAATTCGAGTGGATTTCCACCACACATCACAAAAGATGGTGTGACTGTTGCAAAATCAGTAGAGGTAGACGACTCTCTTGTTAGACAAGGTGCTTTACTAATTCAATCAGCTTCAGAGAGTGCTAACCGTATTGCAGGTGATGGTAGTACATTAACAACAATTCTTACACAAGCCCTTGTGAATAATGGGTTTGAGTCAGTGGACAGACTTCGTAATGTCAATGTTACAGATGTTAAACGAGGTATGGATTACGCTAAAGAAGAGATTGTTAAAATTATCGAAGGACACGCTGTTAAAGTAGAGAGTGTTGGAGAAATCAAAAATGTAGCAACAATTTCAGCAAACAACGACCCTGTTATCGGAGGGTATATCGCTGAAGCATTTGAGAAAGTTGGAAAACACGGGGTGGTATCATTTGATAACTCTGAAACTCATCAGTCGTATGTAGAGTTTGTAGACGGTTATCAGTTTGATAGAGGTTTGATTACACCGTATTTAATAACAGATGCTGAAAGATTAAGAAGCGTAATGGATAATCCTTACATTATTATTGCAGATTATGTTATATCGAGTGCGTCTGTATTTGAAAACATTGTAAATAAAATCCTTGAAGCAAATCGTGAGAACAATGAAAATCGAGGGCTTGTAATCATCTGCGATGATATGGAGTTTCAATGTGTACAATTGTTCTTGAAAAACCACGCACAAGGTATTATTAAAGTTTGTGTGGTTAAAGCTCCTGAGTTTGGAGATAGAAGATACGATATGTTACAAGATATGTGTATTGTAACAGGTGCGACTTTCGTTAGTAAAGAAAAAGGTGATAGTTTTGAATCTCTTGAACTTGATGATTTAGGAGAAGCAACATCTGTGGTAGCAGATTTAGAAAATACCACTATCATCGGTGGTCAAGGTAGCGTGGAAGCGATTACTAAACGAGCAGAAGATATTAAAGCTCTTATGGATAACAAGAAAGGTTATGCTTTGGAAGTTTACGAGAAAAGACTTGGTAAACTTACAGGTGGAGCAGCAGTTATCAAACTTGGTGCAACATCGGAAGTAAACCTTAGAGAGATGAAAGACAGAGTGGAAGATGCAATCAGTGCTGTTAAGGCTTCTATAGAAGAAGGGGTGTTACCTGGTGGTGCTTCTTTCCTTTATAGAATTGGAGCTGGTATTTACAATCTTCAAGTTCCTGAAAATACAACATCTGTAGCGTTTAAACTTGGTTTAGACATTGTTAAGAAATCACTTGTTATTCCGTTCTTAACACTTCTTGAAAATGCAGGTTATATTATTGGAGAAGAAGTAAATGACCCTGTTGAGAATTTAAAGAATAATGATGACATTGGTTTTAATGTTTTAACAGGGGAGTTTGTAAATATGTTTGAAGCAGGTATCATAGACCCTGCAAAAGTGATAAGGTTGGCAACTGAAAATGCGATAGACACTGTTAGTACAATGTTATTAACTGAAGCAATTGTATTAGGGGCTGACGAGAGAGGTAAAAGTTTAAGCAATTTTGATTTATAATATATGAAGAAGTTTATAGAAAACATTAGAGAGTTTCAAGCTAAATTAGCAGAAGTAGAAGAGGGTTCTTTAAAAAACCTATTTGGAGAAGAGTATGTGGAAAGAGTAAATCTTAGAAACAGACTTCTTACAGAAGAAACACAGGAGTTGGAAAACGCTCTTTCTCGTAGAGATGATGTAGAAGTGTTAGATGCAGGTGTAGATAGTTTATATATCTTGCTTGGAACAATGCACGAATACGGATTGCTCGACAAATTCGAAAAGGCATGGGATTTAGTTCATGCTAACAACATGACTAAACTTGATGAAAACGGCAAAGTTGTTAAAAACGAATACGGTAAAGTCATCAAACCAGCGAATTACAAACCTGTGGATTTGACTGTTTTATTTGAAAAGAAACCACCTGTTAAGGTTATTGTCATCAAGGCTATTGGTTGTGGTCCATGTATGGAGATTGAAAAAGAACTTCCTAATGTAAAGGAATTACCTGTTGAACAAATTGTAGGTTATGCACAGCCTGAACTTATGCAGAAATACAATGTTAGAAAATTCCCAACGCTTATTGTAGTTGACGAAGATGGAGAAGCATTGTTTACAAGACCTGGATTTACAACAGCAGATAAAATAGACAAGAAAATAAATGAACTTAGAGGAAATACGAGCGTGGAATAAGCGTCTTAAAGATGCTTTTCCAGGAATCAGTTTCCAAGAAGATATACACAAATATACCATAGCAGGGCAAGAGGACAGACCTATAAAGTCTGTCTCTGCTCTCATGAAGTACTTTTATGAAGAGTTTGACTCTGACACCCTTGCTGAAAAATATGCTAAATCAAGGAAGTTAGACCCTGAAGATGTTAAATTAGCGTGGGCTGGTGAAGGTACTATTTCTACTACACATGGTACAAAAGTCCATTTATTTGGAGAAGATTATATCAAATGGAAATGGTTAGGAGAATTAGATGAACCACCTGTTGTATTCGATAAACAAAGTTTAGGTGTTAAACAATTTTTAGATAGTCTACCATCTTACTTTGTACCTGTGGCTTCAGAGTTACAAATGTATCATCCTGAGCATTGGTATTGTGGAACGGCTGATATTATCTTCTACAATGAGAAGACAGGGAAGCTCTCAATTGGTGACCTAAAAACGAACCGTGTGATAGAAGGTGATAAATACTCTGAAAAACCGTTAAAATACATCGGTGAGAAGTATGGGTTGGATTCAAGTAATCTTTCAAAATACTCAGTTCAATTCAGTTTTTATCAATTGATGTTACAAAATAAAGGATTTGAGTTTGACACGCGAGTTTTAATACATCTTACAGATGATAAATTTGAAAAGAAACTTTATAAGACTTATCGAACACTTGATTTAACAGAAGATTTAGACAAGTGGTTATTAACTAAAGAACATTTAAAATGAAAACATGGTTATTTATAGTAGCATTGCTACTTTTAGCATACGGGATTTTCGAACCTTCTATTCGTAAGGACACTTCGAATAAGCGTTGGTTAGTGTTTTTCAATCCTTTTACAAACAAAATGTCAAAAATATTTTTATATTAAAATTATTATTTGTATATTTGCGTCATGGAAAACGAAAAGAAATTAGATTACACGATTGAGGAACAACAATATGATTTCCTCAGCAAAGACATTACGAGACCTACAACATTCATTAGAAGGTTTCAACAAGGAAATAACCGTTTTTACTATACTGTAGACCCTACAGGAAAAGTTAAACTTTATTCAAGTGGTACAACACTTATTAAAGACGGTTATGCAGAAGATAAGATTGCTCTTGAAACTTGGAGAAATAAACTTCGAGCAGAAGGTAAAGACCCAGGTAAAGAATTAGAGTATGCTGCTTCAAGAGGTACTTTAATGCACTTCTTATTAGGATACTATATTCAAGGAAAACCTATTAATCTTTCAGATTTAGATATTCTAATCAATGAGGAAGCACCCGAGCTTACAATGTTACCTTACTTTGGTGAAATCATGGCGAAGGATATAGAATGGTTGCAAAAAGCAATCTTAGCGTTTGGTCAATTTGTTGAAGATTACAATGTTAAACCTGTCGCTCTTGAACTTATCATGAAATCTGAAAAATACCAAGTAGCATCTCCAATTGATATGATTTGTAAAATGACTATTAAAGAAGAGGGTTATTTTGGTGAGGTTTATAAAACAGGAGAAAAGAAAGGGCAACCCAAACTATCAAAACAGGAAAGAGAAGTTTACGCAATTGTAGACTTTAAATCCACACAATCAGGTTTTTATGATTCTCATTATTTACAACTTCAATTATATAAAAGAATTGTGGCAGAGAATTATCCTGATTTGAAAATCGAGGGACTATTCAATTGGTCACCGAAAGAATGGATAACAAGTCCTTCTTACAACTTAAAAGACCAAAGTGGTACAGATAGTTTACTCGGTAACCTTTGTGAAGTTATTTACGAACAAGGTAAGATAAAACATACTTGGAAAACACCAACTATTAAATTAGTTGAAGGTTCTGTAAGTATTGATAACTTCAAAACGGATGTTATAAAAAGAGTAAGTCTTGTTGAATTTTTAGAACAATTACATAAAAAATAATGGCTAAGGAAGTAGAATACAAACCGTTCACTTTCCGTTATCAATTAGAACCTTATAAAGGTAGAGACAGCCGTTTTACTTGTCCTCAATGTGGTAAGAAGAATACATTTGCAAGATATGTAGATGTAACCACAGGAGAATATGCAGACGATGACTGTGGGCGATGTAATCGTGTTATTCATTGTGGGTATTTGAAATATCCTACAACTGATGAAAAAAAAACAGTCGTTAAAACTAAAGAAGTAAAACCTGAATACCTACATTTAGTAGATAGGATAAACTTTGTTAATTCTAAATATGTAGTAGAGTCTATGAGAGATTACGAAGATAACAACTTTGTAAAATTCTTATTTAAATACTTTAATAAAGAAGATGTAATAAAAGTTATCAATTTATATAGAGTAGGGACAAGCGATAAGTGGGAAGGCTCGACAGTCTTTTGGCAGTTGGATGAAGAGTTTAATACTCGAACAGGTAAAATAATGTTATATAATGAAGTAGATGGTAAAAGAGTTAAACAACCTTACAACCATATTACTTGGTTTCATACACCTGATAAAGGTATTTACAATGATTTCAACTTAGAACAATGTTTTTTCGGGCAACATTTACTACAAGAGAATAATCGCACAAGACAGATTTGTGTAGTAGAGTCAGAGAAAACAGCAATTCTTGGATGTTTAGCACAACCTGATTGTATTTGGATAGCAACAGGTGGTATTCAGAACATCAATGAACAAAGAATGGAAGTATTACGAGGGCGGGAAGTTGTATTCTACCCTGACAAAGGAGATGCTTACTATGTATGGAAAGACAAAATCGAGCCTTTCTTAAGCCTTGGAAAGTTTAAAGTTTCTAATTACCTTAATAAGAAAACTGAATTACAAGAAGGTGACGATATAGGAGATTTAATCATTAATAAATTATTATAGACATGGGACAGAAGAAAATTTACGAACACACACAGGAGTGGAAACAATCGAAACCACACCGAAGAGACAAAATTAACTTAACGATTTACAAAGATGGAAAACCGATTAACAGCAAAAGATAAAATTATCTTAGTAAATGTTGAACCTTTAAAAGACCAACAATCAGGGTTTAAGGTTCATGACGAGAGTAAACATCACAAGGCGACCGTATTTGCTGTCCCAAGTGATAGTAAACTACAAGTAGGGGAAACAGTGGTTCTTAGAGAAAAAGCTATTTCAGAAAAACTTGTATTTGAAGGAACAACTTATCATTTTGTACAAAATTTAGATATACTTTGTGGAATTAATGGAAAATAAAACAATAGACACAACAAAACATGCATATGATTTCGGTGTAAATATCGAAATCCCTGGAACATTATTTTTATCTCTTTTGAAAATAATGGATAAACTTGCTAAAGAACAGGTATCAGCACAATATAAGATTGATGTTCGTTCATTAAATCATACAGCATCACCTGAAAACTTGATGCAAGTTATATCACCTGAAGGTGTTACATATTTTAACATTTTAGGAGATATGGAAATGTTACATGAGAAGAATATTCAAGAAGGTAAAACAATACCTCAAGAAGAATTTACAGAAAAGCTTAAAAAGAAGATAGAGGATGAAATTGAAGCTTCTCAAAAATTAGCAAAACAACCAAAGGTTGCTAAAACTGTAAAATTAGGTTCAAGAAACAATAAAAAGAAAAAATAACATGCTTACTGCTAAACAAGATAAGTGGGTAGTAAAATGTATAGAGAATACTATTAAAACTTTAGATACTGAAACTCATAAAGAAGTTATCGAAGAATTAGAAAACATTAAAAAGAATTTCACAGAAGGTTCTGTAACACGATTAGAATTTAAAATGAGTCATGAAGACTTGAAAGAAATTGATGAGTGTTTAGAACAATTAGAGGAAATTAGTAAGTATTATTCTTCAGTCTTAGATATTCATATCACCCAAGAATATGATAAGATTAAAAAAGCAATGACTCCTTTACTTGAATATCTTGCCACTTTAAAAGATACAGTTAATAACGATGTTTCTTTTAATGAAGATTTACTTAAAAAAGAAATCAAGGCGGAGGTAATACAATTGTTATCCGAAGAAAAAGGAATATCTGTAACACAATCTGAAAAATTAGTTTATACTGACCCACGATATTCTAAAGAATTTAGAAGATTGAGAATTTACAACGACTATGCAAACATAACTAAAACTAAATATGATTTTTATCTAAGAGTTTTAACCAATGTAACACAGTCAGTTTCAACAGCATCGAAAGAAGCAGTAAATTCTCGTATGAGTGGTAACGCTTAGCGTTATGTTTTTCATCAATTAAAATAATTAATTTAAATTTGCAAAACCTCCTGTAAAAAGGAGGTTCTTTATAGTATGGGAATATTTGATAAAAGAGTGGCGTTTAAACCGTTTGAGTACCCACGAGCAGCAGAATTTGTAGAAGTTATGCAAAGTTCTATTTGGAATGTGAACGAATTTAACTTTACGCAAGATATACAAGATTTTAATACAAGATTGACAGAACACGAGAAAGAAGTTGTTAGAAGAAGTTTATTAGCTATTAGTCAAATTGAAGTATCCGTAAAAACATTTTGGGCGAAGTTATACGAACATTTTCCGAAAGCAGAGTTTAATCAGCTGGGTACAATGATGGCTTACCAAGAGCTCGCACATGAACAAAGTTATAGTAAGTTGCTGGAAATCTTACACTTAAACGGAGATTTTGAACAAGTACTTCAAGTACCTGAAATTAAAGGAAGAGTGGAATACCTGCAAAAATATATGAAAGGTGCTTCTGATAACGCTAAACAAAATTACGCTTTAAATGTTGCTTTGTTCTCAGCGTTCATTGAAAACTGTTCTTTATTTAGTCAGTTTTTCATTATGAAGTCTATGAATTATCATAAAGGGTATTTTAAAGGTGTAGACAATGTAATATCTGCTACTTTCCTTGAAGAAGATTTACATGCGAATGTGGGAGCATGGATTATTGCTACGATTAGAGAGGAATATCCTGACTTCTTTGATGATGATTTCAGAAAGAAAATGATAAGAGCTTGCCACAAAGCTTACGACGCAGAATTAAATATTGTTCATTGGATATTACAAGGACAAGATTTAGAATATGTAACATTTAATATGGTAGATAATTTCTTGAAGTATAGATTTAATAAGTCCATGGAAATGATGGGTTATGAGAAATTATTTGAAGTTGACGCGGAAGAACAAAAGAAATTCGAATGGTTTAATGCAGAAGTGGCTTTAGATAAGCATGTGGATTTCTTTAATAAGAGACCTACCAACTACGCGAGAGACTTGGAAGATGTAACAGAAGATAGTATTTTTGGATAAAATGAGATATAGATGGTTTAATGAGGATGCAGAATCCTTTATGAGAAACAACGAAGCATACCTTCGTAATGATGAAAGTTTAGAACAAAGAGTAGAACAAATTGCAACTCGGGCATTTCGAGAAATCTACAAAAGTGAAGATTATTATAACAAGTTTATAGACTATATGTCTAAAGGTTATATTTCTTTATCAACACCTGTTTGGTCTAACTTCGGTAGAAAAGGACAAATAGCAATTAGTTGTTTTGGTTCTTATATTGAAGATTCTATGGAATCTATTTTAGGGACTGTCGCTGAAGTAGGAACAATGTCAAAGTACGGTGGTGGTACTTCTGCGTATGTAGGTAACCTTAGACCGAGAGGTGCTAAAATTTCAAAAGGTGGTACTTCTGACGGAGCTGTACATTTTTGTAAACTTTTTGAAAGTACAGTGAATACCTGTAAGCAAGGTTCACAAAGGAGAGGTTCAATGTCTGTTACTTTACCTATTGAACATTTGGATATTAATGAGTTTATTAAGATACGACACGAAAGTAGTGAAGTTCAAGATTTATTTCCATCTGTTTCAATTGGTGATGAGTGGTTTCAACAGATGTTAGATGGTGACTCTGAGAAACGAAAACTATGGGCGTCAATATTACAATCGAGACAGAGAGTTGGTACTCCGTTCATATTCTTCAGAGATAATGTAAACAATCAAAGTCCTGAGATTTATAAATATACAGGTCAGACAATACAAGCGTCTAACCTTTGTATGGAGACAAGTATTTGTTCTAACGAACATAAGAGTTTCGTTTGTTGTTTAGCGTCACTTAACGCTCTTTACTTTGACGAGTGGAAAGAAACAGATGTTGTTGAAGTATTAGTTGCTTTTTTAGATACGGTTCTCACAGACTTTATTGAAACTGCAAAAGATATTAAGTTTTTAGAAAAAGCTGTTAATTTTGCAAGAGAAGAAAGAGCTATAGGAATCGGCGGGCTAGGTTTTCACTCCTATTTACAGAGTAAAATGATACCGTTTGAAAGTATCGAAGCTAAAATCTTCAATGAACAATTGTTCAAATTTATTAAAGAAAGAAGTTCTGCTGAATCTAAACGATTAGGTGAAGAATTAGGATATGCTCCTATATTTGAGGCTGAAGGTTTTACAGGTGAGAAATTTAGACATGTGACAAGAATGGCTATCGCTCCAACCTCTTCTTCTTCATTTATTTTAGGACAAGTTTCTCAAGGAATTGAACCTTACAGAAGTAACTATTATACAAGAGATATGGCGAAGAAAAAGATTATCTTTAAAAACCCGTATCTTGAAAAGATTATAAACGAAAGAGTTGAGAATCCACAAGAAGTATGGGATGAAATTCTTAAAAACTTCGGAAGTGTTCAGAAGATTGATTGTTTAACAGACCATGAAAAAGAAGTGTTTAAAACTTTTAGTGAAATCTCTCAATTGGAAGTCATCAATCAAGCAGCTCAAAGACAGGTTCATATAGACCAATCTCAATCTTTGAATATAATGTTACATCCTAAAACACCAGCGAAAGATATTCATCAGTTGATGGTTCACGCACATATGTTGGGTGTTAAAACTCTTTATTATCATCACAGTATATCTGCTTTACAAGAATACACAAACACAATTGTTTGTTCAAGTTGTGAAGCTTAAAATTATATAAAGATAATGTCAAATTTAGAAATTATAAATGCTTCGGGTTTCGGTTATGAAACTGAAGTTATAAGACCTTTTGTTCCTTCAAGTTGTGACAAAAATGGTTCAATGTCTTTTAAAATTAAAGCTGACGGTCACTTTAAAAGAAATGTAAAACTTGGAGTTAGAGGTAGTGACAGTGGTTGTTCTTATACGGTTAGGATACAAGGTGGAACAATTAACGGGAGTAATGAATTTCGTAAAAATTATCCTGTAAAACCTGCAAATAATGAAACAGACCGTTTAGATTTTGCTTTTGTAGATAACTTACAAGTAGAAGTAGAATTTACAAATGAGGCGACTATAACTCTCGAACAAGAAGTACCTGCAGCTGTTTTCAACAATCAAAAGAATGCAGGTTGGTCACTTACACCTGTTACTTGTGAAACTTGTGGTCCGCGTCAGCAAGGAACTACTTTACAAATCCATTCTTGGATAGGTATGTTCAATAAAGGTTTCCAAATAAATGCTGTTACTTGTGGCGAATCTACAGGACTTTAAAAAATAATTTGAAAAAAGAGGTGGTAAAATTTTGCCATCTCTTTTTCTTTTCTTATATTTGCAGAAAATTAATTAAGAATGATAAAAGATAGAATTGGAAAAGACGAAGATGAAAACTTCGTAATGAGTCCCGACCCAATACACATGAGGGATGTGCAGGGTAAAGTTGTAGCGATAGTTTGTATGAATCAAATTAAAGCAATTGGTAAAAACAATGATTTAATGTATGAACTTCCCGAAGACTTAAAACAGTTTAAATCTAAAACGGTAGGTAATAACGTTATCATGGGTTATAATACTTGGAAAAGTTTACCAACCAAACCTTTAAAACATAGATTTAATGCTATTGTAGCCACGAAACCTTGTGATATAGAAGAGAGTGAAAATGTAAAAGTATTTGAAAGTGTTCCTGAAGCAATAGAATATTGTAAAAGAGATAACAAATTGTTATACAATTCTACAACTTATATTATAGGTGGTGGTAGAATATATGAAGAAGCAATGCCTTATATCGACGCCATAGATGCCACTATTGTCGACGATGATGCTGAAGGTGATGTCTACTTCCCACATATAGATTTGAGTGCTTTTTTGGCACGTTATACGCGTTATCCGATAAAGGATGGAAAGTACATGACAGATGGAGTAATATTCAAAAGAAGAACAAGTTATGAATAAAGTAGATGAATTTTACAAAGATTTATTAAGTGAAATCTTATCAGATGGGTTTGAGTATGATGACCCAAACAGGAAAGGTACAAAAAGAAAACAGATACCAACCGCGGATTTCTTCTTGTTTGCAAAAGATAATCCTGTAATATCTTTAAGGAAAGTTTACTTCAAAGGTGCTGTTGCCGAACTGTTATTGTTCTTGAAAGGTTCAACCGACATCAGGGACTATTGGAAAGCAAAGGTAAACTTTTGGGATTCAGATTTCTGTAATTATCAAAATATATCCAGCGAGTATCTTCAGTTATTGAAAAACAATCCTGAAATAGAAGCAGATGATAAGTTTTCATTAGGTAAGATTTACGGACACCAATACGCTCGGCAGTATGAAGTTTTTGATAAATTTAAGGAAAACCCTTACAGAACAGATTTAATCATTGATAGTTGGCAGTTAGACAGCCTTGATGATATGAGTTTAAGACCTTGTCACTTCCTATATCAGTTAATTAAAGAAGACGACGGTTTTATGCTTAAATGGTCGCAACGTTCGGTGGATACCTTACTTGGTTTACCAATGAATATTGTGTTTTATTTCTTAATGGGTAAAATCCTTGAGATTTGGTCAGGACATAAATTCACAGCCCTTGAAGGAGATTTAAGAAATGTACATCTCTATGATAACCAATATGAATTGGCTGAAGAAGTTAGTGAAGTTATGGCTGTAGACAAAGTTCACGAAATACAGATTGACTCGTCAAGTTGGGAATTGAATAAACCATTTGAAGAGTTTATAAAATCTGTTAAGTATGAAGATTTTAAATTAGTAAATTACGAACCTGTTTTAAACAAGACAGTAGAAATGTTAGCTTATAAAAAATAATTATAATGAAAGGTAAATTTTTAAACATCCCTGTAGTGGATTATTCAGAAACAGTTATAAGTTTCTTTTGGCACTTGCTTTTTGATTTAGTATTCTTCTTTTTTGGATACATTATTATTCTTTCCTCTTTTGGAATACTGAATGATATGCAGTCAATTTATAGAGATTCTTTAACAGAAGGAATTATGTTACAAACAGCAATGGTTGTGGGAGGTATTCTTATAGGAATCATCTTCAAAGCAGGAGTGAATGCGATGGGTATCTTTAACTACATCCATGCTAAATACGACAAAATTGCTTATCCTGCGATAGTTTTATTATCAGTAATAATTTTAACACTTAATTAATATGTCTAAACAAACACAATCAATTCCTGTTGTTTCATTACAAACAATAGATGGTTTAGTAGAAATCCATTTAGCGATAGAAACTATTAAAACTGTTGGAGAAGGTCGCACCGTTGGAGCATTTAAGACTTACAGAGACCCTGAAGCTGTCCTTTTTAAATATAAAGATGACCGTAAATGTGAAATTTTTGTAGATAATGATAGATACATTTATTCTCATATCATTCCTTATTTAAAAGGTGAGATAGAAGAGTTTGATGATTATCAAATGGATGAATGGTTTAGTTATCATAAGAACATTCTCAACGAAGTGATAATACTATTTGCAGAAGCGATGGAGATAGGGTTTTTAAAACATGACCCTATACTTATAAATATTAAAGATTTAATTTTAAAAGAAAGACGAGCGAGATATGACCACATTTGGAACCGTTAAAATAAATGAGTGTTTTAATACTCCTTTCACATCAGCTCAAGGTTTCACGCCTTATTTAAAGTGTAGTAACACAGAGGCAATAAACCTGATGAATTATCAAGTTGAAACTTTTGATACAAACACAGAAGTTGAACCTTATCAGTTAAAAGACTTTTCGCAAGAAGATATAGAAGACGCTTATAAAAAAGCAGGTAAAAGTTTCACTTCTGAAAAAAACGTATTACAAGTTCATGTAATAACTAAAACATCTCTCGATGATGTAAAAGCTGAGTTAAATACTTGGTTAGAGAGTAATTATGATAAGGAGATTAAAACAATAGAGTTTGAGAAAGTAGACTCAGAATTTATATTTATTATTTACCACTATATAAAGAAAGAAAAATAAAATGGCAAGTCCGATTGAAGTAACATTAGACAATGTAGATTTAAGTGTTATTAGACCATCTAAAGATGTAATTAAGGAGGCGGAAAACAAAATCTTGAAAATTAAGAAAGGTGAGGAAAAACCTATAATAACAAGGTATTCGCATTTAAATGAAAACCTATTAGGGGGGATATTCAGTCAAATGATTATAACAATCGCTGCTCTCTCAGGATTTGGTAAAACAACAATCCTCAAACATATCGAAGATGATATGTTCGATAAAACCTTAAATCCGAATTGTGATAATTTCGTACTACTTAAATGTAACTATGAAATGACTTCATTCAACTTGCTTTTGAGGAGACTTAAAGAAACAATGAAATCTCCAATGAAACAAATTCTTGCTGAAGATAAAGAATTTACAGCAATGGAAGAAGCTGCGTTTAACGACACTCTCAAAAAAGAAAGCCACCCTAATATATTTTATATTGAAAAACCACTAACTTCAAAAGAATGGTTGGTTAATGTAAGAGAGTTTCTAAAACAACATCGTGATAAAGAGAAGGTAATTGTTTCCATAGACCACCTCGGACTCATTAAAGACAGTGGTAATAAAAAACAAGCGATGGATGAAGTGTTAGAATATGAAAACGATTTGAAAAAAGAATTTTCTAATGTTTCTTTCATTAACCTGTCTCAAATGAATAGAGATTTGGAAAGTAGAACAGGTGACCCTAAGAGCCATTTTCCAAAGGCGTCGGACTTGTATAATTCGAGTAATATCCAATTCATATCCGACCTCGTACTTTGCGTAAATAATCCGTTTAAACTCGGAATCGACAAATATATGTTTGTTCAAACGAAGAGGTATCCTCACTTGCAGGATTATATGATTGATAATAGACGAGATAAAACTGCGTTTGAAACAAAGGGTAATATCTTTTGGCATTATCTTAAAATTAGACAAGATGATGCAGACCCTGAAGATGACAGAGATGTAACTTTACAAATCGAACCTTTATATAAAAAGAGAAAAGTAGAAAATAGTTTACAGATGATGGTTGAGAAACAACCTAAGATTCCTCGAATGGAAGCCACTGAAGATTTATGGGGTGAGAATATAGACTCTCCTTATAACCCAAGCGATGATGCAGATGATTGTCCTTTTTAAAAATAAATAGAAAAAACTTATGATTAATTTTGAATATCTTTACAAAGCAGGTTTAACAGACAGCGATTACATATTGCTAATTAAAGTGTTACAAAAAGAAGTAGACCTTATCTCCAAAGATGATGCAGATAGAATAAATGAACTGTTAGAAGAAGGTTATTTTACTCTTGTTAAAGCAGGAAAGACTATTCGCGAGCGATTGAGAATAAGTCCTAAAGGTAAAGCATTTTTAGAGAATTTAGATAAACCTTTAGTTACCGATGAGGTTATTCTCGTAGAAGAGAAACTTAAAGAACTGTATGAAGAACGAGGTAATGGAGCAGGTAAAAATTTCAGAGAGCGATTGGCATGGTTTATGAATGAAACAGGTTTCAGTCCAAAAGCAATTATTCAAACTGTTGAAAATCACCTACATGCTGATTCCTTTACTTATGCTTTGCACAATTTAATATGGAAGCAACCTAATGTTTTCGCCACTCGACCAAGTTTAGAGGAAAGCCCTCTTTACGAAATGATTTGTAGAGATTATAAATTTAATAAGACTGTTTATTCTGACAAAAAGGACAAAGAACTGCACTACTTATTTCAATATGGAAGAGTTGCTCCTCCGAAAGGTTTAAGAAAAGAGTTATATTTCACAGGCTCTTACGAAACAGATTTTGACCACTTTGTAAACTTGGCTGAAGAGCTAACAAAGAAAGTGATAAGAAGTTAATTAATTTCTATTAAAACTTACCAAAAAATATCAAAATATTTGGTAGATTGGAAATTAATCCTTACATTTGCAAAAACATTTAAAGAAAGGCTACGTTAGTATCTTTAAGAAAAGTAGTTGAAATAACAGTATTAAGTAGAAACACATCGGGAAAGTATGCAGACAAGTGGAAAAGATTACAAACCATTTTGGGACGACTCTTGTGAGGCGATAAGTTCACACTTATTGTCGCACACTCAGATAGATTCTGCAGATTTGGAGTCAATATCTTCAGGTACTTATTTGAGCAAAATGGTAGAGGACTCTTGGTTCTTGACTGAAAGGAAGTTTCACTCGAACAAGAATTCACAGAAGACTTACTCACAATCCTACATGTCTTCTCTTGCAGAATGCGAGGGCTTAGAGAATACTCAAATAAAATCAAGGAAGATAAGAATTTATCCAACTCAACAACAGAAGGTTCTCTTTAAACAATGGTTCGGAGTAGCGAGAAAATTCTATAATGAAACCTTAACTATCTATAAGAATGGTTCTGAAAAGACTTGGGATAAAGTTTATAAAGATATAGCGGAACAAAATAAAGAACATGACTATATTAAATCAGTACCTTATCAAATCAAGAAGATAGCAGTTAAGGATTATAGAAAAGCTTTGTCAATAAATAAGATAAAAGCTAAACGACTTGGTAAGCCATTTGAAATGAAATTTAGGAGTAAGAAAAATCCAAAGCAAAGTTGTTTTATTCCTAAAGCTGCCATTAGTTCATCAGGTATTTACCATACTATAGCAGGTAAACTTAAGATGAAAGAAAGAGCTTGGTTTGAGAGTGAGGATATTAAAGCTTGTAGATTAACCTTGGAGTTTGGCAAATGGTTCATAGTAATTCCTAAAGAGATAAAAATTACACCTATCGATAACCAAGAGGGTGTAGTTGCTATTGACCCAGGAGTTAGAACCTTTGCTACTTACTTTTCAACTGAAGGATATTTTGGTAAGTTAGGTCGAGGAGCTTTTGATAGATTACTGAAATTAAACTTAAAGATTGATAAATTGATAAGTAAACTAAGTAAAGAGACGGATAAGAATAAGAAGTCTAATATAAAAAGGTCAATATTCAACATTAGGTTTAAGATTAGGAATTTAATAGATGAACTTCATTGGAAAGTAATTAAATTCTTCACAAGTAGATTTAAGGTAATCATCTTTCCTCCTTTTAATGTGAGTGAGATGGCTAAGAAATCTAAAAGAAAGTTACCTAAGAAAGTGGTTAGGTCTATGAATTGTTTTAGATTTTACGAGTTTAAAGAAAGGTTAAAATTGAAATGTAAGGAGAATGGTGTAACCTTTATAGAATCTTCAGAAGCATTTACAAGTAAGACTAATAGCTTTACAGGTGAACTTATGGAGAACTTAGGAAGTAAAGAAAATTTTATGTTTAATAATGTCTCAATAGATAGAGATATAAATGGTGCTCGAAATATTTTAATTTGGGCGATGAGAGATGCCTCCGCTTAGAGTTGAAATACTTTAAGATGACTAGTACCATACTATCAATTTAGTAGGAGTTGGTATCGAACATGTATCGGTAATCAAATAATGCCTGTTACCTCTGTTGGTAACTTAAAAAGAGACGATGTTGGCAATCGTAAGTGAAAATAAATGCGTGTTGAATGAGTTTAATCCAAAAGATTTTAATACTCTCCTTAACCACACTGTTTTCCTTGTCTTTCGCTAATAATGGTGAGGCTACTTGGTATGCTTATCCAGGAAAAGTTAGAAGGACCGCAAATGGAAGTGTTTTCAACGAAAATGCTATGACTTGTGCCGCTCATACGAAGTACAAGTTTGGAACAAAGCTAAAAGTAACAAATTTAGCTAATGGAAAACATGTTGTTGTGACTGTAACTGATAGAGGTGAATTCATGAACTACCCTAACGGTCACAAAAATGTAGACCTTACTAAAGGTGCTTTTAGACAAATTTCAGATTTGAGGTCGGGGCGTATTAAGGTTAAAGTGGAAGTCGTTGAGTAGACTTTCGAAAGCACCCCGTAACAGGGGTGTTTTATTTTTTAATTAATTTTTAATAGTAAATAATGAAAAAGTTATTTTTAAGTGCAATTTTTTTATCAATTTGTTTGTATTCTTGTAAAAAAGATGTATCTTTGCAAGACGAAAGCTATGTAACAAAGATTTATACAACATCAAAGTTACCTATAGTTAAAGTGCAAATAAATGGTGTAGATAAATTCTTACTGTTAGACACAGGTGCTTCATTCACTTCCTTACATACTGAAACAATAAAACAGGTAGGAGGTGTTGTAGGAGACCCTGCTTCTATAAGTGCTGAAGGATTTGGTGGTACAGAAGATAGGTTGTTTGATGCTCACAAACTTAAAATTAAAATGGGAGATACCTATTTAAAAACTACAATCTATGCTAAGGATTATACACGAATTAAAGAAATCATCTACCAAGACGACCATGTAGAAATAGACGGAATATTAGGAAACGATATTATTAGTAAAAACAATTTTATATTAAACTTTAAAGACAATACGATAACAAGATGAAAAAGATAACACTCAGACCATATCAACAAGAAATCTTAGATAAGATTGATGCGTATCTGAAAAATGATGACATTGTGATGAAACGAGGGCTGGTTATATCACCTGTGGGTTCAGGGAAATCAATATGTATTTCCTCCACAGCACACATGCTTAAAGGTAAAACCGTAGTAATTCAACCAACCGTCGAATTATTAAATCAAAATCTTGAAAAGCTTAGAGCCATAGGTGGTGACGCAAAAGTATATTCAGCAGGTGCTAAATCCAAAGAATTAGGAGATATTACTTATGCTACTATTGGAAGTATTTACAAGAAAGCAAAAGAATTTAAAAAGCACGGTGTTGTAAATGTGATTGTGGATGAGTGTAATCAATATCCTCCAACGAAAGGGTCAATGTTTCGTCAATTTATAGACATTGTAAACCCTAAAATTATTATAGGTTTTACAGCAACACCTTGTAGACTTTATTCAGGATTAGGAGAGATGAACGACTCTTATTCTGTAATAAACTTTATAACAAATAAAATTTTAAGAGACACTCCGTTTCTTAAAGATGTTATTCACATTGTACAAGTAAAAGATATTGCAGATAAGTTTTGGTCTAAAACAATGTACGAACAACACGACTTTGACGAGGGTAAACTTCGATGGAACTCGACAGGTTCAGAATACACAGAAACAAGTATTCAAGAAGCAATCTCAGCTCAAGGTATTAACAATAATATCTACAAACGAGTTAAGAAACTGAATGCTGAAGGAATAACAAAAACTTTAACATTCTGTGACTCATTGGAAACAGCTTCAAGAATGGCAGAACTTATTCCTAAATCTGCATACTTAGCTGGTAGTACAGACGCAAAAGAAAGAGAAAAAATTATTACAGATTTTAAAAAGGGTAAAATTTGGAATGTTTTTAACTATGGTATTCTAACCTGTCTCTCCACCGATACAGAAGTATTAACGAAAAACGGCTGGAAGACTAAAAAGTATCTAAAACCAAATGATGAGGTTGCTCAATATGATATGGAAACAGGTGTTATAACATTTGAAAAACCTATCCATATCCACCAGCACACTCATACAACAAGCATGGTTCAAGTTGCTAACAACGAACTTACCAATCTGAGAGTTACCAATGACCATGATATGGTAATCCTTAATAAAAAAGGTGTTTATCATAAAACAAAAGCACATAACATTGTAGGTAAAGAAGTAACAATACCAACAGCAGGTGTAGTCATTAAACCAAAACTTGAAAAGATTGATTATGACAAATGTTTAAAACTTGCCATGTTACTTAGAATGAGTTGTAATAATGTATCTTCTTTAAGGTATATTTTACAAGACTTAACAAGAGGTGAATTTTTAGAGGTTGTGAGGGTCTTTTGTAGGGCATATAGGCAACCAAAATCAAAAGTATACTCTAACATCCACTTCAATAAAGATGTGCTTGATTTACTACAAGAAATTGCTGTATGTAATGGTATTACTTCAACGATTGAGCCGTTAGATGAAGGCTACTTTAAAATAACTTTTTATTTAACAAATAAAGTTACTTTATCTAACGAAGATGCTAAACTTCATAAAATAGTAAAAGAAGAAGTTTGGTGTATGACAATGTCGAAAGGGACATTGATTACCCGTCGTAAAGGTAAAATTGCGATTATGGGAAATACAGGATTTGACTATCCTGAACTACAAGCTGTGATAATGGGTAGACCAACAGGGTCTTATGTATTACATTATCAAATATTAGGAAGAGGTGTTAGACAACACCCTGACAAAGACCATGTTTTACTAATCGATTATGGAAATAATGTAAAACGATTTGGTAAACTTGAAGACCTTAGAGTAGAATTTGTACCAGGAAGAGGTTGGCAGATGTTCGCTCAAGGTAAACAATTAACAGGTGTTAGAATAGGTAGTGAAGGCGACGCCATGCCTTACGAACCACAGAAGAAATTCCAAGCCGATATAAGAAAGAAATTCCCTGATACAGGTATAACATTCGACTTTGGAAAATATGCTGGTAAAAAACCATCTGAAGCACCTGAGAGCTACCTGAGATGGGTAGTAGAAAACATATTCCCTCGTGGTCCTTGGGACAGAAATAGAGAAAAACTTCTTACAGAATGCGCCCAAGTTTTAGACTACATTACTAAATTAAAAAAGTCCGCTAAATAAAGCGGACTTTCTTTTTATCTAATCTTCATCATCATAATCACCATCATCTTTTAAAAAGGCTTCGAAATCTTTTGCACTGCTAAACTTAGCAAAACCAAGCGAAGCCGTGTTGTGGAACGCATAAGTACTCATTGAACGGAATGGGTCTTCATGCATGAACACTTGTCTTACAGGAGAATACTTAATAAACCACTGTAAAATCTTTGGTACATCTTTATAAGTTCCTGACTTCACATAATCGGTAGATAAAGACTTAAACAAATCTACAAATGGGTTCATAACCATTGTAGGTGTTTTCATCATCTCTAAGGCTTGAGGACCACCCGTATGTATCTGTGTAGAACCTAATTCTGAAACAGTCCTCAAATAAATATAAAGAGCTGATTGTAACATCCAATTCTGTTTATCCTCATCATCTCTTGCAAATCCTGCAAGAAGCATCATTCCTAACAAACCTGCTACAAGATGAATACTTGTTTCACCTATCTTTTGGTGAGTAAGTTTCCCATTCATTCTACGGAAATGTTCTGTCATGACAGCTCTTTCAGAATCACTCAAATTACTATCGTTAAGTATGTTAAGTTGAGATTTAGTTAACCAATTTTCAGCATCAGCCATATCGGCTACTTTTAACCATTTCTTAAAGTTATTAATAATAACCTTAAAAGCACTTGTTAAACCACCACCTTCGTACTGACCTGTAATATAATTAAAGTGAGTCTGTTTAAAGTCTCTCTGCATTCTATTAAAGAACCAATTACGGTTTACTAAAAATGCTCTACCTAACCAATGTCTACTCGCCATAGATTTCTGTTCTTGGTCAACAGTACCTTCTAAGTTAGTTTGAATAGAAATCAATCTCGTTCCTACATCAGTAAATACATCAGCGTCCTTATCAAGTAAAGTATGAAGTTTATTTTCTTCAACACCAGGATTTTGTTTCGCTAATTCAGCAAGTGCAAGTTTCTTACCTTGTTCACTAACTTCAAGACCACCTTTATCATTTACAATATAGTTATCGTAAAGTCGTGGTAAAGAGTTATACTCGGCTTCTATTTCATCTGTTGACGCACCTTCTCTTCTCTTTAAGTTTTCGTATTGAGCCTTAGACATCCAACGACCTTTATAAAGTTTCGTAGCATTTAAAATAGCCATTGTAAACTCATGTCTGTTCGGTTCTGTAAGGAAATCTGCCATTTTGTATCCCGATTCAGTAAGTAAAGCTCTACCTGTTCTTCCAAAACCTGTAGCACTTAAAGTGTTTTCTATACCATAACCTTGTATTCCAAGGGCTCTCATTGTAAGATATAGCTTATCGGTTCTTTTCACTTTACCTGCTTCCGATAGGTTTTTAGAAGCTGTTGCATAAGAAGATAAAACACCTTTACGCCAATCGGTCATATTAAAGTATTGTCCTGCAATAGCTTCAGACAATGTAAACACTTTACCTGAAGTATGACCTGTAGCACCTACCCAAAATGACCAAGAAGTATTCACTCTACCAATAATATCCGATAGCCACATCACAATTCTTGAAATATCTTTACCAAACAATTCAAGCCTACCTACCTTCTTAATCCCATACCAATGAGAATCTAAGAATGACTGATACATTTTTTTAACTTGTGACTCTTTACCTTTCAAGTTACCTTTAAAGGTCTGACCATCGATTAAAGACCCAATTAACAAAGCATCGTCGAGTGTTTCCTCTTTCACTTTATAATCCGCAGAATGATGCAAGAATTGTAAAGCACTTGAAGCAATATCTTGTGACAAGTCACTCATATCTTCGAGGTTGTAAATACCTCTCTTCGGCATCGTTTTATAGTCTGTACCAAGTGACAAGTTCACACCTTCTTGAATAGCACCCTCATCTTGCTTCTCAACATCTTGTTTAAAGTTTTTAGTAAACCAAGCAGTAACCGCAGCCTTAGGGTCAGAGATAGTTTGTATTTTACTCTCTACTTCATTTTTTCTTATTCTTGGTCTTCTATAAATAGAATACTTACTTCCCAAACCATAGTTTTCATACGCCTGTTTATTCGCCTTCAACGCTTCAACATAAAGGGCAAGTTTACCATTATTGGTGGTTTGAGCAAGATTTTGGAGATAATCCCATCTTTCGGTATCATTCATTTTAAGGTATTGTTCCTTATTGATTTCACTGAAAGTTTCAAAGAATTTGTTATTGATAAACTTATCAGACTTAAACTGTCTACCACCGAACGGACTATCATTGTCGAAGTCTTCGTTTATCTGTTCTTTAAATGTTTTACCATTCCCGTCTGTATATTGAAGACTTGGGTTTACCGTAATATATTGTTCGACAGGATTGTTAAATTTAGAACTACCTATTTTCTTCTCATTTACAGCGTTTCTTAAAAACTCACCAAACGACGCTTGTTTTCCATTGTTGTGATAAGTTTTATTATCCAACAATCTCTTCCAAGAATCATATCCTTTTGGTGTAAAACGAGTATAGAAAGATGGCATGTTTCTCACCATGTACTTCTCAACAAGTTGTTCTATCTGTGCTTGGTCATTCAGTATATTCGTATAGTTTACAGACAATCTACCATTCTCCAAAACATTCTGTTCTTCTAAGAAACGAATAATGTCCTTACCACCTCTCAACTTACCTTCTGTAAGAGCCTTAATAAATGTGCTTTTGATGTTCTGATACTTTGTAGGATTTATAGAGTTTTCAATCATGAAATCTAACTTACTTTTACCTGAAGCTTTTAAATCCTGTTCAAATGCAGAGTTCATTTCATAAGAAGAAAAATCTTCTCTAAACTCACCGTTTGTAGTATCTTCCACCATACCATTAAGTTCTCTTTTCAGAGTTCTAATGTCATTATCAAGTTCACGGATATGTTGTTTATCTATATCTGATAATTCATCACTGTCTATCTCAGCAAAGTTCAACTTATTTCTATAAGCTTTTAAAAGATTAGCTCTCTTAGTCATCAGAGTCTTCAATCTCTCAGCTGTATCTTTAACAACATCATCATCCGTGTTATTAATAATCTCCTCTAATCTTTGTTTATAAGGAGCGTTTGGTTCAGTAGAAAGATTTGAATAGAAAGACTCGGTAAAAGATAAACCACCTGTTGCTTGAACAAAGTCTAACAATGTTTCATTTATCTCCTGATAAACAACAGATTTGTTCGCTTTAGAAGATTTCTCAAACGATGCAAAATCTTTATACCCATATTTTTGAGCAATGATGTCCTCTATTCTCGTAACTTCTTTTAAATAGTTATCGTTAATAGTACGAGTTTCATTTTGAAATCTTGCAACATTAAACAGGTTCATGTTTACCAAATCCACCGCTTGTTTAACAGAAATATCATTTATATCAACACCAGGGGCAAGTTCAATTGTCGGTATCTTGAAAGTTTCTGTGATTTTCTTACCATTATTATCTTCATAAGTATACGTAATATCTCGCATCTTACTTTCATTCACTCTACCATAAACCTCACCTGTCAAATGATTAGTTAAAGAAGCAGCCACGGATTTCTCACTCGATAATTTCTGTAAATCTTGAAGAACAAATTTAGAACTTTTTAAAGCTTCGATATTGATGTTACCATCTTTATCCATAATTTTCTTTAATAAATCATGTCTTCTCGCAGAATTAGACCTTAAGAAATCTAAAGCGTCTTGCCCCATACCTAACGCATTGTATATAGCATTCATCTTGTTATAAACATCTACAGTATAACGAGTGTTTAAGTATTCTTGGTCTATCTTTATTTTCTCATCATTGAATTGTCTTTGTTGAATATCATCTAAATCCGTAAATGTAAAACCATCATTCTCATACTCCTCCATAGTTTTATAAGAGTTTTTATCCTGACCATGTTTTACTTGATTATATGCGTCCAACAATGCACCGTGATACGCAGCTTCTGCTTCAGCGAGATTGATATGAGAGATAAAGTTACCTGAATCTCCACCGTCTGCAGTTCTCTCGATAAGTTGTTTTTGGTCCCCATGAGTTAAATTAAACTTATCCAAAACATCTACAATACCACCTGCTAATTGATTCATTACAGCTCTTGTCTTAATCCCATTGTTAGCAATGATTTTACCAAGCATACCAATCGCATAATGTGCAGAATGTTCAGGATTTCCTAAGAAAGCGTAAAGTTGACTAATATCTTTCTGTTTACCGAATAAAGATTGAGCAATATGATAATAAGCCTCTTCAGGAATATTATATTTTTTAAGCAACTCTTTAACCTGTTGTTCAACATTCGTAGTAGTTACTTTTAAACTTCTTCTTTTATTATCGTTAGCAAGGGCCTCAACCTGTGAAATAATATGGTCAAGGTTTGCTTTCTCTTGACCATCAATATTAAACTCTGAGAAACTATTTTGCAACTCGTGAAGTGTAGGTATCATTTGTGTTTCCATGATACGAATATCCGCAAGCAAATGTTCGTTACGGATACCCTTGTGACCATTAGTTATACGCTTAATATCAGCAGCCGTCTTGTTCACCATACTTTCAGCAATTGTAACAACCGTATGAATTGCAAGTTGTGTCTTGTTATCTTCTAACGCTTGAATAGCTTTTCTAACTTCATATTGATAAGCTTCAACATCTGTAATATTTGCTCGTCTAATCCTTTGCAAACGACCTTGTAAAGCATCCAAAGTATCTTTAAGTGTTACAAGAACAATTTTATTTGCATTGGTAGCGTAGAAAACAGGATTTAATGTATTTCTATTCTTACTTTGAATTTCTTTCAAATTAAGTATGCTCTCCACCCTGTCATTTAATAGTTTATCAGACAAATCATTCTGCCACTGCTCCAAAGCACTCATATTATTTGGCAATAACGCTTTAAGTTTAGCAACAATATTATCTACGAAATTCTTTAAGTTCTCAAAGAAACCAAGTTCAGACGCAGGCTCAGTAAGTAAACGATTTTCATACTGTGTGAGGATACCATTTGCTAACATCTTACCTAGTATCTCTTTCTTAGTTTTCATGTCAAGTTCAGCACCTTCGTAACCCTGTCTTTCATAAATGTCTTTATAAGTATTGTAGTGTTCTGCATATTCTCTACTATTTAAAAACTCATCACTATTGACAAGTGTGTCTATCTCCTGCTCAAGCATACCTTCCACAACAAAGTGAGAAACCTCTTCTGCTAAGTCATCAAGAGTAGCACCCTCACTCAGAGCAATAATACCGTTTGCAACATCAGCAAGAGCGATAGCATCCATTTCTTGACCGTGAATTTCTGCGTATCGTTTGTTATAGTTTTCAATACTCATTAAGGTTATTCCTGATTGATTTATTATCTCAAATAACCTTGTAGCTAATTCTTTATTAGAATCTACATTCAAGTTAGCAAATCCGTTAAGAACTTTATCATACTCTCCATCTCTCATCATAATTTCTACAAGAGTGTCCGCTGCCTCTTTCTCAGAAGTTTTCTCTACATAGCCCTCGTAGTCATTTGTAACATCTTCAAGTGTGATAAATTCTCCTTTACTATTCTTAACACCTGTGTTATAATTATTCTCTGTAACATGAATCGTACCGTTAACATAATCGTGAGAATAATCAATCCCTTGAGCTTCTACCTGATTTCTAAAGATTGAAGCATTTACTAATTGGTCAGTTTCGGTTTTACCCTCGACTTGTAAATATAAATTACCTTTTTGGTCTACAAGAGTTTCACCTGTAAGTAATCCGTCTTTAATACCTCCATTGATAAGTCCCTCTCTTGTATTAGGATTTATACTTGTAGTTACATGACCTATTGGCGATAAATGGTTACCTTTCTTAAAACCAAATGACAACATTCCTTCAGAGTCACTATCAACAAGTGCATTTTTATAGTCTTCGTGAATGCTCCCGTTAGTCGATTGAAAAAATAGTTTCGGCTCATTTGTCCCTTCATAAGTTTCAAAACCTTTATTCTCCACACCTCTTGCATAAGAATTTGCAAACGGAACAAATGCTTGTTCTAAATTCTCATAAACAGCTACTTTACCTGAAACGTCATCCCATAACCTTGAACGATTTCCATCTTTATCTAAAACCCTTGCTTGTGCAAGTTTTGCACTATTATCAAGAGTAACATTATCCTGCACTCCCGCAGGGAATTGTACTTTACAGCTCATTTGTTAATCTTCCTTTTCTGTGTATTGTTAATCCTTTTCTTAAATTGTTTCTATCTAATTCGTTTACTGAACAGTTATCCATAGATTTAACCCTATAAACATAAGAACTATCTCTTTCCACACCTTTAAACTCAGCTAAGAAATAATCTCTTTGTTGAGTATCTGTGTAAAAAACAGTACCTACTTCCATAGGAGTTCTTAAATAAATATAAAATTTATACCCATCTTTAACAGGGTCTTTAACTATTTCACTGTGTCTAACCTTTGCTCCTGTAAATAACATATCTACAAATAACGGAGCATATTGTGTGTCGAAATCTTCAAACTTACCAATCTTCGGCTTCTCACGAAGTTCACAACATTCGTCGCATCCATCGGTAGAATAAATGTATTCTACACACTCCTTATCATTTATATTTGGCATTACGTTTCTATTTTCAGCCCACAAATATATAAATAAAAAATGACACCTTGAAAATAATAAGGTGTCATTTAACAAATTAATTTGAAAATTATTTACAATTTTTCTTAGCGTCCTTGTTAGAAGTCGTAGTTTTCTTAGACTTTGTAGTATCCTTCTTAGTCTCCATTTTCTTAGTAGAAATTTTCTCAGAAGAACCCGTTTCAGGGAATAAAGTCTCAGGGAATAACTCATCAACGATGACGGTTTCAGTGGGAGTTACCTCATTGTTAACATTTGTAGTATTGTCAACATTTGAAACACCTGCTTCACTGTCAATTAGACCATCTATAATATCTGCTAAAGATTTACCTTTAACATCAAAAGGCTCTAAATAAGTCTTTCGATAATGTTCTATCATAGTCTTATTTCTCGGAGTGTCTTCCCCAAGTTTGTAGAATATGTAGTTAATAATATCCATATCATGAATCTTATCTTTAACCCTTGTATCAGCAAGTAAACGAGCAAATCCAAACTTTTTACCTAAATCTCTCACCCACTTCTTCTGAGCAATATTACTTTGAAGACTTAAAAGAGCAGATATAGAAAAATCGTCAACAGATTTTGGTTCTTCTTCAGGCTTTCTTTCTTCCTTTTTAGAGGTTTTCTTCTGTTTCTCAACAGTCTTCGTTACTTCAACCTTTACAGCACCACTATCCATAACATTCTCCAAATCCATTGAAAACTTAGGTGCAAAGAACAAATTCTCATCTGCTAAGTTAAGGTTAAGTTCTGTACCCTTTTTCAACTCTTCAAAATTCAAGATGCTCATTGTAGAATTACCCATAAACTCAACAGGAACTGATAAATCATTCAGAATACCATCAATGTATTCTTGTCTACCAACATTGTCTTTTGTTGCAAATAAATGTTTATACTTAGCATCTTTGATAGTATCATAACCCTGCTCCGTCAAAATATCATTTACCATTTTAGCACGAGCAGTCAAGTTTACCTTCTTGTTAGAAGCAATTTTAACCAAAGTTTCAGCCAAAGTAGTTTCTGTAGAAGGTGTAATTGTAACAGGGTAAGCCACATTTCTACCATTGTATTCCAACATCACATATGACACAACCCCGTTCTTTGTAGATTTAGCAACACCATCCACAAACCTGAATGAATCTCTTGTCAAAGATAAATCTTTAACACTTTTGTTCAAAACAACAGGTTCGTATTTAGAAGAATCATTTTCAGCCTTACGAGCATCAAAGATACCAAACCCTAAAACTTTTACATTCTTAGCAGTTTTTGAAGGAATACTGAAACGATGATTTGTCACATTACCCCCTTCATCTCTTGTGAGTTGAACATTCGGGTGACCATTCTCAACACGATTCACCACTACAAAAAACCCTGTGTCAATCAAATTAGGGTTACCATTGAATATTCTATTAGTCTCACCATTTCTAACACGAGTCACAGCTTCATTACGAAGTTTTATTAGATTTTCATATTGCCCTGTTGAACCGTGTCCTGCTTTTACAACTCCTACTATCCTACCTTTAGAATCTCCAAGTAATAAAACATCTTCCTTTACACTTGTCTCCTCTTTAGTTCGTCTTTTGTTATAAATTGCATTAGTTGGGTAAATCACAAAAACTTCATCTCCTGCTTTCAACTCTTTCACAGCCTGTTGGTCTATTTTGTAATTTTCTCCATCTTTTACTTCAACTTCAATATCAGAAGATACAGGGTGATAGTTACCGACTTCATCTATTTCATAAAGCGGTGAGTAATTAGAAAACTTATTACTTTGTAAAAGAGTCAAATCTAAACCTGTCTCATTTTTAAGATTTTCCAAAACATTCCTATCTTCCGCTTCAAGGAGAATATTACCATGCTTGTTATATTTAAAATTATAACTACCACCCATTGTAACAACCGTGTAAATAACATTGTCGTCAGGTTTAATAGCATCCACTGTTTTCAAGTCAGTTTTTACCCCTTTCTTCGTAACTGTGATTTTATCATACACAAGTCGGTTAAGAAAACCTTTCAAACTAAGATTTGAAATGTTAATAAAAGTATTGTCGTCTTCATCTCTTTCAATCGTCATAAAAGCATTTGAATAGTTTTGAGCGTGAGCCGCAGACCTACCACCACTCCCTTCTTCATCTGCAAAAGGTTTACCTTCACTATCTGATATAGTTTCAGGTGTATAGTCCGTTGAAGGTCGATTGTCAAGTTCAGACTGCATACTCAGTTGATTCAACAAATCAAGGTCTTCTTTCAAAGTAGAACCTTCTTCTGTATTATAAGCAGCATCAATAACAGACAGTCTTTGTTCCAAATCCTCTAACTGCTGTTGTTCTTCTTCTGTAAGTGTTTCCTTATTACTTAACTCTTTATAATTAGCAATATCTTGCTGAAGTTTTGTTTTCGGTTTTGCATTTTCATCTTGAGAATTTTGCTCTTCTTCAGAAGCGTCTTTCAATGTATCTAAAACATCATCTTCTGAAACATCTGTTTGTTTAGAAACTTCTGCTAACTTTTGAGCAACTCTTCTACTCACCTCTTCAAACAAACTTTCACCTTCTACAGATACAGGTTCATTCAAACTCTGTTTATTTGTTTCTTCTTCAATGAAACTATCCAAAGAAACAACTCCGTTTTTCTCAGACTTAAGCGTTTTATTGATAAATGTATCAAAGAAGTCTTTATCTTGCTCTTTTAAACCTTCATAAATCTTTCTCTCACGCAAAGTAAGTCTTTCCTTATTTGTTAATTTAGAAACAATGCTATCAACAACCCTTTGCATTTCAGGTTTAATGTTATAAACATATTCCCCTGTACCTTCACCTGTTTCCTCATTAACAACCTCTTCTTTAACAAAAACTGAATCTTTAGCATAAATTTCTAATTCTTCATCCGTAACAGTTTCAAGAGGGTCTCTTTCATATAAAGCATTCAAGAAGTTATAATTTTGTTGTTCTACTTGAGCCTGCTTGTTAAAACGAGTTCTATATTGAAGTCTAACAAGAGCCTTTGTAACAGCTATCATTTCTGCGTTTGCTCTCGCTTTCTTCTTAGCTTTTTCTGTAGGTAAAGAGTTTATTACATCTTCCACCAAATCTTCTACAAATTGGTCTTCCTCACTCTTAACCTCATTTCTGTTCTCGTCCGTATAAGCCTGTTTACCGCGGTCTTGTCTATCACTTCGGTCTTTAGTTTCCTTACCAAAGAAGTCTGCAATTTTTTGAACAATCTTAGGAACCACTCCTTTTGTATCAGATGCCTTTTCAATATCATCAAAGAAACGCTCCATAGAATCCACCGCATTTATAGAATTTGTATAAGCTTCAAGAGTATTTAAAAAGTCTTTACCTACTTCCTCATAACCTTCTGTATTTCTAAGACCTTCTGCAATATCACCAAGATTGTTAACATCTTCATAAAGTTTTGCAATTTCTGTAAAACTTAAATCCGCTCTAAGACCTCTATTTCCTTCGCCTTGACTTTCAGAATTGTTGTCCACTTCTACCGCATTTTTAACAGCAACTGTACGATTGTATTCTGCTTCCAACTGTTTCTCTTCTGCTTCAAGAGCAAGTAGGTCTTGTTGCAATGTGTTATATTGGTCCTGCAAGTCACGAATCTCTGCGTTCTCCTCAACACCTTTTTTAGTGTTCTTTACATCACCTTTCTTAACAATTTCTTTTATTCGACTTTCCTGTAAAACTTTTATTTCACTCTCAATCGCAGACCTTTTTTCTCGCAAACTGACAATCCTCTCACCTAATTTATCATAACCCTTTATGACATTTTCTAAAACATTCTGAAACTCTTGACCTCTTACAATGTTTAAACTGTTAGAGATTCTATCACCAAAGGTTTTCTTAGATTCAAGAGCAGTATCATACAAGTATCTCTGTCTTGCAAGAACATCAATCAACGAACTGTTCTCATCTTGATTTAAAAGCTGAGCGTAATCAGCTGCGTATTTTACAGCTTTGTCCATACGAGTTTGACGCTTTACAAAGTTTTCCTTATAAGAGTCTTTCAAAGCTTGAACTTCAGCGTCTGTATTTAAACCATGTTCTATCCTTAAAGCGTTATTATCCAAAGCATCAACTCTAGCGTTAAATAAGTTTTGAACAGATTTATCAAGAGCCGAGTTACCCCCAAATACTTTGTCAGACAACATCATCATTTGGTCAAAACTCGCAGAACTATCAAGTAAATCTGCCATAAACATGTCTCCTTTATCTCGGAACTCATTAGCTTTATCAACTTGAGCATTAAAAGCAGACAATCTTTTAATCCTTTCCACATAAGAGTTAGCAACGGCTCCGAAGTTATCAGAAGTCATACCTCGCTCTATATCATTTTTAAGAACACTTTGCATTTCTGCTAACGCAGTTGCTCTATTTCTACGAGCCTCTGAGTAAGAAGTGTTAGCAATTTCAGATATAGCACCTTTAAAATCACCTGAACCAGCCCTCATAATACCACCTCCTACAAGACCAAGTAATGCACCCATGTACATTTCGTGACGACCTTCAGGTGTAGAAAATTGTTGTTCAGTAGCATCTTTAAAGTTTTCTAAATCAAAAAAACCTGCAAAATTCCCTTCAATCTCATTAGTTGTTTTATAAAGGTTATCCACATCATACATGTTATGAAGAGCAGACCACGCCATGTTTTCAGCAATACCTGCACCTCCCTCTTCAAGAGCTTCGGCTCCCATTTTAACACCTTTATCTACAACATGCTCCAATACTTTACCTTTCCAACCTCTTGAATACGCCTGAGTAGCATCCAACGTTAAAAACCTATCTAACGCCTCTTGACCACCTTTTTCAAAACCTTCCTTAATAAATTTAGAAGATGTCTTGTTCATACCTGTCCCAAGACCAAATTTATTAACAATTTGATTTATACCAAGTTTATTTCCAACCTTACTAAGACCTTTACTAATACCGAGTATTTTACCAAACTGTACTAAATCTGACGCAGCGGAAATAGCAGAAGTTGTTGCAAAAACACCATTTCCTAATTTTGTAACATCGTTTACATACTCTTTAAACGCTTCTTGGTCAACAGTTCCGTTTTTAGTAATTGATTTATTTATGTAATCGTCAATAGCATCGTTTCGAAACTGTAAGGCAGTTGTAGCACCTTCCGTTGCACCTGATATAACAAGTGTTTTGAGAACATCCTTTGAAGCACCTGCCAACATTGAAGCCGTCGCATTGTTACTAACCGCCCCTAATCTTGTACCTAAAGAGGCAAGTAAGCTCGGGTTAGCACCAGCAGTAGTACCTCTCAAAGCAACACTAAATCTCGAACCAATACCCCCTGTCAAATAATGTGTCAGAGCGATTCCGCCTATATAACCAACCCCTTGTAAGAAATCATCTGCCCAAAAGTTAACAGTCGCCATCTTACCTAAGAAACTTCGTTGTTTCTCCTCATTTGTTCGATAGTTGGCTAAAGCACTTCTAACCTCCATATCCCAATCTCCTAACGCTTGTTGCAAAGAGTTATCATACATTTTAGACAAGTCCCAGTTTGCAAGAGAAGAACCAAGTCCATAAACAGCACCAACAGTACCTCTCGCTACAGTAGTAGCAACAGTATTCTGCATTTTTATTATACCGTTTAAGGTTTTCTCAAAAGCACCCTGTTGTCTTGCTAATCTATCTTCGTCTGTAGAAGGGTCGTAGAAATTTTTAAACTTTTTAACACCTTTACCATCAGAATTAAAGTCATATAAATCTTCAAATCTTTGAGATTTACCTTCAAGTGTCATCTTCCCATAATCGGAACCAATGGCTCCGAAACCAGTTTGAGATGCAAAACCGCTTGTATTAAAAGCAACATTACTTGTTAAACGGTCGGTTTTAAGGTCTCTCATGAAACCATCTATATCCCAACCATCTCCTTTTTTACCATTCCCCCCAACATTCGTATTCAAAGAAGGAATGTCAAACTTAGGTGGGTCGTATATTGTAGGTGTACTCAACGGAACATATTGAGGTACAGGTAAATCCAATGGTGTAGGAGCTTTATACTCCTGTAAACTCATATTAGGATTAAAATTATTTATATTCGGTGTCATTTTTCACTTATTTTCGAGCTACAAATTTAATGAAAAAAAGTTGCAACCTAAAAATAATAAGTTGCAACTTTACTTTATCTACACTCATAGACTTCATCTATGAATTGTTTACTAACATTCTCTTCGTTTTTAATAGTTTGTTCAAGTTTAGGTTGTATCACCATTTCCTTAACAAAATTCTCATCAAGATGTCTAAATTCAGAAATAAGTTGTCCATCGGTCATGTTTTCAAAGTCTGTAACATTTTGATATAAAGAAGTGTTTTTAATATTGTAATAAACTCGGTCACCTCTTGTTAAGAAACTTTCTGTAGCACCTTCAACTCTTATCAAACTACCCATCTGTTCATAATCGTAGTCTTCCATACTATTAACATTCTCCATGTTTTCCTTAACATAAGAAAGTTCCTCTCTGAATTTACCTGTTAAAGTATTTGAACCTACATCTTTTGTAAACATCTTTTGAAGAGTTTTAAATATCTTGTTATCTGTTACAAGGTTTTTAAGAATACTTAAAGTACTTTTGTTTTCCAAAGAAACCCCATCTTTAACTATTTTTACCCATTTAGCAACTTTGTCGTATTCCGCACCATATTGTTCAGGATTAAGTTTCATACGAAGTTTCATTTTTTGAACAGCTGCTGGAAAGTTATTAACCAAATCTTGTATAACAGCTTCTGTACCAATTAACTCTTTAAGTCTTAAGAAGTTGTCAATGTCTGTCTGAGTGTAACCTGTTTTAACATGTTCACCCATTTTGGCACTCATAAGGTTTTGATAGAAAGTCATAAGATAAGCATCATCTCCAAGTTTCTTAATAGTAGATTGTGAAAGAAACGGTTTAAATCTATCTCGTAACCAATTCTCAATTTGAGACTCTTTTGTGAAATCAGGCATATCTTTAAAGAGTTTCACATCTCTATCAAAGTAAGCATCGACCGCTCGTTTAACAGCTTGTTGGTAAGTAATGTTTTTATCAACCTTTGTGAAGTAATCTCCTTGTAAACGAACATAACCTCTTTGAAAAGCAGTAGTGTCTGCAACAGAATTATCAAACTTAACAACATTTCTACCTTGAAACAAACTTGAATTATCAACCACAAAATCATTCGACAAGTTAAAGAAATCACTATAAGCGTCCGCAAAGTTTTCTATATCAGAATCAGTTAACGACCCATCTCTTATCTCTGACGCAAATTGCCTTAAACTTTGTAAAAATTCAACAGTTTCTTCAATTTCAACTTCATTTGCTCGTTTTTTCAAATCTGTCAAATCAATATTGAAATCAATAGCTTGTTCAGATATTCTGTCCAAGAAATAATGAACATTAGATGTATCACTTAAAAGAACATCGTAACTAAAAGATAATAAAGAATCTATGTCTAACAACCAATTATCCACATTTCCTTCATCAAGGATAAGGGTTTCCTTAATCTCGTTTGCAACATCTCTTTCCAACTTATCAACAACTTCTCCATCTTCCATAATTTTAATATCTATCTTACGACCTCTTAACAACTTCTCTTTAATGTAGTTGTTAATAGTTTCATCGGCTCGAATAGCGTCTGAAACATTTGATGGAAGACTGTCTAAAAAGTTTTCGTATTGGCTACCATTATCTATCTGTCTACCCGAGCGAACAGCATCTTTAATAAATTCATCAACACTCATAGTTTTCTGAAAACCCAATTCATCAAATTCATCAAGTAAAGAAAAAGATACTTCCGAATCAAATGAAGAGGTTTCCACCTTATCAATATGTCTAACGATTTGTTCTAAATTTGCAGGAGGGTTATCTAAGAAATTCGCAATCTCACTCTCTGTGAAAATTCCTGAATCTCTTAATTGTTTTTCATCTATTTTGAAATCCCCGTTAACATCTAAAAAGGCGTCTTTATAAGCTAAAACTCCATCACTTGTGTTAGATAATTTAGAGATAGATATTTGTTGCCCTATAGAAAAAGTATATGGTTTATTTCGTTCGTAGGCAATAACCTCCGATAGTAAAGGTTCACCGTTTACGTCTGTGAGAATCTGATTAGCATCGGCATAAGCTTTAAATTCAGCACTTTGAGCGACACCCACATAGTTAGCAGCCTCGTCAGCATACTGTTTACTTTCTTGTTCATTTAAATTTTGTTTTTTACCAATATAAATATCCAAACCTTTCTCTTTAACCAGGTCCTTAACAGTCATTCCATCTATATCAGACTTAATCCCTAACCATTTCTGTATAGATTTAAACTGTTTCCTAACCCAATTAGCAAGACCTGCTCTTGAATTTTTAGTTAAATCTTTAAATATGAGTCCATCCTGACCCATTAAAGTTTTTAAAATACCCTCCGTTGTTTTAAAAGATTCGAAATTCTCAGCATTTTGTATTTTATACAAAGGACTATTTAAATCCAATAAAGACTTTTCTACCTGGGCTAAACCTTGTTCAAAAGTTACAGGTTCATGATTTTTTAATTTTTCATAAAACAATTCAGATAATTCTGAAATCTTTGTATCAGGTGTAAATTCATCTTCATTAATAAACATATTTCCATCTCGAAGAATAAACTTTTCAGAATTTTCAAATTCAGAATTAGGTAAAAATGAAACATCTTTCATCAAACCGTTATTCTGCAATTCAGAAACTAATTTGTAAGCACCCTCGTTAGAAATACCAAAAGCTTTATTTTCAACATCTTTAATGTTTACATAATCTTCCCCTGATAAATATTTATAACCCTCTTCAAAAAGTATGGAGGGTTGTCCATTGGGAGCGTTAACTCCCAATATTTCACCTCTGTTATTTGTTATTATTTGACAACTACTCATATCTTTTTAATTATAGGTTGAATATACTTGTAAATGTTTGACTTAAAGGACCTGTTCCTTTATTCGCCAATTCTCGGGTTATTATATCATTAACATAAACGGTTAGAGCTGACGAAGATGAAGTTTTTATCAATCTTGCAACCTTTTCATAATCATCTATGTTAGGATATATCATCTTACTAACAGTATTTCCTCGACTATCCACTATACTAATAGCACCGTTGTTACCCATAACAGGTGACACTTTTAATTTGTAATTCCCACTTGCAATTTTAGAAGCTAAATTCTGAACTCCATTTACAAAACCTTGTTGTCTCTCTGCAATAGCTTGTTTTTGCTCATCAGGTGTAAGTGTTGGATTTTTCAGAATGTCGATGTATAAAGGCTGTGAATTTTCATAAGTAAATCTTGAAGCTAAAGCATTAACCATTCCGTTCTTCGTAAGACCTGCGATAGCCACAGATTGTTCTTGAGGACCCAAACCTAAACCTGATATAGAGTTAGAAAGTTGGAACTCTCTTTCAGGAGAAGATGTGGAAGAGAAGAAACGAATAGGTCCCGATTCTATACCTCCCGACCTTGTAATAATTTTCTGTTGAAAAGCAGCACCAACTAAATTCCTTTTTACATTTCTTTCAAACCATGGTACATTTCTATACAATTCATCTTTATTTACATTAGGTATATCTACTGTGTACACACTATTCCCTTCATCTCGACTTCCTTTCTTTTTAACAGAAACTTTTGCACTTATTTCACCTGTCAGAGAATTAACCACATATCTAACAGCCGTTATGTTACTTGGGTCTACAGAATCAGAAAGAGGTTTATCACCATTTCTCAAACTCAACACAAATGTCTTTTCACTATTTGTAGGATTTGAGAAAGTTACAGTTCTATTATTTGCAAGGTTTTTCAACACATCTCTGTAAAGAGCACTTTCCACTTTCTTATCTTCAGAACTTATTTTATTATCACTAAATATAAGGTTATGAGTATCACCAGCTTTCTCATCGATAAAGTTTTTAAATCTCCCTGTGGAATTATTTCTTAAATATCTGGCTGTTTCAGCATCAACTTCTTTTAGCTTGTTTCCATTTTTATCAAGTATCCCTTTTCGTATAAGATAATCCCTAACAGGTACATCTTCCCCTTTCACAGTTATAAGGTAAGGATTACTTGATGTATATGATACCATTTTAAAGAAAGGTTCTCCAAAAACATGTCTACTTTCTTTTTCGAACACAGGTGATTTTTTCTGAGCTTCTTCTCTAATACTCTTCATGGTTTTAATAGCTTCTTTTTGAGTATCTATATCACCCCAAGATGTAGCAACATTACCATGTCTGTCATAAATATCGGTTATTCCGTACATATCACCCATTTGATTCCAAACTTTCTGCCAAAGCTTTTTATCATACTTGTCGAACCTACCTCCAAGAAAAGCATAGTGAGCTTTCAAAGCCGCAGATGCAGCATGGTCTTCGGGAGAAGGAAATTTATCACCCATAAAATAATCAAAAGCAACATTCATCTTAGAATCATAATCCTTTTCAACTTTATCAATTTCATCATGATACTGCCACTTAAATGACTTACTACCATCATCATATTCAGTCACATCGTCTGTCACAACAGGTTCGCTACCACCATCACTTCCACCACTCCCGTCTTTACCACCTGAACTTGAACTACCACTTCTACCCAATAAACCATTTGCTCTTTTATATTCATGTTCCTCTTTCTCTAATTCAAACTTTTGAAGGTCAAGATTATGTTTTGCATAGTCAAGTTCCAAGCGTTTAATACCCATTTCCTTCTCGTGTTCTTTAAAAGCCCACTCCGTATTCTTCTCGTGAATTTTAGAATATTCGCCTGTTGAATACATTCCTTTACCTTTCACAACAGGATAAATTTGAGCTGTTGCTCGAGACAAGTATTCATCAACACCCATCGCCATCGCACCCTGTTCAAAGTTTTGAGCCAACATTTGCATTCTTTGAGGTAACGAGGATAACTCAGTTTCTATATTTGAAAGGTTGTTTTGGATAAGTGTTCTTTGTTCGTTTGTTATATCTTTGGCTGCTAAAGCACTTGTTAAAGAAGTCTTTTGGTCGTTTAATCTTTTTGTTAAAGTATTTTGGTAGTTACCTAATTGTTGTTGATAGAACGCTTGAGATTCGGGTGTTTTTCCCCCACCCATTTTAGCCCAAGTAGTAATCTTTAACTGTTCCTGCATATCAGGTGTTAAATGAGCACTTACAAGGTTCATCACCTCCTCAGGTGTCATACTATTCATGTCCTTTTTTATCATGGTTACCCCATCAGGACCAACAGTTTCTATCATACCATCACCCCTACCTTTCAATTGGTCAAGGATTTCATCTACTTTCTTATTTACATCTACAAACGGTCTATAAACCAGCGAACCATAATCCGAAAGTTTACTTCCTACTTTCCCATCATTTAAATAATCACTTACGAA